ACCCTTTACTACTCACAAGATTATAATTTTCAATAAATCACTTTATTGAAAAACTTATAAAAGAACGATCTGGTTTGCCGATACTGAACGAATGCCCTACCGATAAGTAAGGATGAGTATGACTTGATCAGGCTAAAATATTTTCACATTCATTGCTAGCGATCCGGTTAATCATTCGTCTATAAAATAAACGAATGCTCAAATTACCATTTAAAGGAAATCCTTTAAATAGGTTTAACAGTTATTATCTATTCGCGGATAAATAACATCGCGAGAATTGTATAGCATAAATTGATTTTTATCTCATCCATCATGTTACTCCATAACACTTTCATCTATCATGTCTACCAATACTTCCTCATCTAGTTCTCCGGGTTCTCTTCCAACGTTTAAAGTTTCTCTAATTGGACCAGCACGTGTAGGAAAAACTACTTTTATAAAAAGATGGAGAACCGGAGAATTTGAAACGAAATATTTACCCACCATCGGTGTAGAGGTATTTCCGCTTACATTCAACACTGATAAGGGTAGGATTCGCTTGAATGTATGGGACTGCGCGGGAGATCCCAAACGGGCGGGATTGGAAGATGGATATTGGCTTCAATCTCACGCGGCTTTTCTGATGTTTGATCTCGCACATTCCGAATCTTTTGAGGTGATGAAGCAAAGATTAGAGGACGTTAATCGGCTGTTAGGGCACACTAATCCAGCGATTGTGGTATGTGGAAACAAGGCAGATTGTGGTCAAAGAGAAGTTAATCAGAGTTCGATTCTGAGCTGGATGAAAGGGAAAGACTTGACTTACTATGACATAAGCGCGAAAAACCATTATAATTTTGAGACTCCCTGGCTGTATCTACTCCGTAAACTAACAGGGGATTCGGCATTAATATTTGTCGCTGAAGAGCCAGTCTTGCCACCAGAATGTTCGTACGACTCCGAAAATGCCGAGTAAATTTCCATCAATTATAAAAGATTAAAATTCGTTTCCTCTTCGCCGAAGAAGAAATGTTTTCTTTAGTCAGGTCGGTATGATCTCTACAAAATGGTGTCCAATATTCTTGCGCAAACAAGATAAGGATCGCAGTTAGCAGCAGGGCGTCTATCCTCAAGATAACCCTTTTGCTCTAAATAGACCTGACGTGGAATACGAACAGATGCGCCTCGATCGGCCACACCCCATGAGAATTTATCAATAGGTGCAGTCTCATGTGCTCCTGTAAGCCGTCGTTCATTCCCGTGTCCGTATACCTTCATATGATCAGCATGATTCGCTTCTAACTTTTTCACTGCGTCTAGAATAGCTAAATAACCTCCCTCCGCTCTCATTTGTTTAGTGGAAACATTTGTATGTGCTCCTGATCCATTCCAGTCTCCATTCATTGGTTTAGGATTAAATGAAATCCCGACTCCAAAATCTTCTGCTACTCTCTGAAGAATATATCTCGCCATCCACACGTCATCAATTTCATGCCCAGCACAAATTCCTACTTGATATTCCCATTGACCCGGCATAACCTCCGCATTGATTCCACTAATCTTTATCCCTGCATATAGGCACGCACGCAAATGTGCTTCTGCGACCCTTCTTCCAATAGCATTTTCCGCTCCTACACTACAATAATATGGTCCCTGTGGAGCCGGGGTTTCATGTCCCCATGCCAATGGACCCCTGAGATGTCCTCCATGAAGCAAAACATATTCCTGTTCAATTCCAAACCACGGCTCACTATCCTTTACTCTTTTTAATGTATTCATAAATGCCCTGCGAGTATTCGACACGTGCGGTGTTTCTTTTTCATCCGGATAATAGGTTTCACATAAAACTAAATTACTATCTCCCCATCTAAAAGGGTCTGAATATGATTTTACAGGCTTCAATAATACTTCCGAGTCCTTACCGGTTGCTTGCCCTGTACTCGAACCATCAAATGACCAATCAGGAGGGATTCCGATACCAGACTTAACACATCTTCCTTTAGAACGCAATTTTCCTGCTCCATCAATCCAGACATATTCCACCATCAAATATTCATCTGATACTGACAATGAATCATACTTTTTACTTACCTCTGCACTTAATGATACTGGATGTGCCATGATTGATTACACAACTCTATTTATTAGTTCAAATTCACTTTTGTGTGTTCTCGTGCATAGGCCCCTCGCGCGCCCTACGATCCCAGCCCGTTTAATATTAGCTAATATAATGAGGTCGTCCATGATGTGATGGAACGCTCATAAGGAATTATCCGTGGTGTGCGGCGGAACGCATATACTAAAACCTGCTCCAATAACTAGTTAAAGTAAAATTAGAGGAAAATACTCCATGATGGCGTTTAACGAGAGCTCGCAATACGCCACTATAGATTTCACGGAAGACCTTGCTGATGAGACTGAAATTCAGCCGGCAAAATTTCATGGTATATCAGTGGCCCAAATGGGAAACACAAGAAAAAATCCGATGAACGAACTAGTAAAGCTTGCGATGGATCCTCAAATACCTCTAAGTGATAGAATGGTTGCTGTTCGCTACATGGATAAAATTCCACATATTAATAAATTTAAACATTGTTTCGAAGCAGTAAAATTAATTATAGAATGCGATGAGCTACCCATAGGTGAAAGATACTTTTTCTTTTCCAATAGTTTAAAGAGATTGAAATTAAGCGATCAACTCGTAAAAGCTTCGCATGAGTTCTTTTTTACACAAGGAATTAATAAATCACATTGGCCACTCATCTTGAAGCTACTTTCTGCCGGATCAATTTACATGTCTGAACTGCACCATACTCATACCTGGAAATCTGCCCGCCAGTTTATCCAGCAGTTAGCATGCGATGAAAACGAGACTGTTCGCATTCGCGGAGAAGCAGCCGATGTTTTAGCCAGAAATGTAACAGATGAAGATGGATTGATCGGACGGTCTGTAATAGCGGAGCTCGGAGAATTATATGCAAAGAATAAACTCACTACTATATATACCAGCGCACAGAATGCCCACGATGAAACAATTACGGAGTCTGTCATGGGAGCTATTAGAACACTTTTACGTGAACGCAATAAACGACTTGATACTTCACAGGAAGAATCTAAGGATGGTAAGAATGAACTTACGGGCTTTACTGAATCAGCACAATCCAAATCCGCTACAGAGCAGAATACAGGTCATATAATGGAGCGGATCATTACGCTAACGGAGAATAAACCCGAATCATGGAAACAGAAGATTATGGAAGCTATAAACTTTATTATTATTCATCCGGCAAAATATGAAGGAGTAACCCCGTCTGATATTCTCTGTTTGGTTTGGAACAAGATAAGGGTGCAATCAGATGATATAAGAAAGGAATTAGAACAACGTCTACTACAAGAGCTGTTTGATATGATTGATACCGACGGGGCATGTGCGACCGGACTAGTAACGAGATTAATTAACGTTATGACGGGATATATTCATGAGGAAGGATTACAGATACAGATGAATGTTAAGGATCAGCTTCGTTCCAATGTCTTTGGACGTCTTCAGGCTAATCTCCGTCATTTATCCAGGAGGGATCAGGATGCAATTCTCTCAGAATTAGCCGACGATAAAAGCTCAAAAGATGCTGCAAAAGAATTTGTCGAAAGTTATAGTGTAAAAGATGAGCTCGAAGATGAATTTGTAAAATCCAATCTCATGAACCGGGAGGATTTTGAACGTATTTACGGTAGATGTATAGCCGATTTCCTAGGTCTAGTGCTCTAATTGCGTATTCTGGTTGCTCGTTCCACCACGCCACGGGAGCCCTCGTCATACTGGATAATTTTGAGGTTATCTGAACTTCAAACATAACTGTATATTAAACAGGCCGGGGTCATAGGGCGCGTGAGGGCCCTATACGAAACGATTTTAGTTTCCAGGATAATTTATCCTGGAAATTTAAATGTCTGAATCATATATCCCAAACCCTTTACTTTTGATTACAAGACAAGTGGAACGGTTCGCTGCCAAATTAACCGATGATAAGGACCAACAAAAGGAAATATTAGATTTATGGAATGATACAGTCAGTAAAAATAAAGATAACTCCAATACACCAAACCAAGAGAAGAAAATTGATCCACCGATGACTAATAAATTAATTAAACCCAAGACCAAGAATTTAATCGAAAAAGCCGGAATTATTGCAGTCAAGACTCTGTCTGGTTATATGGTAGATCCGACAACTAAACTTGTGTTTGATGAAAATAGGCTAGTTATTGGAAAAGAAATAAAGGGAAGGATCGAGCGTCTCACTGCTGACGATATATCCTTTTGTGAGAAGCAAATGATAAAGATACAGTAAAGCGTACAGATCAAATAGAATGTTTATAAAATTATAGACATTCTTATACAGGTCTTCTAATAAGCATACATGTCTAAAGATTGTAGGAAGGGATATAAGTGTCCTTCTGGAAAGATTTGTAATCCAGGTAGCGGAAGATGTGTAAATATGGGTGGTACAATAGGTAAGAAATTAGTGAACAATCAACCTGTTCTGGTGGTTACGCAAAAGATAGGTGACAAGCAATGCAAAACTCCGTGTTCGGCTGACAAGATATGTAATCCGAAAACTGGCCGATGTGTATCTCGTACGGGATCAATTGGAAAGAACCTAATACCAGGGAATAATAAACAATCATCGCATGAGAAGGTCGAAGAAAAGAGTGGAAAACGTGATTTGTGCAGTGATCAAAAATGCCCCTCTGATAAGGTTTGTAATCCTAAAACTGGAAAATGCGTATTGAGACACGGTAAAGTAGGACGTGAAATCACTAAAAATCTAAAACAGAAACCAGAGAATAGTTCTAGGGTGATCAATCACGTTGACTATATTACTGGTCCAATTAGCCTTTCACATGTGTATAGTGGAAAATATCGCAAGAACATCTACTTATTTGGAGACATGCATAAGATGGTCTCGAAATGCCCCACCTCTGTGACAGGAAAAACAGTTAAACATATTACGGCGTTTATAGCCGATACTATTCTTCTGAATCGAAATAAAACTATAGACATTTATTTAGAGCAGTCATTTATTTCTGACAAGTATCCGGTCCGTCCGGGACTTCAAAACAGTTATCTCACACAGGTGAATGAGAGCCTTGATTCATGCATGCAAATCAGAAAACACATGTGCAAGTATCCCAATGTGAGGGTTCATTATGTAAACGTGCGAAAGACTATCCCAAAGGTTAAAGTCCTGAATGATGTTTGGCATTATGCTAGAATGCTCTCTCTTGGAGAAGCGACAGTTCCCCCAAAAGATGTGGATGATATATTTCCTATTGATACGAACGAATTATTATCTCTTACAAAGATTGATAAACAATTGAACGCTATTAGAGACCCACTTGTTAGGGAATATTTTACCGCATACATTTCAAATAAAATGTTTGGATTCCTGCCCGCAGTAGTCGATTGGATAAATATACGTGATCATACCAGACAATCTGATAGTTCAGCCACAAGAATAATTAATTTTCTTAATGTCTTGATGGATGCTTATTTATTAACTAGAATGTTTCGATCATATTCGCGTTCAAGAGAAGGGAAATCGAGTACAGATTCAATGTTTAATATTATATATGCTGGGGAGGCTCATATCTCTAATTATTTAAAAGTGTTCTCAGACCTCGAGTTTCTAGTGGGACCATCTTCTCAAAGTAGACAGCTCAATGTAGATATGCAATGCCTGAATGTGAGCAATCGTAGCCAGCCATTTTTCCATCATGTTCCATCTAGCCCCAATGCTGAACACGCCCTTGTAGATTCTTTTGGGAAACATGCCTTGAGTATGATTCCAGATGGTTATCGGATCGTCTCAGAGATTGGGAAAGGAATATCTGGGCATGCATATCTAGTTTCTGATCAGTATTTTAATCAGGTGATTCTCAAGTTTGTGAAGACGGAAAAAACTATTGCTGGTACTCACAAGGGAATAAAACATGAATTTGCAATGCAGCGCAAGTTTGCGGATTTTGGGCTCGCTCCCAGACCAATTTCTTTACACTTCTATCACCCTCGACCAAATAGAACAGAAGAAGTTGCGGTTATGAGTATGGATAGAGTTTACGGAACCATTGGGTATCTTATTGACAATGTTATTCTAGATCAGGAAATGATTGATCAAATCGTAGAACAAATTGAAGCCGTTCTAAAGAAGATGTGTAAAGAAGGACTAGTTCATGGCGATTTTCATCCATGGAATTTAGGATTTAATTTCACTAACAACGGGGGTATTAGGATCATTCCTATTGATATGGCCTATTCATGCTGTATACTAACAAATGTTCCATGTAGACCAGATTTTGAGCTAAAGAAATTATTACAAGTACTGTTTCATTATTCGGATCAAAATAAAGAGAGAATTGCTAAAGCAAATTGTACAGCCTTACTTGGCCGAATTCAAGATTTGATGCTAAACGTTTTTAATATGAGCCAAAAAGAAATTGGAAAAAATGCGGCAGATGCCAAGTCTCTTGCACTCGAACAACATAGGAAGTACCAGGATGGGGCACTAAAATTAGATATAGGAGGCTGGCGCGTATAACCCCGGCTCATTTCCGTAATGTTGAAAATATGAGAATTCCGCTCCCATGGATGGGTTCCTTATACTCATAAATTTAGAAGCCTAAATTATGGTTCTCATTGTGATGTGCGGCAGAAAACGAGTTTTTCTTAATCTATATAGGAATCAAGGCATTTCTATATTGTTTTTACTCGATGTCTTCCATAGTCGAATTTGAGCTTTTGCGAGAGTCATTATATCAGAGTATTCTTCAATCTCTTTATGACTTGAAAATGTTTGGAAATAATGGTAAATTGATACCCACTTCCAAGATTAACTTTATGCTTCTCAGATACGTGTTTAACAAGATTGCGGACAGGAAGAATGAAAGTGATGAAAAGAATAGTAAGCTCAAGGGCGATCCAGTGTTCATTACGATCGTATCATCATTAGCAATTAGTCAGTTCAAAGATGATTTTGAATACTTTGGAATAAAAAAGCATTCATCTGAGAGCGTCTATAGCATGATTGAGAAGAAATTCGCTGGTGCCGTTGATCGTCTTCGGAATCAGAAGATTAAAATAGATGGTCCAATTATGTTGACTGGAAGTAATATTGTATATGGTTCTAAAGTTTATCCGGATATTTCATCTCTCGGAAAAAATAATCCTTCACATTTAAATGAAGCATTAGCATTACAGATTCGCTATAAGTATATGCACCTCGAAACTTATGGTTTGAGTAATTGTTATGCAGAAATGGGGTATAAACCAAGTGATAAAATTTTAGAAGGATTTGCCAGTGCATTTAATCACTTTTTTGATGCTTACTGCAGTGCGTTTCCTGATCTAGAGACGTGTTTTGGTTCAAGAGGATCATTCTTTGATGTGGATCTATCATCGGATGAATTAATATTTTGCAATCCACCGTTTGATGTGAGCGTAATGAAATGTATGATCGATAAAGTGCTTACTATGCTACATAAAGCAGTTGATGGAAAGTATAATCAATCATTTAGACTAACATTCCCTAATTGGAAAGATATGAAGGAACTGGCCTGGATAGCAAAGACGGAATTCTGCACTGAATATTTACAAATTCCAAAGGCACAGACCAGGTTCGTGGATAGTAGTAGCGGAAAGATTATTAGTCCATGCGACATTTTACAGGTAACTCTTGCATATAAAAAATAGGGCGCGAGGGCCCTATGACCCTGGCCTATTTAACATACGTTTATAATGAACACCATAAGACTAATCCTGGTGCACAACATTTCATCTTGGTGAAAGATGAAATCTAAAACTAAATTCATAGGTAATTAATGATTGAACTAGATAAATCAGTATATATGTCTGAATGAGAAATAAGAATAGATGTATACACTTTACGTCCATTTTCAACTCTAAACATCTTTAGTTTGTTGATCATCTGTACTACGAGTATGGGTGATCTTAAGAAGTAGTTACAGCTTATACGTTGCCAGTTCCACGGTTTATCCAGGTGAACTAACACATCTTTCATAGTTATGTTCGGATTATAACTCAAGTCTTTCCAGTTCCATGGAATATATGGATGAGCATCCACATCCTTCATAGTTATGTTTAATTTTTTACTAATCCAGCCCCATTTCCATGGTCTGTCAGAACGCTCCATTATGTCGTTCATAGTTATAGATGCATTGAGGGTCAAACATCCCCAATTCCAAGGCATATCCGGATTAGCATCCACATCCTCAATTTTTATAGCTGGGTTTCTACTCAAACGATTCCAATTCCAGGGCTTTTCCGGCTGTGATAATACATCTTTTATAGTTATGCTTTTATTCGAGCTCAAATATATCCAATCCCAATGCATATCTGGATGCGCTAAAACGTCATTCATTTTAAATGATCGGTTTCGACTCAGATTCTTCCAACACCAAGGTTTATCGAGATGGGAAATAACATCCTGTATAGTTATGTTTGCTTTATTGCTTATTCTTTGCCAATTCCAATCCTTATCCGGATGAGCTAAAACATCCCTTATTGTTATTTTTGGATTAATGCTCAACCAATACCAGTTCCATGGCCTATCTAAATATTTTTCTACATCACTCATAGTAATGCCTAGATTTCGACTCAGCCCGAACCATATATGAGATGCCCCTCCATGCCTAATAATATCTCTGATGGATATATTTTTATTTTCGCTCAACCCTGTCCAGTTCCATGGTTTATCCGGATAGTCTCTTATGTCCTTCATAGTTATCCCCGGATTAGAACTCAAACGATTCCATATTCTATGATTGTAGGACATATTGGTCAGTATTTCATGTAAATGTGCTAGCACACTTTTCACTGTTATATTTGGATTTGTGCACAAACTAATCCAATCCCATGGCTTATCCGGAAATTGTTCGATGAGTTTTATGAGCTCATTTGGCATCGCGATATGGTAATTTTTGGTGTGGCCAGTAAATGAAACTCATTTTTATTGTTTTTCCGTCTATTTAAAGGATTTCATTTAAATAGCTATTAGACATAGTGAACTCATCCAAAATTTTTTGAAGCATAATTAATGATAAGGTTAGTTAAATCAGTATACAGGGTCAAATGAAAGCCAAGAACATTAGCATATATTTTCCGCCTATGTTTAGCTCGGATAACTCTCAGTTTCCTAATGGCCTGTCTTCGCAAGTGAGGAGACATGTGAAATAAGTTATTACTTATACTATACCAACTCCACTGTCTGAATGGATATTTTTGAATATCCTCAATGGTTAAGGTTGGATTATAACTCAAATATCTCCAATTCCATGGAATATTTTGATGAGTATTTACGTCCCTCATTGCAATGCTCGGATTTAAGCTTACAGCATCCCAGTTCCATGGTATTTCTGGATGGAAATCTATATCTTTCATAGTTATAGATGGATTGGTACTAAGAAATTTCCAATCCCAAGGTTTACTTGGGTGGGCCAAAACATCCTTTATTTTTATACTTGAATTTTCGCTCAGTGATTGCCAATTCCATGGCTTATTTGGATATGATAATACATTTTTCATGGATATGCTTCTATTTTCACTCAATGAATTCCAGTCCCAAGGCTTATCTGGATATGCTAAAACATCCTTCATCGTTATGCCAGGATTTTTGCTTAAATTTGACCAGTCCCATGGCTTGTCTGAATGCAAAATAACATCCTGAATAGTTAAACCCCGTTTCATACTCAACCACTTCCAATTCCAATTTTTATCTGGATGCGCATTTATGTCTTTCATCGTTATCTTTGGACTGCGAGACATTCTATCCCACATCCATGGTATATTTGGATATTTATTCGCATCGTCTATACTTACCCTTGCACTAAGCGAGAGATGGATGCGGAGCGGATTTCCATGTTCGATCGCCTCATCAACTGTTATGCTTGGATTTCTACCTATCGCCACTCTGTTCCATGGCTTATTCGGATGCGCTAGAATATCTTTCATAGTTATTCCGGGATTAGCGCTCAACAAATCCCAATTCCAGAACCGATGAGGTCGAGCCAATACTTCCCTCATTGTTATATTTGGGTTTGAGCTCAGTGAGTTATCCCATAATTTCTTCGGAAATTTATTCAGGAATTTTTCTAGTTCATTTGACATTGAATGTATAGATTTTATCTATACCATATGACGAATGAAACTCATTTTTCAAAATATACGCATAAATGCTATTTAAAGGAAATCCTTTAAATAGCCATTCACAGTGGAAAAAGATACAATCATATATGCGCGTTCCACCGCGCCACGGATACTAGACAATTTGATGCTATTCGAGCCTCAAATTTATGGACATAATAAAAGGCATTATAGCCGTATGTTAAACAGGCCGGGGTCATAGGGCGCGCAAGGGCCCTATACAGTTATATTGACCCGCATTTATCAATCATTCATCGCCATTCTCAAATCTTGTCTTTGATAGTAACCATTTGCATAATCCATTTAGTTCTTTATTTATGCGCGCAAATAACCTGTTTGTATCCGAACTTGTTGGTCTAAATACACCTTTAGTTGCGGGTGTCCTATGATTTGTTCTACTTCTGCAGTCCCAGATAGCTAATTTTATCTTTTCTGCTGATGTTCCCTCGATTCGTTCGGCTATTTTTCGCGGAATCCAGGAATGAACATGATGGTCTATTGATTCGAGTAAAATATCGTTATTGGTTATTGGTCCTATTGTTGATATATCAACTAAATAGGCGTCTTGATTTTGCAATTTATTCCACCAGTCTCCGGTTGTGGTTGCAAATCTTTCGGACCAGAGTCGCTGATGAAAAGCATACATTCTACCATCCACCTTCATTCCGCCATAGAGTCGTCTTATTTCCAGACTCCATAGGAATGTTTGTTGCGCAGCTGATAATGCAGTCCAATCTATTTTTTCATGATCTTCCTGCTGACATACCTCATATTCATTGCTTTCGCACATTGTAGATAGAATTCCTAGCATCTGTTCCACTTCTGCATGACTCATTTTATATCCTTTACTAACAGCGCACATCCACCAGATCAGACGAGAATGTCCAGAAGGATACGGAAGGCAATCTTCGATCATTATTACTGGTAGCCTTCGTAACAGCTCATTTGGATTGAATGAAAAGATTGCAAGAGCGGTTCTGGCAGCCCTTTCGAAATCCTTTCTCCTTACACATTTTTGAAGATTGGATTTTAGTAGTGGAAGAGATGGTTTGGTAATTTGCTGCGGTGTAGTAAACGGTTCGGATGATTGAATTCCATGTATTGTTAGGCAAGTGTTCCATGGGCTTCCTATCTTTACTTCTGCTTCAAATGTTTTGTCCTTTAATTCCCGAATTGAACTTTCCTTTTGGTCAAATGAAAAATATGCTGGAGATTCCATTTATAAAATTGAATGATTGGAAAATTATAAATTCAATTTGACTTGGATATGCATTAATCGCAAAAAGAGTTTTTCTTGTTATATTATAGGGTGAAATATTCCAAAATGTTTCGCAATATTGTTCCGACCTCATTTTCGTGTATGGATAATGATGTGAAGAATGAACCCAAAATAGAAGCAGAAATAGAGACTAAAACTATCCAACCCGAAGAGCCTCTATCATCGGAACAATTAGAGAGTATAGAAATAAAAAACAGTAAATCAAACATTAAATGGCCTTTTCTAGTTCCGGAATTTATTGCTGGAAATAGATCGCGATGGTGTGCTGCAAAGGATCCTACGGGGGTGATGGAACGTCTATTACAGATTATGCTGCAAGCTGGAATTAATGGGCACATGGTAGATGAATATACTGTAGATGTCAGACCTATTATTGACTGCCTTCCAGTAACTATGAGATTGACCCTATTTGCCACATCACATTATGCCCCGTTTGCCCGCTCTCCATTTTTAATTGAATGTCAAAGGCGGGAAGGAGATCCGGAAAGATGGAATATATTTGAATCTATTTTACGAGACTGGTTACCCGGAAGTTTATTTGGAAGATTGGTAATTAATCCAAATAGAGAATGTAGTGTAGATTCCGATGTTTCCGATGATGATCGTTCCGCTATGATACACCATCTGATTAGAAATATAAAGACGGAATGCAATCCGCCCTCTGCATACGGGGTAAGAATTCTTCTAGATGAATTGCCTGGGGCCAAGAACGAGGCGATATATGAATTGATGCGACAAGTAGTGAGATATCCTGATCAGTTCCTCGGATTGCTGTTTACTGGGCTGGACGATGAGAAAAGACTGTTTTTTAGCCAGAATGTTTCTGATGATGAGAATTACGTCAGAGTATATAATGAACTTGCAAGTACCCCTCTGATTGAAACTTTTATAAATAAAACTTCAACAGTTATATCGTCTACGGCAAATGATTATTGGTATGTTGAGTCTCTGAACTGTATGTGGAAGATTGTAACGATATGTATGAAAGATAAGTATCGTGATCAGTTTAGTATAATTTGTAAGAGATTGATCGAACCCCTCCACAAATATGCCTCTTTAGTCACGGAATCAGACTGTATGGTTGATAAGGATTCACAATTGCAGATGAATGAAATGAGACTGAATGCAGAACTATTTATAGGGCCCTCGCGCGCCCTATGACCCCGGCCTGTTTAACATGAAGGGCTATAACGAATAATTTGAGGTTGGTTGAACCTCAAATTTATAGATAAGGGAAATCATCCGTGGCGCGCGGCAGAACGCGTTTTTGACTTTTTACCACGCTTTGGGACCTTTGCATCATCGACCATTCGCTTTTCCCACTTTGTATGGGCTTCCTTAAGTTCTTTCATCTCGCGTCTCCAAAGAGCCTCCACCGTAGTCGATTCTATATCTTTAATTTGCTCTTCTATTGCAAGCTTCTTTTTCTCTAATTCTTTATATGCCTTGCTTGCAATGTTGAGACATGCGATTTTCATATTGAGTAAATAGTCGAATGATTCGGGAGACTTGGATTCCTTCTCATCGTCTATATCTTCCTCTTGGTCTGGCTTAGCCTTAGTTTGTTGTTTTCCACGCTTAGCTTTAGGTTGTTTGTCAAATTTTAGAAAAACCATCTCATCGTCAAGCTCTCGTTCATCTCTGTCGCGAATCTCTAATTTCTTCTCATGAACAAGACGAATAAAGCGGATTTTGTTAGAAGCCCATTTCAGGTCTAAGCGCAGGGCTTGAAGCATACCATTCATTCGGATAATGTAGAAGTCATAACGTCGCCTACAATAGTATTCTAGGATCGCCTCCACCGACTCGAATTTAATGAGCTTAGATTCTTCATTGAATAGGACCATATTTGTGGTTGAAATTGTATCTATTAATTTCATGTTTTGGAGATTGGGGATGATTCCGTCTGGATCCGCAGTGATTGTGAAAAATGGCTTGTTGAGATCATGTTTCTGGCTCGTGAACGATTTAATCTTTTTCTCATCTTTAAACTTCTCCAATTTTGTCCGATACTTTTTGATACTTACATTGAGACGACCAAGTGGAAGTTCTGTGATTGTCCATTCATTCTTATTTGTTTGCTCTATTACTCCTTTTATTGTAATTTTAGGTCCATCCACCTCTATCTTTCCAGTAAATCCTCTATAGTAAGGAATAAGTGGGGGTGTTTCATAGAATGTGAGACCGTTGGATTCAGTCTTGATTTTCCCTTGTTTTTCTAGCCACGTATCGATCCAATCCATGAGCTCAAACGGATTGTATTGTGGAACAGTTGATGAGTGAGCTGTTCCTATCCCAGAAGCACCATTAACCAGAACCATGGGGATAATTGGCATGTAATATTTCTTTTCAACTATTTTACCATCCTGGACATTATTTGGAAGGTATTCATCGTCTTCCGGACGAAAAATGAGACGAGTAAGCATTTCCAGTTTGGTGAAAATATAACGACCGGCGGAGGCATCATCTCCTACAGCTAAATCCTTTTTACCACCTTGCCTACTGCCAAAGTGACCACTGGCATAGAAAAGAGGAATGTTGTTTGAGCCAGGAAATGACTGTGCCATTTTGATAATTATAGATGGAATATTTTGCTCCCCGTGATGATATCCCATTTCCTTTGCTACGGCTCCTGCTAGCTGAACCACTTTCATTTCTTCACTGTTATAATTTAACGGTTCATCTATGGCTGTGTTTAGAACTTTACATGTACTTTCCTTTAATCCGTCTATTACCCGCGGAATTCCTCTGAGGCACGACTCTATGCTATAGACTCTCATTTCATCATCTAAAAATTTTTCTATTGGGAGCTGTTCCACTTCGAAATCTGGTGTTTTTCTTTCCATGATCTTATCCTGATATTGAAGTAACCATTCCTTGCGAAAATTTGAATCATCCTTTCCGAATACCTTGGGTAAAAGTTCTTCTGCTTTATCAGTCATGATTAGAGCTACAGGATAACGACCAAAGTCCTCGGCCACATCTTTGGGCTTGAATGTGCCAAGTCCTTTAAAGTAACGAATGGCCTTTTTGGGGACGGCATGATTTAAAAGATATTGCTGAGAAGCATAATAGAAGAGAAAAGATAATTGTTCCTGTTTCATATTAATCTTTACTGTAGGGACCCTGAGAAAATGAAAGAAATCATTGGCGGTTAAAAGACTTGGAAAGAGAGTGTGAATAAAATTAACCATAAGACCGGTTATATGACAGTTGTGAGCAATAATCCCATCTGCTACAAAACAATGTGTAGGATCTTCTACAGTGAGATCGTATACTGGAACTAATGATTCTAGTTCTTTGACTGATATTGCTTCTAAAATCATTGGTTTTACATATTCATCGTTTTGCCCTATGCCATAGTGAGAACTTCCTTGACGGTTTGTATCAGCCTTAATATCATCTTCGCTTATAAAGTTATGTAATCCATTTATTTTCCTTAGATAAGCCACCGGATCATAGAATCCAGATCTGCACAAATTTTTAAACACTTTATTGCCCCTATTATCATATTTTAGGTTGCCATCTATAATAAGGGATGCTGGATGCATAATTATATTTTTTAATTTAAATTCTTTTATGCTCTGTTCTCTGGCTTCAGGAATAGTATATCCTTCCAGTCTGAGTTCCGCCCCTCGTTTTGCCATTTGCCGTCGTTGAAATCTAACGGTTTCATATAAACGATAATATGATTGAACACATGACATTCTGCGAGCCTTGTGAACGCAATGTCTGAAGCCAATTTCATTCGCGAATGCTAAATAACTATCCGGATTCACAAAGAGCTTCACACATTCAGTTTTATCAATCCTAGTTTTTCTAGGTTGAGCCCTGACTGTAGACGAAATATTGAATAGTTCAAGCAATCCTCCAATTTGATTCATCATATCCATCAAACTCTCCACGTGTTCCGACTCTTTACTCTGAACTAAACCAAGCCCGGAAAACTGGTAGCGCCTTTCTTTGGAACATCTAGTTTTATATTTAGTCAAACATGGCGCCACGCCATCTCCCCCGAAAAATCCAGCTAGAAATTCTCGAATGATTATTAAAGGGCATTTAATATCCTTAATAAATCCTGGGAGTGCTGCTGGCTGATTTACACGTTTTCCGCCTAATACACCGTCAATAGATGTGCAAGCTTTACCAAAGGCTGTTCTAAATCGTATTACCCACATTTGCTTATCAGATGTCGGCTCGTATACTTTAATTAATGATCGATCGATGAATTTCGAGGCATCGTCCAGTATGGAATTAAGATCGGCGGCACATCCGGTGTATGCCTCGGTGTACGTGGTATCAAAATGACCATCACTTATTAGCAATCCCAGAATTCTACAAAAGGCTAGTGTGCGATCAATTTCAATTTTCGAATTCATTGTAAAATTCATATTTCCGACCTTTAATTTCCAGCTACTTACTGCTTTATCATAATCCAAAGAAGGGTATATCCCGTCCATTTTAAATGATAATCCCTTGGCGTTCTGAGCCTCTATCCATTTACCATTGGATGAACATAATTTATGGTCTGGAGTAAGTGTGATTGTTCTCCCATCCTCAAATAATATTTCTACTACCTTTTTGCTGCCTTTATTCATAAATTTAGTAATTTGCGCTGATTTGAGACCATCTTGTTGCTCATACCATGAAAGACATCGTGGAAGATGATCTAACTGCTTAATTTGAACCGATAATCCTGAAGGAAGATTTACCAAGCTATTTTCAGCTAAGCAACCATCAGAATCTGAGTCACTTACAACATATACTTTTCCGTATCGGAGTTTATTTCTTTGCTTCAATTCCGTATAGTCCACCCCATATTCGAGCCCCAATGCTTTGATTGATCCGATTATTTCCTTGTTTTTCAGTATCTTTGTTATTCCTGCGTTACGCACGTTGAGACAATTATGAGCGACACTGAAATCCCCAAGAAGAAACCTATGAGATCCGCTTACTGAAAATCCACAATACAATCCTCGGTTTAGCTTCCTAATTTTTATTTCATATTCTGATATTGGTTGTTTGTCTAAATATTTTCGCATTCTTTCTCGCAATTTCAAAGGCATTTTATCATTTATTTTAATGTATCTGAATCCGCGGAGATCATTCATTTTTGGACTTTTAATGAATTCTTGCAACGATATATCAAGCACATTCGAACCTGATTTTACTGTTAATGTATGTTGACTATTTACCTTATATGAAACCGCAGCTTCTTCATTATAAATTTCATACATATCATCCTCTCCCGACGTAAGACTTTCCACGCTACAAGGTAATCCCAGATCATCTATCAAAACATCTCCGATTACTATATTTTTAGCCTGTTTTATTGAACCATCCCAGAGCAGTATTTCAGTCCCCGGAAAAAAACACTTTCCACGTAATGCAAAGATTCCTGTAGTGTCCTGCCCCACTGCTCCATCCAATCCAAATTGCATTCCTATGCTTGCATATGAGGCTGCACTATCTCCTTCACAAAATATCAAGATACATTCCTTTCCACGCTTTGGATCTCCTGCAAAATTCGCGTCCTCCAATTGTGGAATGTTCAATGAATTTCGCTTCTTCTTTCCAGCATCCTTTAATGATGCAAACTCTTTCAACTTTATAGAGTCTTCAATTCGCTGCACGAATTCCCACTTCATTAATTTCTTTATATCTGATGGCTTAACTTTTACATTTACCTCCGGACTGTTATAGTAATCTTTATTCTGACCCGTAAAAGTTGGATTATCTACTTCCGCTATCACAAACAGACTGAAATATTTCCGCACATGAGTAATGTCAATCAATGGTTTCTTTTTCTCTACAGGTTTTTTCTTACCAGCAGTCTTCTTTGGAGCTTTTTTCTTTCCTCCACTAACACCGTTAATCTTGTTCACAATGGGTCTGAAAATTGCCTCATCCCATGCATCAACATGAATCCCTCCTTTAGCAGTTAATAATCCGTTAACAAACGCCACATGCATCAGATCCCCCTTGAATAAAGGATCCGCTTTCGGAGCAGCAATCACCCTACAGTCCTCGCTCTTAAATTCGATCAACTCTTCTGGGGGATCATCGTAATATAAATTAACATAGGATTTAAAGTCATGAACCGGAACTAATTTATCATTATAGAAAATCTGCACTCCACTCTGAGCAGCCATCAGAGCATAATCATATATTGCCTTTTCCATAACAGCTAACATGTCATCATCGATTCCAGACGGAAAATCGAATCTTTTATAGTCTGGCAACCATTGGACTAAAGTATATCCTGCGTCCTTCCCTTCCGGAAAATGTTTCTTATCTCTGTCTATGACTGGCTTTTGTTTCGTTTCCATATTATCAATCCATTTCTGCTCATATAGGAGCCCTTCTTTACGATTGAAGAGATTTATTTTAAACCACCGTGCAAATACTAGGGCAATTTTTATACCCTCTCCATTCCGACCCACGGTCTTTCTCTCCTCGCTATCATCATAGTTTGTCCCACTGCGGAATCGTCCAAACATGACCTCGGGGTTATACTCATCTGTTAATGTTTCGTGTTTTTCACAAGATATTGGTTTGCCGTCATTCCAAACCGATAAAACTCCTGTTTCTCGATTAATTTCCACCCTAATTTTGGTGCACGGAATTTTAAATTGCTTCGATCTCCAAATATTATCTATCGCGTTTGAAATGGCTTCCATAAAGACTCTGAGCAGACCTTCCACGACAAATGCTTCTCTACAGCGAAATTTTCCGTTTTCCAATACCCAGATCCGTCCAGACGATTTTATTCGTCTAACTGATCCAATGTACATGTCTGGTCGATGAAGCATGTGTTTTCGTTCCTCCAATACTTGAACTTTTAGCTCATCCGTCCTGTGTTTTATAATTCTCTGCTTTACCTCAATTTTTTCATCCTTATTCTCCGAATCGGATCCTGACGCGTATCCTTTCGTATCCCCGGATGCTATGGATTGAAGTTTCGAAATTTTTGCACTGCTCATTTCAAGGCACAAAATCCGATTTGGTTTAGTCTTAACATTCCTCCTTTAAATAGTAATTAAAAGATCATTTAGTTGTCGCCCAAATTGTGCACGGTGAAAAACATGTACAACCCTATTTAAAGGACGTCCTTTAAATAGTCTTTCTGACTATAAATCCGATGTTACTGTAGTTATGTTGCTGATCGTTATCACAAAAGAAAATAATATTATCATGTAAATGGACCTTTGGATTATACTATCTATATTCCTAGTCGTGGGTTTAGTTGGATTTTCAATTCTTAGATCAATAGCCAAACTAGGAAAAACAAGCTGTATTACAGTTACAAAAACAAACGGATATCTCTGTCAATGCAAAAACGGAATTTCACAATCGGATTGCGCGTCTCAGTCAGGAATATTTCAGACTCAATCCTGTCAATCAATTCCGGATTGGACAACTCAATGTAAAACTAAACTGATCGGATCATGTATCACTAGTACCGGATGCCAATACCCTGCATTGGAATCTGAATGCAAATCATCTGCCGGAATCTGGAATGCCGGTGCCGTGTGCTCTACGCAATCCGCCGGTCCAAGTGTTCTCGATACATACTACACATGAATGCGCGTTTGGCTGTGCCCACGATGACTTTCTCATATCCACAAATTTGAGGTTTAGATAACCTCAAATTGTCCAGCGCGGTAAAAGCATCCGTGGCGCGCGGCGGAACGCGCATATTTAGACTTAAATTTAATTTCTATTGAATGAATAGAAATTAGTCTTAATGTTCAGAACATACTACTTAAAAATAAAACATGGGGGTAATGGACTGCTTATTACGGGAATACACAAAATAACAGACCGCAAGGATAAGAACAATTATGATTAACCACATTGCAAATTTTTGCCCTGAACTCATGGCATGTTTCGATCCCCAGAAATATTCAGATCCAAACTGTTTTCCGGCAGTTGGAAAGGGTCCGGAAGGTAATTTAACCTTTTCCCTGGTAGTCGGACCCCAAGCTCCTGCGCTTACCATTTTGTTATTCTGATCAAGGAACGATTGAAGGCTTGCGCCTGCTGAAGGTGGAAATGGTGCTGACATTGCGTTTATAGATGAATAAGATAAACGGGTATTAAACTTTCTTCTGGTTTAGTTTGAAAATGTTTAGTTATAAACGGAATCTTTGATCCTGCTATGAGGCGACTTTATCCAGCTAACTTTATTGGAACAATTAGCAATATAGAAATATGAAAAGTTAATCCTATCTGAATCGTGATTGTATTTTCGTCCGTCACTATACTCGTCTAATTCCATCTGATCTTTAATATTTATTTTCCCCCAACGACAATGGACATATTCTAGGGACTTTGGAACATACATAGGAATGTTATAGTTGAATGTTCTGAGAAAGGTTAGATCATCCGGTAACATATCGCGTCCAAACGATTGAGCGCATCCGGGGATGTTTAAAGATGTTATGGATCGTGGAATGGACCGAGGCTTAAATATCACCTTTCCTCCATTCCAGTAGGAAATGTCAAGACTGCGTAAATTGCGGGGAAGATTACCTTTTCGAACCGTTACATCATAGCATTTAATTGTCAGGTCGGTTAGAGATTCTGGAAAATCATCACGGAAGAGTTTAATGCGCCCGCAATTATTCGATATCCCATCACTATATGATAGATATAAGACTCTTAATCGAGGAGGTAATTTGAAAAATCTTGGTACATAATTCGTATTCATTGATAGTCTCAATCGAAGCAAGCTATAAGGCAAATCAGTTGTTTGCAGGGGTATGTAGCTTGATGTATTCATATGTAATTCCGTCAATGTTGGCGGAAGATCTATAACGTTAAACGAGCATTTATTATTTATTTCCAGTCTTGTTATGCGTCGAAAGCTAAAAGCAGAATAATAGGTCATTCCGTACGAGATAAGAGATTGTAATTTCTCATGACCATCTAATACTGAGGGCATATTTTCGCAGACTTCAAGATATTTGATACCCGGTGGAATTGATTCTAAATTACGACATTCCAGATCTTCGATATTTTCTGGTAATGATTCGGATGTTATTGTGTTGTTGGCGAGACTGACGGCCCTCAATTTAATTTTCCTCATTGTTACTGGAAAATAATTAGGGTTACTGGAAAAGTGCGTCATCTTTGCAGAATATAGTATTACTAAATTTGGAGGTAAGTTTACCTTGTTACAATCCAAAACATCAACACATCTTATGTCCAGACATTCCAATCTCTCAAACTTACATCCATCGAGCTCTAGAGAGGTATCAGGCCCAGTAATACAGCCAATAGTTAATTTTTTGAGGGTAAGATAGAACATATTTGCAATGGAAATATCATTAACGTCTAGTAGACTTAAATCGTCTACATTTAAAAACTCTGAAAGTGACCTAAATTGAACCGATTTATCTGGATCTTTCCACGTTGAGTCAAAGTACTTAATATCAACTTGACGAACAGACTGAATTATGTTTCGTGGAATTGGATCCATTCCTCCAATAGTAATATTACACGGATTATAATCGTTCATTTTCATCCTAACTATATGGCCATCTAAGAAGGATAAGCTAAAATTGGGAAGTCTATATCCTTTGATCTTATAATACCATTCCTTTGAAACCGACCTGAATGCGAGCGGACTTGCATTAGGAAGAAAGTCAAGTATTTCATATAGTAAAACAGTGCCGAATATGATTTTTCCAATGGTCATTTTCCATAAATAGAAGCGTTAGCAGACGCCATAAAACTCATTTATAGGGCCCTTGCGCACCCTATGACCCCGGCTTGTTTAATATACGGTTATAATGTCCTTATTATATTGATATAAAGAACCACACGCGTGGAACGCGTATATCGGATGATTTGAGGTTATCTCAACCTCAAATCCATGATTAAAAACTGGGAGCGCAAGGGCCCTATATCAGGTGTAACAGAAGTTTCCATAACGTTCTGCCATTGTCACATTTCCCCCCATCATTCAATTCTTTTACCTCAAATGGCAATGTGACCCTTACTTTATAATTAAAACAATGAATATAGATAAGCGAGGGAGGGAAGTAGGATTTGAGCGCATTACTAGTTTCATACATGCTGTTTACTTGAAGGTAAGTTAGTCCGTTTGGCAGTACATTACGCTCAAATATCTCAGAGTAGAGTGGAATGGTCAGAGAGGTAACTGAATCAGGAATACTGTGCGGAGACATAAATAAATCCGCCTGGATGGAAAGACTGCGTAAATTTTGAGGAAGCATTCCCTGACATATTTTAATATCTTTGCAAGTGATATTCAACTCTGTTAAAGAGTCTGGGAAATCATCTATTAATAAATTCGCATCATTACTACGAGCAATATCTTTATTTGAATATTCCATATTCAAGACCCTCAAACGGGGAGGTAATTTAGAAAATCTGGGCTGATATTCAGCATCCTGAATTGCAAGGCGTAATAACAACAAACTATATGGTAAATTTTGCGTCCGTAAAGGCCGATAACTATCCACGGCCATATCCAGTTCCGTTAATGTTGACGGAAGGTTTATGGTATTGAACGCATATTTATTGCTAATTTTCAGGGTAGTAATGTGCCTGAAATTAAAAAATGTGCAGTCTTGCTTATCATAAAGAACTAAAGTATGTAAATTTTCATATTTTATACCCTCAATCTTTCCTCCTGCATGAAGAGATGTAACACTTGGGGGAATCGAGATCACGCCACTGTACGTCTTGAACCATCTTAGGTTCTCGGGTAATGTATATATTGAGGGAGCGCCTATTATCCCACATAAATCCAGTCTTGTTAGTGTTTCTGGAAAGTATTCTTTACCGTCCCTCGCAAGAATCATATCTCCGCCAGAAACTTTAAGTGTGGTTAAGTTTGGAGGCAATTCAACCATATCCTGATAAATTTGGTATGAAGTATGGATGTTCAGCGTTTCCATCAGTTCAAGTTTAGTTCCATCAAAGCGCATTGCTTTCTGCCCAAAACTTGAATAATCCAGCCTAATTGTTAGGGTTTTTATCGATTGTAAACAGCTAAGTGGAAATGAGGGAGAATATTCATCAATATCAAGTTCTTGCAATTGTGAAAATCCACCTAGTATCGTTTCGAGACCAATAATGTCTGAATAATTAAAACCATTAATGCGTACTTTACGGGAACCATTAATCAAATCCTGAGGAATATTTGTTTCATTAATATCCCATTTATTGTCGTCAGTAATAGGATCATCAAATAGCGATACTGATATCCACAAATTAAACCTATATTTTGCTATATTTTTATGCCATATCTTGGAGACGGATTTGAGCGCAAACGGAACGTTCGGACGCGAAAAGTCTAATATCTCATAAAATAAATCTACTGCATCAAACACCCTATCCTTTGTGCTCATCATTCGATAATATTAGCCCTAATTATTAGGGCTAAAACTCAATTATATGCGCGTTCCGCCGCGCGCCACGGATGACTTAATTATGAGAACTATTATGAACGCATGTTAAATAACCTGGGTTAACCTTATTATAAGGACAATTATAACCGTGTGTTAAACATGCCGGGGTCTTAGGATGTGTGAGGACCCTATAATTAATCAGTTTCATCTATCTGAAGATTTATATCCATGCTGCTTCTATCTCCATCACTCTCATATTCTTCGTTTTCGGGAAGCGTCGCCAAAGGTCTTGATTCAGGGGCAAATGTCTTTACTGGACTAAAAACTGTTCCGCTCTTCCCTATACTGTGAGCAATTGGCGCTGATATTCTACTTACACTCTGCGTTGAAATTACGGCTTTTGGAATTTTTGTCTTTGGACTACCTGTATTTAATTTAGTCAATTCGTCAGAGCCTATATTACCTGCAAAAGGGTTGATCGGATTATTAGACTGATCATCGGATTCTTTATCTATTTGAACCATACACAATTCTTTCATTGTAAACAAATCCGGATATACTTGCTGAATTTCCCAAATCTTGGCCTGCACAGCCTGCACTATAACATCAATCTCACAGACAGTATAATTATCATCTGCATATGTGCCTTGAGTTGCACGTAATCCTTTTACACTGGCGATCAGATCTTGGATAACATTTGCGCAAAATATACGGTCTGAAACATTCTTTGAATTTATATGTCCGGCTATAATCTCAAAACTACGATCAATTGTAGAGCTAAAGAAATTGAGTGTTGTTTCTCTCGAATCTCCAGTCACAAATAACCGTTTGAGAGGAGTTATAATACTATTACTTTCCACCCGCAAAGTTCTAGAGTCAATCTTGTCATGTGGTTGCAATCTCCCTATGAACTTTAATCTTGTCAGGACCTGCCTGCGCGAGTCGTTACTATTAGCCGGGCTAACTCCTGGAGTGAAAACCTTTAGAAACGATACAAAATCGGATAGTGACATTCTACTTATTATATATCCTATATTCTTTTTAAGTTACTATTTAGAGTATGCTTAGAATGGTGCATTAATTGGCACACTAATTGATGATACTATATACTGCATATTTAGTATCTATGGAATATAAGGGTTAACTACCCGTGTATGGTTTATAGAAAATTTTATTATTCGTCTCTAACCCTATTTAAAGGCAATCCTTTAAATAGGAATTTTAATTCCTATTACAAATAACTAAACGCGACACTGATTAGATCCTTATATATCACAGATCGTAATGATAGCTTCAATACTTCTTTAATTTCAGCGTCAAAGATTGTGTCCTCCTGAAATAGCGGAAGATGCATAAGTAGATTTCCACTCAGTATGTTCCAGGGTAAGTTTTCTTTAATATTAGCGCTTATATCTTCCATAGTTACGGTCGGACTTCTGCATATTAGAATTTTCCAATTATCAGGTTTATTTGGACACAGTAAAACGTCTTTTGCGGTAGCAATTAAGTCCGTCCGCAGACTCCGAGATTCATCTGAATAAGTTGAAATGTCCCTGAATGTTACATTTGGATTTTCGCCTAACCAATCATTTAAATTCCAGGGTTTATCCAAATTGTTTAGAACATCATTTATAGTTATGTTCGGATTTCCGGCTAAAAATTCCCATTCCCAGGGCTTTTCTGGATGTTTTAACACATCCTTCAGTTTTATATTTGGATTTTGGCTTAACCATACCCAATCCCAAGGCTTATCCGGATGCGCTAAAACATCTTCTATGGTTATGCCTAAGTTTATACTTAATGAATGCCAATCCCAATCCTTGTTTGGATGGGCTAATATATCGTCCATGGTTACAATTTTAAATCGGCTCAAACGTCTCCAGTTCCAAGGCATATCCGGATGGGATGTAATATCTCTCATAGTTATAGCTGGATTAGAGCTAAAATAATCCCAATTCCATTCCTCATTCTGATGAGCTAAAACAATTTCCATGGATATTCCAGGATTCAAGCTCAGGTGATCCCGATTCCAAGGTCCATTCAAATATGAATTTTTATCCTTCATATCAATATTAGGATTTCGACTTAGAGATTCCCAACTCCAGGGCTTGTCAGGATTGGCCCTTACATCTTTTATAGTAATGTTTGGATTTTTGCTTAACCCATCCCATCTCCAAGGCATATTTGGATGAGATTTCACATCCGCCATAGTTATAGATGAATTCATGCTCAAATTATACCAATTCCAGGAACGAGCTGAATGTTCTAAAACAACCTTTATAGTTATGTTTGGATTCAGACTTAAACTGTTCCAATTCCATGCCTTATCTGGATGCGCCAGCAAATCATCCATAGTGATATTAGGATTACGGCTCAAAGCAGTCCAATTCCATGGTTTGTTTGGATAAGCATTAATCAGCTTCTGCAATTCATTTAACATTAGTGCTCTGCAAATATGTCTCATTTCATATCCAGTAGTGAAAAATTCATTTTCCACTTCGAAATAATCCATGATTTGATATTTTGTAAACGTGATAAATCCATCACGTTTAGTCGGTTTACTATTGCAATACCGCTAGGGTTGTAGGGAGCGCAAGGGCCCTACACTACACTATCCGTAATTCAATAATCTACCCAGAGTCTTAGCATCAATATGACCAGAATTCTTAATCTTTTTCCCAGCCATAAAGTCATCCGAGATTTTTTGTTTCCTAAAGCAGATTTCCATCATCATTGCTTCCTCGATAGTTCCTTTTGCAATAAGTTGCCAAACAGTCACATTCTTCTTTTGTCCCAGTCTTCTATTTCTCGCCGCTGCTTGCTTCCATATTGCCGGGGTCCATACAGCGTCGGTTAGGATTGTATGATTACTCTCTATTAAGTTTAGAGCGGTGGATCCAACTTTATAAGTCATTAGTAAAACTCTAGCTGATCCATTTTTGAATGAATCGAATGCTTTTGCTCTATCCTTCCCTGTCACATCACCATCCACCATAACATATTCAACCTCCGGTAATTCTTCCTGCAGAGCATTTGCGATAACATCCAAGACCTTTTTGAAGTTGGAAAATATATTTACCTTTTCATCTGGCTTCATTTCATCTCGAATAATGCGAATAATTTCCTTCATCTTTGCTGCCTCCATTCCTGCTGTTCCCTTTCCATCGCGAATCCAATCGGCTAGACCGGCTGTCATTTCATTCATTCGTCGTTGAGCCACGGAATAACTCTCTTCGTTTTCTCCATCCTCTTCAGACCATCCTCGGTTACTTTCCTGGGTCACCGTGTATGGACTGACACAACACTGTCTTTGTCTCAAAAATAAGGTCAATACATTAGCGAATAGCATACACCCTAACGACCATTGCTGATAAGCGTATCTAGTTGCGCTGTGCCAGAAATCATACGCCTCTTTTTCGCGCTCGACCAGAGGTATTTTAATTTGTTTTATTGTGAGGTCAGGAAGTTTAATTCCTGCCTGTTCTAAACTCATAGTAATCATAAATCGTCTTAATCCGTATGCTTCAAAATTAGTAGAAGTGAATTGTTTGGGGATTAATAGTCTATCAAATCCTAAAAAGCGAAACTGGGCATATGCGTCCTGTTCCTTATTACGGATAAATGTAGCGGTTACACACCACTTTCTTTCTCCATATAAACACATTAGTGATTCAAATGTGGCTGTTTTAGGGTTAGCCATTGCGTCAGCGGATTCATCCAAAATCACCCTGTGCCATGGAGTGTTGAATAACATTCGATCACCTTTTCTAGACATCATTTTCTCGGTTGGACGCCTCACCGAATTCATATAAATCTTTCGTTCGCACTGATCCGTTTCATATAATCCTTTTGGTAGTTTGTATTTAGAAGCAACCGATCGAATCGTCTCGTAATTTGTTAATACTATTTTATACTTCTTTATTTCCTCCAATGTAATATTGTTGTATTTTTCGGTCCCCATCGAGTCTCGTCTAAACACTAAATACGGACAGCTCGATCCGAAGAATTTAACTATCTGTTCCTCCCATGGATCTGTAATCGCATTTCTTGGACAGATAATTAGAGTGGGAGTTTGAGGATTTGAGAGTGCATAATCCCTCATGATAAGAATTAACATTTCTAAACTTTTTCCGCAAGACATTTCAGAACAATTCAATCCTCCTCTAATCCCATACATTACACTTTCTGAAAGCTCTAATTGAACCATTCGTTTAACCGCAGAAACTTGATGAGAAAGAAGACTTGTATGAATCTTCTTCCCCCGATCTTTATTGAATTTACATATGCACCTCATTTCCGGCTCTTCCTTCTTACATCTACCATCACATTCAATTATTGTCCTGAGTCGAACACCAAATTCGTTTGTTGGCTCAAACTCTTCCGAGTTGGATAGATTTATCTTCAGCGGAACCAATTCTTCTTTTTTCTCGTCCTTACCGCTTGGTTTAGCGTTCTTTTCATTGACTGATTTTTCCTCTGGAGAATAGTCTTTTGATTCACTTTCGCTCTGATCAGATTCATTCTCAGATTCAGATTCACTGTTAGAAGATTCACTATCAGAATCAGTCTTTTTATTATTTTTTCCAGACACGATAATTCTCCTAAGTTCTTTGCTCGATAAAGCCATACGAGGTTTTACTGTAGCTGGTTTCATGCTTTATATTGCGCGTTTCATTTTATCTTTCAATTAAAACTCACTTTGCGTTTTCCTGTGTTGGATAATTTGAGGTTATCTGAACCTCAAATTTATAGACAATATTAAGCGCGCTGGGGTCATAGGGCGCACAAGGGTCCTATCGCGACAGATTGCCAATGATCTTTTCATATTGCTCTGTAGCAGTTCGCAAGTTTATCTCGGCTTGTTTATATCTTACCGAAACTGCAGCAGGAAACTCTGGAAATACACCAACTCTACAAGCCGCAGCATTCTTTTCATGTTCCTCCCTAATCATGGCCTTGGCTTCACTCATTTGTTTTTCCGCTTCCGCGAGATTTGATCTCGCATGAGAAAGAGACTGAAAATCTTCATGTTTGCATTTACTAGCACATTTAAGACAAATAATTACCGAAATTTTTGGAGCCACACGATATGAGCAGAAATAATAGTTTTCACGTAACGCTGTAAATGACGGTCCAATAAAGCTCTCACCACAATCTGCACAGATCGGCATTATATGCCCTGATTCATTATTTACATAAGAAAAATCATTTCGTATAGGGCCCTCGCGCGCCCTATGACCCCGGCCTGTTTAGCATACGGTTGTATTTGAAGTTTGAATAACCTCAAATTAAAAGCGTCCGTGGGGCGCGGCGGAACACACCTACAGTAAATCACTAAACACAATTGGTCTTTCAATAATATATAAGAAGCCATTATTACAATCTTTCGCTTCGATTATATTTACTTCATCCGTATGCTTTGGAAACCAAGTATCTGTTCTTGCAGGATATGGATCTGCTCCGGCTGAGCCATTAGTAAAACTGCCCGCCATGGGAGGAATATATCCCGGATTAATTTTATTAAGTAAAACATGTTTTCCCCGGGTCCAATCAGATTCTACTGCTTGATTACTGAGATCAGTTGTTAATTTTAATACTCTGTCTTGCATCTGCCATGGCTTAATGATATAGTTGAGAATATGATATCGCAGTGTCTGGAGAGCGGCAACTGGCCTATAAGCTATTTTTAGGGCATATTCCAATATTTCGTCAAATTTATCATTTGTAGGCGCAAAAATTGTCACGTTTTCTTCCCAAAATTTGCCATAACCAACTTCCTTGATCAGAGCCGCAAATTTACTCAATCGTTTATCACCTTCTATTGCTTCCATTATAGTCATTCCTCGATTATTGCTTGTACTATTAGCTGGAGCCGATTTATTTTGTTGTTTTATCCCATTTTCCAATGCGTTCTTTACATCTTTGGCAGAGGGAACTACCTGATTGAAAAGAACCCACTTCATCCAGTTTTCCCATAGTTGCATTGGCCTATCACTCATTGGATCTTCAGAGAACCCGCTCATAAACTCGAATTCCTGCCCATGAGTTAGATTCAGATCCTGGTGAATATCCTGTATCGCATAGTAACTCGAATCTACACCGTAGACACTGCTCATCTGGTTGCATGTTTCCAATATTAACAAAATCAACCATAATTTACAACATAGTGATGAGGGCGTGATGGTATGCCAACATCATGATTGCTATGATCGGCTGTATGCGCGTTCCGCACGCCACAAATTGAGTTTGCACATAAATTTACTGTTGAATAATCAATATGGACCCCGATAAGATATATGAGCTATGCAAATGTCCAACATGTAAAAGAGATGATAAACGAACTGATATAATGGATTTACGGCTATGCAAAATATGTAACCTAGATCACTGTCCAGAATGCATGGGAATGTTTGGCGCTCTGGTCTGGGGTGGATCAGTCTGTAAAAGTTGTATTGAAGTAAAACTAGTAATAAACCCGGCTGATAGAAACGGTCTTTTTAACATCTCTACCGCTCCGGTTAAGAGAAGTTGATGATTTTCCATTCCTAAAGACTATTTAAAGGGGATCCCTTTAAATAGTTATTTCGCTATATAAATTAAATTATCTCTAATTACTATTTAAAGGACAATTGCATATTTAAAGGAATTCAATCATTCTTAATACAGGATGTCTTTTGGGTTCATTTTAGATACTAGAGAACATCATATTACCAAGATTTTCCAGGAGCGATCAATTCCCTTTCCGACCCCCAAGCCTCAATTAGATCTTGGAGATATTCTCATTACAAATTGTAAAACTGGGGGCAAATTACTCGAAGACAAATCGTCTACAAATGTCCGTGTAGCAGCCAGTAAATTGTTGGGATCAAAGGAAGTTATAGAAGAGAAAATCGATACTGATTCTAGCCCAATCACTTTGGTTATAGAGCGCAAAACATTCACAGACTTAAAAGCCTCTATGGCGGACGGAAGATATCATGAACAAAAAAGTAGATATTTACAGTTACCCAGAGGCACAGTGTTTTACATTCTGGAAGATAATGATCCCCAATTTAAAAGTCTGGATTATTCGGCCTATCTTGGAATGTACACTCATACTATAATGAGGGATGGAATTACAGTTTTCGTTACTCGTTCTATGGATGAAACTGTAGATTTATTGTTAAAAATTAAGGAAACGGTCGAAAAATTTGGTCTAAATTATATCGATAAAAATCCCTGCACTGTTCAAACTACACAAATCAAAAAGAAAAAAGCAAAGGGAAAAGAGGTTTATATTCAGCAGTTACAATGTTTTCCCGGAATAAGCAAAACTAAAGCCTCTAGTATTGCAGAACGATATGAATGCATGTCTGATCTCATGTCTGCGTTGAACGACGAGTCATTCAAAGTAAAGGGTATTGGTCCAGTTCTTATTACCGGAATGAAAGATGGGTTATTCCCTCAATCTAAGAAATCAAAATTGGTTTTTGATGATTCATAGGGTCCTTGCGCGCCCTATGACCCCGGCCTGTTTAATATACGGTTATAATACCTTTATCATATCGGATAGTTTGAAGTTAGGATAATTTCAAACTTATGGATGTTAAGCTGGCAAGGGCGCGAGGGTCCTATAATACGCGTTCATCTCTAATTTTAGTGGCCATCGCATGAACCCCGATGTTTTTAACCTTATAAGATTGCGGTTCAACCATAATTTCTTTTTCTTCTAATTCATCTCGTGATTGATCAGCTACAATTAAGGGACCGCATGTAAACATTGATCCGACTCCCCATAACCAGCCCCATATTGATTCTAATCCCTTCGATTCTCCATTATTCTTCATTTCGGTATTGGTTTTGCATTTTTCACATAAATCATTCTTATCCGTGACATGTGGCGGAATATCCTGATTGGATTTAGCCGATAATACGGGTTCAAAGCAGATTTTACAGAATCCTTCCCTAACCACAAAGGTATTTTTATCGCTACACTCAGAGCATGAACAGGTCCATTTAGCCTTGCATTGACGGCATAGAATCCGTCCACATGGAAGCTGTTCCCCAGTTAAAGTTAATTGATGGCATTTACGACACATTGTATTGGTTGCGTAGCTCATGTTTGTGATTACCGCACATTGGTCCTTAACTATGTGTTTAGCCAAACACCACAATAAATTGACCCAGACCATAATGCGAACATAGGAGATTCATTTTATGTGCGTTTCGCCGCGCCCCACGGGTGCCTTTATTATAACGGATAATTTGAGGTTATCTTAACTTCAAATTTATAGATATAATAAAGACATTATAACCGTATATTAACCAGGCCGGGGTCATAGGGCGCGCAAGGGCCCTATATTATGAGATATATTTTAGGACTAAGTTTGATAAATCATTGTATAGACCTGAGTGAGAACAAAGAACTGTTGAATATGTTTTATGCCTGTTTTTGACTCTAAAAGTAGTCAAATTTTTAGTTGCTTTTACATGTAAGGCTGGATGATGTAAAAACAAATTCCAACTAATGACTCCCCATCCCCATGCTTCATTCGAATGTTCGATTATGTCTCTTGTTGTTATATTTGGATTTCCGCTTAGATAGTACCAATTCCAGGGCAGATCCGGATTCTCATTCACATCTTTCATCGTTATTCCCGGATTGGAACTTAAGCATGGCCAATCCCATGGTTTATCCGGAAAGGAGAAGACATATTCTATAGTAATACTAGAATTTTTACTTAACCGCCCCCAATTCCACTCCTCATTTATATGGCTCGATATAAACTCAATAGTTATGTTCGGATTACCGCTTAATAGTTTCCATTTCCAGGGCTTATCTAAATTTGATTCTACATCTTGCATGGTTATGTTTGAATGTCCACTCAATTTTCTCCAGTTCCAGGGCTTGTCTGGATGTGCTAATACATCCTTCATTGTTATGTTTGGATTTTCGCTTAAAAATGCCCAATTCCAAGGCATATTAGGGTATGACTCTACATTACTCATTGTTACGCCTGGATTTTTACTTAAACTTTTCCATCTCAAACAATCAATATTAGCACTATTTATTGCCTCCATAGTTATGTTTGGGTTGTCGCTCAAATAACGTATAGCCCAGGATCTAGTAGGATGTTCTTTAATATCCTTCATTGTTATGCCAGGATTTTCGCTTAAACACCACCAGTCCCATAGTTTATCCTCATGAGCTAATACATCCTCCATCGTTACGTTTGGATTTCTGCTTAAATACCACCAACTCCAAGGCTTGTCCGGATACGCTAAAACATCCTTCATTGTTATGTTTGGATTTGCGCTTATTTTACACCAATCCCAATCAATGCTCGGGTTTTCATCTATAAATTTCATTGTTATGTTTGGGTTACCGCTGAGGAACGATGCGACCCATCCCTTGTTCGGAAATTTTTTAAGTAAAGTGATCAGTTCATTTACGTGTTCTGGATGATGTCTAGACATCACCTGGATGAATACATTGTATTTCCCTACAAATAAATCTCACTTATTTGTTTCCATTCATCAAAATTGCAGCTTGGTATATAGTACCAATAAAGTGAGTTTAAATTTTGGGAATGATGTATTCAATTTATTGAATGAACGAGCTAAGTAAGTTTCTTCAACGCTTTCCAAATAAGCCCTGGGGTTGGGTAAGGTTAAGCATAAATCCGAACATAACAATGAAGGATGTATTAGCGCACCCAAATGGGTCGTGGGAATGGGAATGGTTGGGCAAAAATCCAAACATAACGATGAAGGATGTATTAGCGCATGCGGATAAGCCTTGGGATTGGGGATTATTGAGCAGAAATTTAGGCATCACGATGAAGGATGTTTTAGAGTATCCGGACAAACCATGGGATTGGTCACGTTTAAGCTCCAATCCGGGAATAATAATGAGGGATGTATTAGCGTATCCGGATAAGCCTTGGGATTGGGGATGGTTAAGCGAAAATCCAAACATAACAATGAAGGATGTTTTAGCGCATCCGGACAAGCCTTGGGATTGGGAATTGTTAAGCGACAATCCAGGCATAACAATGAAGGATGTACTAGCACATCCAGACAAGCCTTGGAGTTGGGAATGGTTAAGTTTACATTCAAATATAACGATAAAGGATGTTTTAGCGTATCCGGACAAGCCTTGGGACTGGGGATATTTAAGCGAAAATCCAAACATAACAATGAAGGATGTATTAGCGTATCCGGATAAGCCCTGGGGTTGGGGATGGTTAAGCTCAAATCCAAACATAACAATGAAGGATGTTTTGGCGTATCCGGACAAGCCCTGGAATTGGAGACGGTTAAGCGCAAATCTAAGCATAACAATGAAGGATGTTTTAGCACATCCGGATAGGCCTTGGGATTGGTGGTGGTTAAGCGGAAATCCGAACATAACAATGAAGGATGTATTAGCGAATCTGGATAGACCCTGGAGTTGGGGAGTTTTAAGCGCAAATCCGAATATAACAATGAAGGATGTATTAGCATATCCGGATAAGCCTTGGGACTGGTGGAGGCTAAGTGAAAATAAATTTTTACATCATCCAGTCCTACAATCAAACGCAATTAAGAAACTGGCTACCGTTCGAATCAAATATAGAGAAGGAATTAGACTAAGAACTCTTAAATCTTCAACTTTATATAATGACTTAATTAACGTAGTTATCGGTTATTAAATAGATCGGTCATCGGGCATTTTAGAGCCAGATTTAGTAGATCATTGTATAAAATAATGTATTTCCCTGATAATCAAAATTTGTATCTTATTGAGAGATACAAATTGAACGTATGTTAAATAGCTCGGGGTTATTAGGGTGCGCAAGGCTCTATAATAGTAGTGGCGCGTGGTGGAACACGCACCTTTTTTTATAAATGTATAATCCAAGAGATGAATACGTATCTTGTGTTGGCGATAGGATCGATAGTTTTGATTTTCGTGATCGTTTTTGGGGTCAAAATGTCATCTAAAAGCATAGTAACTCGAGAGGCATATACAGGACCAATTAATGTATCTCAAAATAATGGGACTGATCCATCTGTGGATTGTAAAGCAATGTATCCGCCAGCACCGGCAGAGGTTCCACAGAGTGCTTATGCTGAATTAATGGCTCCGCTCATTCTTTCAAGCGCAAATAATCCTTCAACGGCAAAAACTCTTCATGATAGTCCTGGAGGGGGATATTCATATGATTTTTATAATGATAAATATGTTTGCAATACACCCTGGAGTATGACGGCTTCGAGTAATGATAGTTGTGCTCAGTATGGTATAGGCGAACGGGCAGAAGGTCCGCCAGGCCATCAGTTCTGTGTTTGTGAAGCTCAATTAAAAAATGGGCTTCCTATCGGTTCGACTAAACCGTCTGCATCCGAAATAATTATTGGAGTTGGAGCAGTCTGTACGGAAGACACGCAATGTTGCACTAATTATTGCGGGAACGTTCCAGGGCAGTTCTCTAAATCCTGCATGTGTCAGCCCGGATTTAAGTGGGATGAGAACGCACAGGAATGTGTTGAAATGTATACTGCAAATCAGGGAGGATTTTCTAGTATGTATGATGATAGAGTTGAAGCTTATCGTCCCCCACCAAAAGGAGCAATTCCAACTAATGGGAAACTTTGCGCTTCACATAAAGAATGTGGTTTAGCTGAGGCTTGTACACCCAGCAATTTTTGTGCAAGTCAATTATTACCCACAACTGAGACATATGGGAACATGATAGACGTGGGCGGAAATTGTCAGACTGATGATCAGTGCGGAAATAACATGATATGTTTAGATGGAAATTGTGCTTGTCCAGATCCACTTATATATTCGTGGTCGTCTCATGATTGTCAGTGCGTTGACGGGTCGAAAAGTAAATTGGGAAATACATGCGTAAAACCGTCTGAATTGCCCCGCAAATTCTGTCCGACAACTCCACCGGGATTTTCCAGGGGGTGGCAAGACTGTGGGTTGGGAGAAATTTTTGTAGCTGGATCCGGGGCTTGTGCGTGCGTGACAGATTTGACAACCTTCCACCAAAATAGAATCGGGAAGGGAGGAAAATGCGAAACTACTGCTCAATGTCAATCTGGAGAATGTAAAAAGATTGGGGATATTTCTGTCTGCCTTGAACCATCAGATTCGCTTTGGAATTTAGCAGTTTCAACTTATATATAGTATAGGGCCCTCGGCACCCTATGACCCCGGCGTGTTTAATATAGGGCCCTTGCGCGCCCTATGACCCCGGCGTGTTTAAATATCTATAAATTTGAAGTTCAAATAACCTCAAATTATCCAATATGATAAAAAGCATCCGTGGCGTGCGGCGGAACGCGCAAAATGATTTTTGCATCATATACTCAAGGCAGAAATCATTCAAACTTAATGTCTGCACCACGATTCGCTAGTTTTTGGTCTTCATACAAGGCGAGTGCCATTCCCGCAATGTTTCAAACGGCAGGATCAACAATGGGAATTTCGGGCATTTTCGGGATCATGCAATATATTAACAATAATCAACCCATAAATTATACTCAAGTCGGAAAGTTCGCTGGACAGGGAGCACTAATTGGGGCCGCGGTTGGTGTTACTTACCCTGTATCGGTTCCTGCAATTTTCTGCTGGGGTGGATACGGGCTCTACCAATACTCTAAACGCGTTCCGCCACCCCCCGCAAATACGAATCCTGGTTGCGCATAATAAATAGGCGCTAAAGACCCTACAATTCCGGTTGTGATATTATAAGAATTTACGTTTAAAGACTATTTAAAGGAAGCCCTTTAAATAGTAATTAGAGATACATTTATTTTCTAATCCTAAGCACTATTTAAAGCGAATTCGCTTTAAATAGTTTTTACGCATCAGTTTTTCAGTCCGCAAGAGCAACTACTCGTAGAGTGATTTATACATGAAATAGAAAATTAAATTAATAACGGTAGCTAGAACCAGAAATAGCAATGAAAATCTAAACCCCATCACTGCAAGCAGAGCAAAGATTATAATACAAACACGCATCAAACAGTTTAGTTTAGAGTCTAAACTCATAGAACTAGAAGGCCAGAGGTTCGGATAAGCGAATAAATCAAAGATATTAAATAACCAGTATCGTTCGCTCGATCTTACGCAATTACGAGGACTAGCGTCTGGCATAATTATCAATCTTTCTATCGTGCAAGGTAAAATTATAGGGCCCTTGCACGCCCTGTGACCCCTGCCCAGTTAATGTACGGCATAGTGTCTTTATAGATTTGAGGTTCGGATAACCTCAAATTATCCAATGTGATAAAAACATCCGTGGGGCGCGGCGGAACGCACACAAAATGATTTATGTAATGTATGATACATAAAGGCAATCAATGTCTTCTAACACTATTCCAGAATCATTGTCCTCAGACGATCTAACATCATCTCAATTGGAATATGACTCTGATGAAGAAGACGAGAAAAGGTGTCATCCAGAACAATATATAATAACCGAATTAACCCGCATATCAACAGCGCTCGAAAACATCAATAATACACAGCAGAAATACGGGACATCATTACTCCAATATTTAGATGAGGTATCGCAGCAAAACAAAGACTTGGTAAGAGTAGAACATGAGATAAATCGAAGAGAGTCTGATAGATCACGGAGAGAACAGAATAAAATCACCTGGTTCGAATACACCTGCCTAACGCTGTTTGGAATAACTACATTTGTAACCGTTTTTGATGCCTATAAATCTATTTTCCGTAAGTAATATAGGCCTATACTACTGACCCTGAAAATACTGGTTATTGGTTGTAGGGTTCATTACCCCACTTCCGTTCATACCATGAGTTGAACCGCTGGCCGCACCCATTCCAGACAAACTCGGATCTTTCCCCTTGTATGCGTCATCATATTGTAAATAACAAAATCCGTCTGGTTTGCAGCTAAATTCTAGATATGGGCTAGCAATGGAAAATCCAGGTATTCCCGCCTCTGATTTCACTCCCTTATTTACAAATGTCTTTTTCGACTCCATTAATTTCTTTCCGTACAAAACAAAATCTCTGAGTTTTTCTCCAGTTAAATCATCATCATATTGTAAACAGGGTCGACCATCCTGATAAAGAATGATATGTGGAACGTCTGTAATTGGAGCTACAGTCTTTGATGCCATTTCTATGATTCGTAAATTTTCATTCAAATTTATTACACAGAATTTACAGCTCGGAATTATTTGCGGTAACTGTTTGTATTGTGGCAGCAGCATAACTGAACCTGGACTGTTTGGACTCCAAACCATGACGAGACTTAGCCCGGCAATTCCTGTGCACATGACTGGTCCTTTGGAGCCATTTTGGAGGCTGAAATCATCTTCGCGTAGATTAAGTAATCCCTGCATTATTGGTAGCTAATTACCGGTAATCTTTAAATTTACAATAGAGTAAAAATTGTAAATATAATAACGAACCCAAGTTTCTCTTTTATGACTGCCTTACCTTGGAGCATCATGGAAATGTTTGAAAATTGTACTTCCAGATTGCCTTTTGGATTAATTTGGCATAAAGAAACCGGATAGATTCGCTTTAAATAGGCTGCGGAGATGAAAATTTTAGTCCGCGTTTGCGGCCAACCTGTGCTTCACATTCTGCATATCCTTTTTCCTCTCCTTTTTGCCTTGAAATATAAATGATTAGAACAATCTTAATAAATACTACAACCAATAGTAAAATTTTTATTCTACTATCACAGGGAAATTTTAGGTCCAACCACAATGCCATCAAAACCAAGGATAGAACAATTATTTCAGCGACTAAAAGCAAGTGTTTAGTCATTATTAATGGACAAGATTTCAGATGGTAATTTGATCTGAAATAAAACGATATTTATTAAATTATTAATAAGTCATATCAAGACTATGCTAAGAATTCTCGCTTTAGGAGACGCTCATTTCACCAAAGATAACACGATAGAAATCGATGCATACCTGACCGCATTATCAAAATTTCTGGCTGAACATGCAAACGAAATAGATATCATTGTTTCTATGGGTGATGTTTTGCATACAATGTCACGTATTCATACAGTTCCTCTAAATCTAGCAGTGAAATATTTCAGAATGCTAACAATCAAACCTCTGTATCTAATTGTAGGAAATCATGATATGGTTAGCAATTGGACCTTTCTTACAGAGGATCATTGGCTAAACGCAGTAAAATACTGGCAAGGTGTCACAGTAATCGATAATGTTGTTATTGAAACTATAAATCAAGTAAAAATTGTATTTTGTCCCTATGTTCCTGACTCAAGAGTAGTCGAAGCACTGAACACTAAAGGAGACGAATGGAAGAATGCTGATGCTATATTCAGTCATGTTAGCGTGAAGGGAGCCAATACAGGGAACATGATTATGAAAGATTGTGATGAGTGGAAAACTGAATATCCACCCCTGATCAGCGGTCACATTCATCTTCCGCAAAAGATTGGATCTAATGTCTACTATACAGGATCAATTATGCAAGTAACAACCGATGAGGCTCCGAATAAGCGAATCTTTTCTGTAACCATTAAACCGCAGGATAAGGATCAAACCAAACTTACAGTAAAGGAAATAAATCTATATCTTCCAAGACGAGAAAGACTATATATAGAAATGGAAGATATAGAAGAGTTTAAATTTCCTTCTGAACCAAATGTTAAATATACTCTATACATTAATGCTAACAAGGAAGATTTTCGTTCGTTCCTAAAAGGAAGCACATATCAAAGGCTATTAAAATTTCCACAACTTGACAGAGGAGAACAAGGTATAAAATTCAAGGCGAGGCAAGAGGAAATCAGTGAGTCAAAACAACGCATAAAAGAATCAAAGGGAGCCAAGGTGCAGAGATTCAATGATCTTTTACGCCAGAGTGTAGAACGAGAAAATGATCCTCTTTTAACCTCACTTTACAATCATATAGTAAATGATGTTGAATCAGATTGTAGTGATCCCGATGGATCATTTATCATATCTTCTCGTAAATGATCATTCAATTTCCGAAAATTATGATTCTAAAATAAATCTAAAATAAATCTAAATATCAGAATCATAATTCAATGTCTGATCTTAGTAATAGGGTAATCTATGTTCTTAGACTAGAATCTGAAAAATACTATGTAGGAAGCCTGTTTTTAACATCTGAAAATTTAGAGGCGGTGGAACATCCAAGAATACTGAAACATTTTCATGGTCTCGGAGCTGAATGGACAAAACTACATGTTCCGATCGAAGTAATTCAAATTATAGCTCCAGCTGATGAATTCGAAGAAGATAAACAGACCAAGATCCATATGAGCAAATATGGAATTGATAATGTAAGAGGCGGATCATATTGTGAAATCAATCTTAGCAATAATCAAGTCTATTGTCTGAAAAAAGAGATTGCTACAGCTAAAGGTTTATGTTTTAGGTGTAATCAGGTAGGACATTTGGCGAAAACATGTGGTGTTATTGTATGTTATAAATGTGGTAAAATAGGACATTATTCTCCACAATGCGACGAATAAATATTGAATACTTTACTAGTATTCAATAAATGGTAAATAATCTAACTGATAACTTCGGCTAATTCAGGCGCACTCGGAATAGTTACGGGAACCATATAATCATCCCCTAACAATTGCAACGAATCTAGATTAATAGGAATAAAATTTATAGGAAGGCTGCTTATGCTAATGCTATCATCTACTTCTTCATGAACTACTAACCCTCCAAGATTGGTCAAAATTTGTCTCATGGACAAAGAATATTCACCATCTAATGTAGCTATATTATCAAACTTATTGTGAAGATAGGTCAGTTCTTGTGTTAAAGTTTGGATATCAGGGGACTCTACTAATTTGATAGTTTTAAGCATAATCCAATCATAAATATTAACTGATTGGGCAGCATTTATATCAAATATACAATCCCCCATAACAATCAACTCAATGGCATCGCTTCTTTTTGGCAGTGGTTCGTATAGGTCTAATTGAAAAATTGAATCCGCAAGAGGAGTATAGTAACAATTATTATATAACGAACCATTGCTTATATCGTCCTTTTTGATCGGTTCAAAGTCTTTTATTGCGTTCCAGAACGCCTCGTGTTTCCATCTACTTGCATTTGTTGGATCAAATTTATCTGGATTTGTAGTAGCATACAATGTTTGAGCGCTTATAATAGGTATTTTTAGCTCGTTTAATTTAACTAATACCCTTGGCATATGTCTAGAAGCCGAAAGCTCCACCCATCCACTCTGACTATTTGTGATAACGAACGAAGTATATCCATGCTTATGCACAGAATCGAACAAGGCGCAGACCGAATCCTGCAACGAGTCCAAAAATGGTTGAATCAATGCATTTACAGCCGATCCATAGTGTTTTTGTAATCGAAGCATCCATGTAGACGGCAATAACGTATCATCCCAATCGAATATAAACACTCTCATCATTACCCCATTTACATATGGATTAATAAAAAATCTTTTCGTATAGGGCCCTCGCGCGCCCTATGACCCCGGCATGTTTAACACATGCTCATAATGAACGTATTCATGAACGCGCATTTATCTATAAATGCGCGTTCCGCCGCACCCCACGGATGCTTTTATTATACTGGATAATTTGAGGTCATTTGAACCTCAAATTTATAGATATAATAAAGACATTATAACCGTATATTAAACAGGCAGGGGTCATAGGGCGCCCGAGGGCCCTATAAACACTTCTAATATTTCGCCTAGTGATTGCTCGAAATATAATAGATTGGATCGCTTTATTTCTCTAGCATCGTTTAATGCCTTTCTTCGAGTTTTCATTTCAGATATTGCTTCGCGCACAATAGGAGATAGGTATTCTTCGGGAATTGAAGATGTCTTCCATCCTCTGAAATAAGGCTTACGAATAGTTTTTACTGTAAATCCCTTGTCTCTGTATTTCATACAGCGGAGTATAAGTGATTCTCGAAATGCCAAATGTTCGTTTTTATTAAAAGTAGCTATTTTATTTGCGATAGCCCCGGGAAATTCAAGTCTTAGTTTTTCACCATTATAATAACTTCTAACAATGTCAAAATCAAACTCGGAAATCGCTTTTTTGACATCATATACTTCCACTAGCTGAATTTTATTACCGTCCGAAGTCATCATATCTACCACTCTTCTTAGATTGGTTACAATAGAATAGAATTCTGAAAGATCTGGGCGCCCACCAATTTCACAATTTGCATTTTTAAATAGAGTATGAAACAGATCGAAATGTTCACGAGAAACAAATATATCAATATCGTTACATTTTATCTCTGGCATTAAGGCTGAAAGTATTCCGGATCCAGTAATAGCCGATCCGGTCTTTATCAATAGATCAACTACTTCCTTGAATAATGGAATTTTTTGCTCAAAACAGCGATTCATTACTTCCTTTAACATTCCGCCTCTAACCAACCCATCAATCATTGCTCGAATCATTTTATTGCATTGACGAAAAAAGTATAGTGAATCAAAGCTCATATATTGTATGGAGTCATATATCAGACTGACATCTAATTCAAAATTTGACTTTGAAGGATCATAACTTTGTGCCATTGCAAGTAGGTTAATAGTAAATGAATAAAAATCACTTAGAATACTATCCGCGAATTGAAGTATATTTACGAATAAATTCTACACATGCACTGGTTTCAGCTCCTTCTAATGTCCAATAATTACATGGAACACCGACATTGACCAGAGCTTCCGCCATGCTTGTACTTTGAACATTACATAAAAGAAGCTGAGTTTTAAATTCTGGATATTGATAAACTATTCTAACTGCATCATTTATATTATTGCCTAGAATTGCATCATCTAGATCATTTATAGCTTGATTTTTATTCTGGATTTCTCTACGAATTTTACCTCTACGATTATGGCGTTTTTGCGACTTTGTGAAAAATGTCATGTATGCACTTCACAAACACCTTGATGATAAAAATCATTTCAGACGCGCAAAATGATTTTTAGATCATCCGTTTAGGAGACAAAATATCATTTTACCATTCTCCCAATGTCATATCCAACCGCTCGTATCACTAGCCGCCAAGACGGAATTGCTATAGTAGAAGCTCAATCTCAGCCATACTATAGACAAATGCATCTTGTCCTGGCAAAAGATGCCGAAAAATTTATTCAGACGAAACTGGAAGAGTTAAGAACTAAATCCAGATCATCCATTCCCTATATTCATCCAACTCTTTCTTGGGAAGAAAGATGGGGTGAATATGAAACAGAAGAGTATGAACCGGAAGAACTAGTTCCATCTAAAATAATGGTTACAGAGTATGATAATTTATTTCTACCTGAAAATGAGAATAAACAATTACCTATTCCACAAATTAATAATCAGTCTGGTGAAGAAGGATGGACTAATGTGAAACGTAAATCTAAATTTAGACTCGTTCCTTTGGATGTTCAAACTCCTGACACTCCAAAAGCAAACTAAGTCATAAATAACCCTAGAATAATTAGATTTCCTTTTATGGAAAAAGGAAATTGTCTGTATGTTCCATCTGCAAGAAATGAGTTTCTTGTGATTTATCTAAAAGCGAATGTCAATGACGTCAAAACCGACAATAGAGGATGTTTACAGGGCTAGTATTCAAGCTCTGGATGAATCATTACGAGAGACTGGAAAGATAGGTCCAAGAACAGGATTTATACGAATGTTACAAATTCTAAACTATAAACCTAAACCATTTTCTAAAGAGGAAGAGTTGATTGAAAATGCCTTTGACATTGTATACGATAAATGCGATGAAAAATGGGCTGAATACAAACTAAAATATAACATTAAATAGGGCCCTTGCGCGCCCTATGACCCCGGCATGTTTAATATACGGTTATAGTGTCTTATAAATTTGAGGTTCAAATAACTTCAAATTATCCAGTATGATGAAAGCATTCGTGAGGAGTGGTGGAACGCGCATATGGTTGAATCAAACCCTATTTAAAGGAAATCCTTTAAATAGGGTTTGAACGAACATTTTGATTTTTTACCTTTATGGCCTATTTAAAGGACGTCCTTTAAATAGTTTTTTAATCTCTATTTCGCACCGATTTCTGATGCCATGTCACTAATCGCTATAGCTAAACTGCGGGCCTGATCATGATTATTCAAAATATAGGTTAGAGTTCCGCAGTGAATATAAATATATTGTAATACAGAATGAGTTGAGCCTATGCGATTGATTCTTCCCTCTAACTGATCTCGTGAACTCTGATTAGACGGATAAATGCTACTGACGAATGCTCCTAGGTATGTAAGGGTGTATCCGGCATTATGGCGAACTGTTGTTATCACTACTTTATATTTAGGAACACTTTTAGATTTTACCGCTTCATCGGTTAAGAATAAGCTCTGTTTATTTGTTAGACAAAATATTCTTTTAGATTTTACTCCTGCTTCTATTAGCATATCACGTAAAACATTCTGATGCTCTTCTGTTGCTGCTACCATCATTACCCCTATTCCTTCGTTAATTAGTCCTATCGTCTGATTTATCATTTCCCTATTACAAACTTTATATGAAAGAGTGGTAGCATCCTTTATTTGCTCTAATCTGCTAGTTGTATTTGATCCTCCAAGACCAGGAGGAACTAGTTTTTTATACTTCTTCTCTTCAGATGCACTGAATTGCGCCTCTATGTATTCATGTTTAGTTTTTATACCCGTGCTTGCTTTCCTACTAACCATTGTTGCCGCAGCAACCCAAAAATTGGCTTCATTTATCTCTACTGGAACAATTTGTTCCAACCATGGAATAAGTCTATAAATTCTATTGTCTATAACTGGGGTCCCTGTGAGAACAGTAAATTCTTTACTCAATCGCGATAATTGTAGAGATATATTAGTCCTCTGACTTTCACGAAGCATCTTATGTACCTCATCAAACACTATAATCGAATTGGTTGCTACTGATAATAATTCCTCTTCACATCGCCTCAAATAATCATGTTCTATAAGAGTTATTACTCCAGGCTTAATTTCACATTCTCGGCTAATCTTTACTTTATCGGGCACATCTACCACCTTCTTACCTTTTATAGGTAGGATTAATATTACTTCAAATCCCATAGCTAAAATTTCAGTTGAAACACTTTTTATGGCACTTGAAGGTAGCGAATATATAACATATTTAGGAAGCTTAATTTTCTCTGCCAACCATTTTAGATAGTAAAGCACTTGAATGGTCTTACCCAATCCCGGAGGCTGATAAAGAAATATTCCTCTCGATCCTCTAGTATGATTATCTATCATTTCCTGAATAGACGATTCCTGATGCTCCCATAGCGTACGTTTATTGCGATCCCACAATTGCGAACAATTCCAATTAATCGTCTTACTGTCGGATTCAATAGTATCTTTTATAATATTACGAATTGTCCATAATAACGGAGGAATCGGAGAGCTGAATTTCCCAGGTTGATGTTCTACTGGACGAACCGCAGCTGGAAATAGAAGAGAAAGTTGCAACAGGAACTGATTGACTGACACATCTTCTATCGTTACTGAGCCTTTGGTTCCGCCTCCGGATCGTCCTATAGGGTTGAGCTCAAAAGATGCCTTGAAACTAGAAATATAGAATAAGACCCTCTGTATAGTTCGAATATTTGTGTTTTTGCATAATGAAGTAAGATCATCCCACGCATCTACTTGTATTCCATTTCCTATATTTAATAAAGCTAATGAAAGGTCCGATTCATTATATTCAAATGTTGAAGTTCCCAGCTTCTGATGATAAGGTAGATGTAATTTAATCGTTCTAGCGTCTTCCCACGTTTGTTCTTTACCATCTTTTTCTACGACATAATAATCAGCGTCGTTGTCGCTTCGCAGATATACTATTGCATTAGTGAGATGCTCACATGGAGCTGATACCGCTTTTAATTTTACGCCCTTCTGTAGGATCAAACGTGCCTCTTCTTTTGATTCTTCTTCTCGCTCGGCTGACAAAGGTTCATCTTTCATTTGACGTGCCGGACGCCTTACTACTATCATGTTTAATGGATCTTTCGCATCTAGGGTTATGATTACCGGAGGAGATCCTTTTATTTCTATAGATCCTACAAGAGCTGTGAGCCATGCTGTATCTAATTTGTATTCTAAAGTATATGAATTAGTTCCTTTTATTTCTCTGAATTTCTGTTTTAGTTGTTTCGCTCTTAGGACTATCCGTTGTGCAGTGCTCATGGCGGAAATGAAATCATCAGCTTCATCCCAGATCAGAGTTTTCTGTTTTCGCGTTCTGCCCAAATGTCCCGGTGGACGTGGATTGAATCCAGTGTCTTCACTAAATAGTCTATAGAAGAGTGAACTAAAGGGAACACTGGCGGGTTGATCTGAGTCGCTCGCAATCTCTTCGATTAAGCCTGGATTTACGTACCAAGGAAGAGAAGTGAAAGAATGCTGATCGATATGATGATAGATGGGCATGATTGGAATCCGCTCTATTTTCTGTGTTCCCCATAAACGCGTAGCCTCGCTATAATGCGCTGCTATGTATCTAATCATTGCTATATCACCTTCAAATGAACGCAATTCATCTATAAGAGCGGAACAATTCTGAAATGGTGTATTATTAGATGATAAAAAGAATGGATGAAGTTCGAGGCCAACATGATTGTCGAATACATACTTTTCACTTCTTTCCCATGCTTCTAACCCATACTTGAACCACTTTTTGACCAAGGTTCTACTCGGTCTCCAGCTTTGCGATCGCTGAGCAAGTAAAGCAGCCGCAAGTAGAGATTGTAATTTACGTGGATCATCGATGGAAGCGTCTTCAACTATAGTTACAGCCAATCGCTTTGTAAGCGATTCTAGCCCACTAACATATCTCTGAATGTCTGGAACGAATGATCCCGGATTTATGAGCAGGGCTCCCATTGTAGCAAGAATGACTAATCGTGTATCGACTAGGGTCTCTTTTTCTTCTACGTTTATGTTTACAAATAAGGCCACCGTTTCGGCTCTAAATCGAATATTCTTTTGCATTAATGATTTGTAAGTAGCGGCAGTGTATTGTTCAAAATTTGCCTTGATTAGATCTAGAAGATTAGATAATTCTTTCTGTGTTCCTGTGAACCATTCACAAAGCTCAAATATGATGTCAGATACTTCAGTCCATGTAAAACCCATCATTTCATTGTCAGTTAGAAATCCCACTTCACCACTACGGGAGGTGTGCCAGGTCGCACGAGAAGCCACCTCATTTGATGTTTTGGTTCGTCTAGATTTTTCTGGCTTGGAACGTTCCAGTGTTATATCATCTAAAATTATAAGCTTCTGTTTACTGTTGGATACTGATGATAGAGTTTCACCAGTGTGAAGATCAAATATTAGCCCGGAAAATGAGTCGACTGTTTTAGGCTCTCTAATTAGCTTCCACCAATTTTTATTCCAGAAGAGCACATGTCTTCCTGAAAGCCCCTTTGATCCTGGCTTCGCAGGGATAATGTCTATTATATCCTGAGATGACCAGTATTTCTGTGGATGATTCGGATTTCCTTCCATTAATGCTTCTAAATCCGCCGAATCTACTTCATCGGATATTAGATCCCCCTGTCCCGGTTGTAATAATTCTACATGGAAATTATCTGATTCATCCCCAATATAATCATCCTTATCGTTTTCATTATCTTCTAGCCACTCTTCGCGCTGAGATCGCGACATGGGCGAAAAGAATGGAATAATCTCTAATTTATCTATAAATTTCTTCCAAATAATAGGATGTTGTCTTAGAGCATTTAATTCCTTGGCTTTAGGGCGGATAGAATCGCCATGTATGCGAATAATTGTCTTGCTATTTCGATCCGCTACGCCAATAATTGTATCTCCGTCTCGCGCACCGGTTATATTAACATCGAAATACTTGAGAATAGAATTAGCCTGATCTTCAGTATATTGTTTCGTTGATTGTTTCTTCTTTGACTGTGCTTTCTTTTTCGGGATAATTAATGTTTTATCTTTAGCAGTCTCGGATTTGGATGATGAATGGACTGAATTGGGGACGGAAATAGGAAGGTCTATAGATGCTTCAATTGGAACAGTTATAATATTTACTATAGACCCAAGCTGAATAATCCAATTTGGTAGTTTCAGATCATATTTATCCGGAAGATAAATGTCTAACTTCGCGTTTAAATCAGAGATAAGTTGAGATATGATATTATTTTGGTTGAATCCGTCGTTAAAGAGAATAGAGTTACCTTCAGTATAAGAAGAAAGATTAAATTTGGGATCGTTTGGAGTAAAATTCCAATCTTCTATAATTTTATTTATAACCCTTGAGTTCAGACTGTATATTACTATTCTAGTTTCTGCCGTCATGATGCAGGAGGGATTAAATGTATGACTAAAAATTCATTTTTAGTCATGGATTGAGGGGGAATTTAGATCATTTTTATGCAGTCAAATGATGAATTTGTAGGTTCATATCCATTATAAAATAAATAAACTGTACGCAAAAACTCGTCTGTGGATTTAGGGGCAGATTTCATAGAATGTCTAACCCACTCTACTAGTATCTGCTCGCGTCTAGCTTTAGGAATTTTGGATTTCTTAGATTGAGAATCAGTATAATTATCTGGATTGTAACGAATGAAAATAGTGGGCATTCCAATGGCTTGACAAATCTCTTTCATCCTAGTGGTTTCACATTCGGCCTGATATGAAGAATGTTGGTGTTCGTCTATCTCTATAGCGAGAAAATGTGTTTTACAATCATAGAGAATATCAGGGCGTTTTTTGTTGCACGTGGAATCAACAATTTTATCACATAAATAAGGTTGTTCCTGTATTTCACGTTTGAGAAGATTTTGAACCCGCAATTCCTTTTGATGTTTACTTCTATTAAAAAGATCAGAATTAACACAATATTCAAGGCATAATCCTTCATCATTACAGATCTCTAGACGGGAACAGGTTCTATTTTTGCATATACGCAGACATAAATTTTCCTCAGGAGAAACACGATGTTCTTCGCAGTGATTTGGAGCAGTAACACCATAGATTGCTTTTTCCTTGCAATCTTCTCTCTGACACCGCGATAATGAATGTTTGCACATACCTTCAGTTTTATGTTTCGCACAAACTGAAGGTTTTGATCCGGGAAATCCATATAGGGGGCGAGTGCCGCAATCAGAATATGAACATTTTTTGGATTTGACGTTGATCATTCCGATTTCTTTGTGATCAGCACAAAATTTACCCCTGGATTCATTTTTCCAGTTAAACCCAGGCTGTTTCCGACAATTCGGATGAGCGCACTTTTTATTTGCCACGTCGATCATCTCGGCTTCCTTATGGTCGGCACAAAATATACCCTGTGATTCGCCTAGTTTATTAAATCGAGGATTTTTCTTACAATGAATATGTTTACATTTTTTGTTCCTTACATCTACCATTCCGATCATCTTGTGATCGGCACAAAATTTACCCTTTGATTCTTTGCTTTCATTATAATTGGGAATTTTTTCACATCCTATATAAGCACATTTTTTGTCTACCAGATTGATCATTCCTTCCTCCTTATGATCAGCGCAAAACCTACCTTTTGATTCATTCTTGTGACCAAATCTTGGTTGTTTTTTGCAGCCCACATACTCGCATTTTTTACTCTTTATATTGACCATGTTGACTTCTTTATGTTGAGCACAAAATTTGCCCTCGGATTCATTCTCGTAGTTGAATGATGGAATTTTTTGGCATGTTATATGAGCGCATTTTTTGCTATGCACATTTATCATTTCAGCTTCCTTATGATCGGCACAAAATTTTCCCCTTATTTCCCCTAACCTGTTGAAATGTGGGATTTTCCGACAAGTAGCATACTCGCATTTTCTAGTTTTTACGTCGATCATTCCTACGGTTTTGTGATCAGCACAGAACTTCCCGTCCGAGTTATTCTCTGTGTTGAACACCGCATTTTTTCTGCATCCCTCATGAGCGCATATTTTGTTTATCACGTTTACCATTCCGTTTTCCTTATGATCAGCACAAAACTTACCCTGTAGTTCACCTACGACATTGAAACTGGGTCTTATTGGGCATCCTTCGCGTGCGCATTTTCTATGTTTTTTTATGTTGATCATTCCTGGTTCCTTATGTTTAACACATCTAATTACCCTTATTTCACCTTCAAAATTAAAAGATGCTCCAATCCCGCAATTAGGAAACAGGCAAATTCTCTTATCCACTTTTACACGTTTTTGCCTACATTTTTCGCATCTTTTACTCTTGATGGACGTGTTTGCCAGAAAAGGTTGTTTGCATCCCTGACATTTGAGCGAAACGGACGGATCCATTTTTGTATAACAATAATAGATCTTACTAAATATCAATTAATCCGAATAATTGTGACTAGAGCTGGATAATAAAATATATACCACAAACAAGCCAAGTATGTCTTTTTCCTGGGTAACCGATTCATGGAGCGGGCCGACCAGCTCGTCAGATTTTTATCCTTCGGCGATTCTCTACACTGGGGCGCCAAAAACCGCTGCAGTAGCCGCTAATTTCCCCCAACACCCTCTTGTTAGTAAGCATATTCCGCAAACAATAACCGATAACTACGAATATCAGATTCCAGAATACTTATTATTAAAAGATATGACAGCCGATAAGACCCCATTAGTATTTCAGCGCGGCGGCTATTCAGGTTTAAGTCCGGTCGCTGAATCGGTTGCTAAATGCACTGCGTTGGGTATTAGCGGAAACTACTATTGCAATGGACCCCAGATTAAACCTTCTGTTCAATTATTAGGAACATATGGTCCGTGAATTTTATAGTTTCATTATTATGCCTATTTAAAGACCCCATTCAATCATAAATTATGACTGAATTATCCAATCCTTTTGATCTTCTCAATGAAGATACTGATGGTTCAGATCACGCTGAATCAAAAGATTTAACATCACCGGAATCTCAAAAACAATTACCGCAAGCATGGGCTGATATGAGTGAGGATAGTGATGATCCGCTAGACGAATTCGGAAGTGACAATTCCCCGCATAATACTGATATTACATCTCATCCCCATTTACCAGCTAAAAAGAATGAAGTTTCCCAATCAATTAAAGAAGCGGATCTGGAATGGTCTAAAAAGATTGTTATTGAAGTTAAGCATGATGTAAGATCATATGACAAAGAAACAGATAAATTAACTATAGAACAGAATACAAGGAGGTTAACAGTTATTCAAAAACGAGACTACGACAAGCTCAAATCATTAATCGAAACAACTCGAACCCATCGTGGACCCAATAGAGAATTCATGGATAAAGAAAAACAACGAGACAAAATCAAACTCGCTAATACACTCCTCGAAAAATGCTACAAGGATCCTCGAACCCCCTGCACTTTTGTTTACCCCGTAGCTCGCATTCATGTTAGAGATAATAAAGGTCAAACTCGCATTCTCACTAGAAACGAAATATTCAAAGCCTCTAACTGCTTCTTTGAGATTGGAGATATTGTATGTGATATGAATATAGGGCCCTCGCGCGCCCTATGACCCCGGCCTGTTTACAGACGAATAATATAATTACAAATATGGTTGTAATTATATAGTATAAATAGTCTAAATAATGTCACAAGTTCCGATTACGATAAGGGCGACTATAGCCCTCATCATAAACGTATGTTAATCAGGCCGGGGTCATAGGGCGCGCAAGGGCCCTATATATAACTAGTCTGATAATTGGGATCCATTCTCTCATTGTTAAATGTCCATGCCTCAGAACAACCAAACTTAAAATCCTTGGGAACACGCTCCAAGTCTGCTTTAAAATAGAAAACGCGTTCTGAGATAAGTTGAGAGGTGGAAGTATTATCGATAACCAAACAGCAATAATCGCCAGTAACTCCGTCCATTAGATCACAAAAATCTTTAAATGAAGGAATAGCACCACTAGCAAAATTTTCATATAATTTTTGCCGTTCGGTTATGATTGAATTTTGAGGAATAAAGATATAGTCTATACATGATCTAATTCCAGGGGGTAAATCCATTGAATATTGTGAAGCATCTATACGGATTAGATTCCAGTGGCGTCCCTTTTTAAAGTATGCAGAATGAATGGGTGATCTCAGAGTAGAAGAAGAATCTATACAATCATCTATAATCAACATTGTCCATGGGTTTGGTAAATACTTTTGTGCAATCGCCTGTCTCTTAGGTAGCGATTCAATCTGTTTTTGATCAAGTTCGTCAAAGATCGTAATAGGGGTCACTTTACTTCCATAAAAACCATTCACGTTCTCGGTTCCGCTATACACTTGAGCAATTGGGCAAATCCACCACTTGTAAAGCATAATCTGCTCTATAATTCGACTCTTTCCTCTACCAGGTTTAGCAGTAATGTGTATTTTCACCCCGTGTCCCGGGTCGTCTGGATTGAGAGGCCACATCTTATTCATATCAAACTCATGAATGTCCACTACTCTCGACCCGTCCTCTTGCACTTCTATTCCGGCTGCTTCATCATAGTCGCTAAATATAATTTTGGCCTTTGGCATTTAAATAAAGGTTGGAACCTTAAGATGATGTGTAATATAGAATTTTTAATTTCATCTCTGTCTGGAGATGAAAATGATACATTGTTCTACTCATGCGACACGATCCAGACATTTCGACTAAGAAACATACGATAAGTATAGCAAGTTTGACCATCCCCTCTACAACGTTTTCCATAAAGAGGGGCCAAATATGCCTGTAAGTTAAAGTAGTTAAGTGATCCGACAGATAGGCGACTTATAACTCCAGATGAAAAACTGTCCGATCTAATTGGAACCAAGGAACAGATTAAGGTAAATTTCTCGTAATTTCATACCATGGGAGTAGCGTCAGTATCATGGGCGCGATGATCCTATTTTGAACATCCGATAAGTATCACAAACGTCCGGGAGACGGGAAGATCGAGTAAAATGTGGGCTCAAATATCGCTGTAATGTAAAGTAATTTATTTGGGCCGTCGTTCCTAGTAATCGCGATAATTTTTCATCTGGAGTAAATAATGCCTTATTTTCCTGATCTATCAAGCACTTTTCCTTTATATGCCAGCAAACCAATTTAGTAATGTCTATTCTGGTAATCTCTCCAGGTAACGGACCATATATCTCACAGAATTCTCGTAATTTTGGTGATATTGTGCAAGGTCTGGTAAATCCATCCGATAATCCTTTTATTCTACTGCATATAGTAAAGCCAGTAGTAAACAGATTCTTCTTGTAAATATTACGGCTAATTTTACCGCAATATTCGCAAAATTCCAATTTCTTAATAGAATCAAGAACATTTTTGAATGATTCCTTGACTTCGTTTTCATCTGGTAAACAATAGCTCAAATATATCCAAAACAAATCAGAATACGTATCCTCTAAAACAGACCTCCATGACCACTTTTGCGGATTATTTGATTCAGATTGTAATTCACCCATTGAACCCAAATATATTTGAAGAGTGAAAAATCACTTACGGGCTACCTGGCGTTCCTATAAAGAAACCATGCGGGATGTGGTGAAGCGCGCAAAATGAGTTTTTATCTAGACTATTAAAACTATATTATTCGATAATGTCCCGGTCTCAGTTAGCAACCGAAATAATTGCTCTTATTAGAGCGGGAGTTTTAGCTGGTATATCAGAGGTGGATGATCACGATCCTTGGAGTGAAGGGCAGGACGGTGCAGATTGGTGCGAGAATGAAATATCTCTATTTCGTGACCTACATGAAATCGCTTATCCTTACAGAGAACATAACCTCGATGAAATAGCTGATTGTCATTCTGTAGCTGAAATTCATGTTATGCTTCAGAACTGTCATGAACTAGTATTGAATGAATTACTTCAGTATTGTATGAATGGTGGAACCTCTAATAATTTATATTTTAATCTCAGGGAGTCATCTCCTCCAAACAGTCAAAATATTCGCACTGCTCTTGCACTTAGACAGTAATATGTGCGTTCCGCCGCGCGCCACGGATGCCTTTATTATACTGAATAATTTGAAGTTATTTGAACTTCAAATTTACGGATATAATAACCGTATATTAAACAGGCCGGGGTTGTAGGGCGCGCGAGGGCCCTACAATAAATAATATGAGTCCATTCATAATGCTATGTCTGGTCTGGATGTTGCCTCGTTTTTACCAGCATACAGTGGAATAATGACCGAAATCGGAGACCCTCTTTATTCGTTTTATTCTTCCAGTATGCCACAGGGGTATACAAAGGAGTTTCCAATTTCAACCTTTCTCAAACGTGAATTTAATTCTCTAAAACTTCCGGCCAAAGAACCATCCAGGGAAATTGGGCAGCCGTTCAAGCCATTAGGTAACCAAAGTTTCGTCGTGCGTTTTCTCTCTACCTATACTCCTTATGACAGACTATTAGTATATCATGCTGTAGGAACCGGAAAAACGTGCCTTTTCAGCCTTCTATCCGAAGCCGTTCAAGATCAAAATCCGAATATGCTCCCGACTTTGGTCTTAACTCGAAGCGAAGTTCTACAAACAAATGCCAAGAATGAAATAGCTGAAACTTGTACAAATGGTAAATACATTCCTTCTCGCTGGGATCCAAAGCTCAAAAAGATGATTAGCGATGATGCATATTTGAAGCGATTTAATAAGCTTATTTCTCAACGATATACATTTGATACTTGGGAGCGCATCGCAAAGGAACTGGCATCGCAAAGTAAAGAATATATAAGAGAAGTGTATTCAAACCGTGTAATAGTTATTGATGAAGCGCACGGATTACGCATTCAGCCAAGGGAAAGTAAAATCAATATCTATAATGAAATATATTGCCTTCTCCATACAGTAGAAAACTGTAAGATCATTCTTTTAACTGCTACACCAATGAGGGATCAGCCAGAAGAAATAGCATCATTACTGAATCTTCTACTACCCGAAGATAGAGCGTTTGATAAGGAAAGTTTTAGAGAGGAATATTTCAAGGATGGAATATTCAGAGAAGATAAAAAGGCTGAGTTCAAGTCAAGAATTAGAGGATTAATTAGTTATGTTCGGCAGACCAATAGTGGGGTGAAAAAGACATATGAGGGAAGTGTGATTCCAACATACCTGGGACAGCGAGGAATGAAAATTACGCCGTTGGAGAACACTGTAATGGAAAAAATGCAATCAGAAGCATATGAGAAGGCTTATCGAATCGATCGCAGACAAATTGCGGATGAAACAGTCGAACAGGAAGATGAAGAGGATGAAGAGTCTGGAGCTGGGCTATATAAAAATTCTAGACAAGCAAGCCTATTTGTAGCTCCTGACGGGTCATATGGAGCAGCATTAGAAGGTAAATGGTTGAAGCTTTCCAAAGAGCAAGAAGAACAGAGAGCTCTAGCCAAACTTCGAGCCTCAATGACCCCTGAAGAACGAGAAAAAGATAAGATTGCGCGAGCAGCTGCACTCAGAGCAACCAAGAAAGCTGAAAAGAAAGCGGCTGAACTAGAAGCAAAAGAATCAAAGAATGAAAATCAATCCAAGGTTCAGTCTAGAAAAACTCAAAAACCGCTAAGAGATAGATTATCGTCCGCAAGCAAAGATCTAAAAACTGCAATTTTTGGAGGAAATAAAGATCCAGGAACGGAGGCCAAATTAAAGAATTTAGCAAAGATGAGCAGTAAATATGCTGGAATTATTCGACGATTAATAATGAACCCAACGGAAAAGGCGTTCGTTTATTGCAATCTAGTTGCCGGGTCCGGATGCAATCTGTTTTCAGTGTTACTTGAACTATTTGATTTCGAGCATGCTCCAATACCCGTTTCGACTGGTTCCAAACCTAATATGGAAGAATACAAAAGTGCGAAGAGAAAATTTATTTTAATCACGTCAAAATTCCCTACAAATGCACAGGCATCTTATTTAGTTAATAAAATATATAATGATCCTGCAAATAAGTACGGGGATTATATTCAGGTAATAGTGGCTAGTCGGATCGTTTCAGAGGGTATTTCATTCAAAGCATCGCGACAATTTCATGGAGCAACACCAGGATGGAATGCTACTGAATTTGCTCAAGCGGAGGGTCGTGCAGACAGAGCGTTTGCACATGATGTATTCCCACCCAGTGAACGGTTCATAAAGCTATATTACTGGTGTTCTTTACCCCATGATAAGAATTTTCCAAGTATAGATTTCGAGATGTATCAGCGATCGGAAGACAAGGATTTTTTAATAAAGCAGATCGAGCGCCTACTTAAGGAAGCGGCGGTTGATTGTGCCCTAAACGTAGCCAGAAATATGAGACCAGAAGAGGATCGAGACGGTTCGAGACAGTGTGATTATTCCACATGCACATATAAATGTGACGGCATTCCGGAAGGATGGTATGCGCTTGGCGGAACTGGTCCAGACAAGTCTCTAATAGACGATACATATAATCTCTATTATGCCAGAGATATGATAGACGAGATAAAGAATCGAATTCAATCATTATTTAGGAATAGATTCATGTATGATTTCCATGAGCTTCAACCAATATTTCAAACTGCGCCTCCACTTGTTCTGTTGCGAGCGCTAAAGGAAATGATAGACCAGTCAACCCCCATATTTAACAAATATGGTATTCGTTCATATTTAAGAGAAAATAGCAATCTATACTTTCTTGTGGATAACCATGAGGTAAGAACAACCGCTAACATGTATCTTTTATCTCGCTATAATGCTGCTCCTGTTCTTCGAGATAATCTATCGTTTCATGAATACACGCGAATTTTCGAATATGATAATCTAGGAGAAAAATTAGATACATTAGCAGCCTTATCCGAATCCGGTTCTACTGCGAATTTAATAGACGAAATAACACTGACTCTACGCAACCTTGATCCCAAGTCTCAGGAAAGCATCCTTGAATCATTCGTGAGAGCATCCAGAGATAAAATAAACCATAATGTGCCTTTGCGAGAAGCAGTTCTGCAAATATATCAATCCCTTATTCAGAAACCAACAGGAGGATTGATTTCACCAATATTACAGGAAACGTATAAAGTACTGAGATGTTACGACGAAAAATCGAATGAATGGTCGGACTGTACTGAAAAACAGGTTGAAAAATTTACCAAAACAATAGCAAAACGTAAGGCTAAACTGAGGGCTAATCCATTTGGATATTATGGAGTTTATGATCGCAAAAAGGACAGGTTCAAAATAGTTACAGTTATTGATGCTGGAATTGCAATCTCGACCGGTAAGCCGGATAAACGAAAGGATAGAGCTGGAAACGTATGCGGAACCGGTAAATTTATTGCAGGGAAAATGGTTAAGTTCATGCTGGATATGGGAGATATTGCAGATGAAAACGAATTACCGTCTCCAGATATCCGATCTCTTCTAAATGAAGACGAAAAGGGAATAATGGACCGACAAGCCACACCTTCTAATGTTTATAAATTATGGTTTGACAAGATCTATTCGAGAAAAAGTGTTAATCCAGCCCGTGTTGATATAGAGGATGCCGAACAAGAGAAGGAGGAGCTTGAGGAAAAGGCTAAAGAACACCCACTGAACAAGACTGATACAAAAACCTTGAAGAAGCTCATAGAAGATATAAAAAATGAAAAGCAGCTATTACGCGATATGAAGAAACGAGTAGAAGAGTTTTCCAAGGATAAGCTTGAGCGATGGTATTCAATTCTAGCCTTTGGAAAAGATGCATTTAAGATGTTATGTCCGGCTCTCCAATCATGGTTCAAAGAATTGGGTTATTTTGAGGAGCATTAATGCGCGTTCCGCCGCGCGCCACGGGCGATCTCATTATAGGGGGGCCATAGGGCGTACAAGGGCCATATATCGAGGTAAAAATGATTTTTATTCGGTAAATTTATAGGTTGAATTAACCCATAAATATGTCAAAATATTCCATCATGTATAGAAATATGTATGGAAGGGAGGAGAAAGGTGAAATTATTATTATTGAATCAGACAAGGCCACGAATTGGTTTTATGTTGATTGGGAGAAAATGACAAATCTGGAATTTGATACAGAATTTAACGCTATTAAACATCTAATAATGACTGATAAAAGTCATCTCACACAAACACTAAAGGATGTAATTGATTCATTTCTGTCTTCTACTAAAGGTGCTAAATTGTGTTTAGATATGAAGCCATAAATTATAGAAATCCATTTAATTACTATTTAAAGGAAATCCTTTAAATATTCTTTCAGCTCCAGTTCCACCGCGCACAAATCAGGATCTTAATTTATCCAATGGAGGCCACCATGTTAAATAGGCCGGGGTCATAGGGCGCACAAGGGCCCTATACATTAGTAGTTCCAAGACCAGGTATAGGTTCTTCGTTTTTGATTAATCCAATCTTCAGGGGAAGGCCACTGGCGTAATCCTGTATCCATACTATAAAGCTGAACCCAAGCCGATAATTTATCATTATCTTTGGTTAGCTGATAATCGTTTCTAATTTGGTTCACTATGTGCATAATAACCATTTCCTGCAACATTTCGACGGTTAGTTGTGTTCCTTGATACCAGCTGTCTGCAACGCTCAGAATAGTGCTGTCCGGAACTACTATATCTTTCCCTTCTGGATGAACCCCCTTTAGACGAAGTGTTATTTGAGCTGACATCCAGTTTACACTTTGTTTATTAAATAAAGTTGTGTAATCTACATCATTTGCAGCAGTAAACTGAACGTTTCTATACCAAGGATTAATTGCATTTGTATCGGCTTCTAAAAGGGCAGAATCTGTAGAACTGCTTAATTTGTTTGTTTCATAAGGTGTATACATCATATTCCAGGTGACGAAATTTTCCTCATTCATTGGACCAAAACTTTCAGCCGGAGTTCGCTGATATGGTAGCATATGTTGAAGGCATACAATATAGAATAAATATTCCGTTATTTTCTTTCAAATAATAAATGGCCACACAAGCTAGAAGGCGACATGTCCGAAAACGTATATCTCAGGTTCTGAAAAAGGTTGAACAACAATTGATGGATGGAGAAACTTTACCATACTTTGAGCCATTTTGTGGGGGATGTAATGTTTTGCAGTATTTTTTGGGAAATAATGGTAGACTAATTTATGCATCCGATGTCGATCCTGATCTAATCTTTATGTGGAATGTAATACAGAACACTCCGATACGGGTTCATAATAATTGCTTAAAGGATGAGCATGAATGCAGCTCCTCGCTAGATGGATTATGTTTCCTTTCTACTCTAGGCAAGAGGTTGACGGAAGTTTCGAAGAATATTAAAGGAATTACATTTGAAGGTCCTTGTTCATATGATGAATATGCCCCCGAAGGAATGCTGATTTATTGCGATCCGCCATCCGGACAAGATAGAGATGATGATCAGTTCTGGAAAACAATGAGAAAATGGAAAGAAAATAACCTTGTGTTCGTTGCTGAACAATCAGCGCCAGGAGATTTCATAAAAATATGGGAAGATCCACCTAATAAATTATATATTCATAAAGAATTGGCATCTCTAATCCCTAAAAAGATAAGAGATGAAATCAGAACATTTTAATGAGTCGAATTCGAAGGTTCGGCAGGCTGTTTAGTATGCTCTGGGGTGAACGGAAACGGTTCGCGTTTACGTAATAAAGAATTACGCTTTCTTTCGTCTATCAGAGGACGTAATTTATTCATTTCTCCGCGCAGGGTCGAAACGGTTTCTCGTAGTGTTAATAATTCACCGCGAGTAGATATGAGCTCGTTTTTGAGTGATAGATATTTTGATTCATGTTCTAATCTTTGCTCTCGAAGTAAATGATAGAAATAATCAGATTCCGCAGACACGCTACTTCCTTTTTCGTATGTGGGCCTGAATTTAGTCCATATTGACGGATCAGCTCCTGTTACCTGATCATTTCCATAATGTGATAATGACCCTTGATTTTCATGCCACGGATACCATTTTGCTTTATGATCATCCTCGACCTTTTCAGTAGCTGCAGTAGAAGACTGTGCAGATGACATTGTGAACAGAAGACTTGTAATCATAGTTATAAAATCATTTATGTGCATTCCACCACACGCCACTAATGAATCACCTTTTGATTATCCTGTTGCGATCATTCTGAGAGATTATGATTTATTTACGTAGTGGTTGATTATGAGGCATAAAACTAAAAACAATAAAAGTCCCGCGATAATATAGAAGGTTGTTTTTCCTGCCAGCGTCATAATATCCTCCTTTACCATTGCCCTTGATTTATCATTTTTATTATTGACCCATCCCTCATTTACTCGAGGTGGACTAAGACGCGGAACTGGGCAATCACGAACAAACCCCCACATGCCCGCATCCCAGCAGCCAGGATCGGCTTTATTTTCGCATGTCTGAATGCAGTATTGATGAATGCCGTCTCTAGAATAGCTAAAACATCCAGCTACTATTTGGTGATCCGAGCAAACTTGCATGATTATTTTCATCCAAGATAATCTTAGGCATAACTATCATGCATCCATATAGCGGATATGTGCATGCTCCCTGCGCTGCATGTGGGCGGAAATCTATAGCATGTATCCGTAGGGGAGTTGGATGCCAAACTGTTTATTGTATAAAACATGGGCAACATTATACTGGATGGATCCGTATTTGCACAGGACATGATCCATACTGCGAATATCAGTTCTCTTATTTATGGAACGCAATGAGGACTGCTTTTAGGCGATGGTGTAGAGTCACGTTGCGAGACACTAAAGTTCAGGCCACAATCGATATATAGTATAGGGCCCTTGCGCGCCCTATGACCCCGGCCTGTTTAGCATACGATTATATTTGGGGTTCAAATAACCTCAAATTACCCAATATAATAAAAGCATCCGCAGGGCGTGGCGGAACACGCATATAGAAATCGGCGAAATGAGTTCAGACTTGAGGATAATGCGAATAATTTATTGAATGGGTGAGCTAAACAAATTTCTTCAGTGCTTTCCAAATAGGCCCTGGAATTGGGGATGTTTAAGCCAAAATCCAAATGTAACGATGAAGTATGTTTTAGCGTATCCAACTAAGCCCTGGGATTGGGAATATTTGAGTGTAAATCCAAGCATAACGATGAAGGATGTTTTAGCACATCTGGATAAGCCTTGGGATTGGGTATATTTAAGCAGAAATCCAAATATAACAATGAAGGATGTTCTGGCTTATCCGGATAAGCCTTGGAATTGGGAATGGTTAAGCGAAAATCCAGGCATAACAATGAAGGATGTTTTAACGTGTCCGGATAAGCCTTGGGATTGGGTATATTTAAGCAGAAATCCAAACATAACTATGAAGGATGTTTTGGCGTATCCGGATAAGCCATGGGATTGGGCGTATTTAAGCGAAAATCCAAACATAACAATGAAGGACGTGTTAGCGCATCCGGATAAGCCCTGGGATTGGAGATGGTTAAGCGAAAATCCAGGCATAACAATGAAGGATGTTCTGGCTTATCCGGATAAGCCTTGGAATTGGTATTATTTAAGCAAAAATCTAAATATAATGATGAATGATGTATTAGCACATTCGAATAAGCCCTGGGATTGGGAGTATTTAAGCGCAAATCCAGGCATAACTATGAAGGATACTTTGGCTAATCCGGATAAGTCTTGGAGTTGGGACTGGTTAAGCATAAATCCAGGCATAACAATGAAGGATGTTTTGGCATCCCCAGATAAGCATTGGAATTGGAAATGGTTAAGCCTAAATCCAAACATAATGGCGAAGGATGTTTTAGCATATCCGGATAAGCCATGGGAGTGGGGATGGTTAAGTCAAAATATGTTTTCAAGCCATCCGATCATACGATCAAAAGCGATGAAGAAGTTGATTACTATTCGGACCAATTATAGGGAAAAAATTAAATTAAGAGTTCTTAAATCTTCGGCCTTATATAACGATCTAATTAATGCGGTTACTGATTATTGATGGAATGGTGGTCAATTCACGAGCCGATTTGAAGTCCAGGTAACCCGGTATAATTTATCCAGAGAATTCATCTAAAGATAATAATGATAACTGGTCTAGATTCAACTGTTTGCAAACACAATCTTTTTCTTAGTAACTCTCAATTAATGTCTTCCTACGCGCCACTTTCTCATTGGACTAGTCAGACAAACCCAGCGCAAAAAGAATCATGGTATAATATGCCTGGAACATCGCCATATGAATTAAATACGCATGTGTCCACTCCGCAAGGCCCAACATTCGGTCCAAAAGCATCTCTCTTTTCTAAACATACATTAAGTACGAAGCAAGGCGTATTTGCAGGAATTGGAATCATAGCCTTAGTATGTCTTGTAGCTTTACTTATGCGCCAGCGGACCAAAAATTCCATTCCAACTTTCTACTTTTAAAGATTTTTCATCTCCAAAGACTATTTAAAGGATTTCCTTTAAATAGTAATTAAAGTGCTGATTTTATTTTTCATCTCCAAAGGCTATTTAAAGGATTTCCTTTAAATAGTAATTAAAATACTAATTTTATTTTTCACCTCCAAAGACTATTTAAAGGAAATCTTTTATCATTATAGCCTTAAAATAAAGAGGAAGAATATATTATACGTTATCAAGTAATGGCACATATAATTGATGGCTCTGGCAATTCTTCAACCTTTCCAGATATTCATGGGCAATCAGATGGGAAACTTTTCCATTATGGAATAAAGAGTAGGTTCAGTGTTGATGAGAAGCAGAAATTAATAAATGGATTGATCGATCTGGTTCGCAGGCGTGCTAATCATTCAATTATGGAGTTTGGAGTTCAGGCATTATCAACCATCTCTAGAGACGTGGGACAAGAAGCTAATTGGCAGGGTCCGGATGGAATATTTGCAGATGATTTGCTTGCAGATATATGTGAGCTCATAGTTATCATTAACGATAATGAAATTGTGGATACGGCTATAAATCATCTTTGCGAACAATTTGCGGATATGATAAGAACTGGAGGTTGGTGTCCAACTGGAAGATGTTCAAGGATTTTTCAAGTCTATATGATCTTGCGCGATTATTATGATGGAGTTCATCAATCTCCAGATTCAAAATGAGTTCGATTTATAATTTACATAGCGAATTATAAATACACCATGTCACGAGACCCAGTCTATGTTATCTATCACTCAAATTGCCCTGATGGATTAGCTGCGAGTTGGGTCTATTTGCATTATCATAAGACAAAGGGTATTTCGACCGATCATATTAAGTTGATTCCAGCAAGTGCTGGAAAAGCGCCAACTAATTTAGAATGGTCTGGGACCCATGTTATTCTGTTGGATATTTCATTTAAGAGATCAGAACTGTTGGACATTGCATCAAAGGCTCTAACTGTGAAAATTTTAGATCATCATCAATCGGCCTCTACAGAATTGTCTGGAGAGTTTCCTCCTAATGTAACCCTAAAATTTGATATGAATAGATGTGGCGCTCAACTTGCCTGGGATGAGTGGTTTTCTTTATATGATTATCCGTGGTTTATCAATGCTATAGCTGACAGAGATTTATGGACATGGAAAGATGAAAATTCTAAGCCCATTGGCAAGTATCTATTCGAGAAAAAATATTTTGGGTCTCATGAGGAGTTTGGTAAATTGATCAACTGGGGAAATAATGAAATTGAACACGCAGTTACGGTTGGAAAAACAATGATTGAAATTGATGAGAAGAATGTAGAGCACTATGTCTCTATTGCAATCCCATGTACTCTGAAAGCCCATGATAAGGACTATAAAGTATATCTAACTGGATGCCCTCACAACTATGCTTCAGAAGTAGGGAACGTGCTATGTTCGAAAGATTGTGATTTCGCTGTAGCATGGAGATATGATTTTGAAAGAGACGAATGGTATCTGTCTTGCCGTGCTACTAAGAATGAAATTGATTTATCGGTTATTTGTAGTAAGTTTGCTAGTGGTGGAGGGCATAAGAAAGCTGCTGGGTTTGCCATTAAGGGATCGGATGGAAATCTACATTCGATATTCAAAAAGATCAACCCATAGTTCAGCTTACTAATTTAATTTCAATTCGCTAATGAATTGAAATCTACAATTTGGATCAATTAAATATTACAAGTTTGGCGTCTGGTGGACCGAGATAATCATATTCCATGTAATTGGTGCTTAGTGGAGCCATGTTAGAGGTATAAAGTGGAACGGTTTGATAAGGAAAATCGTCGCGTTCAATCTGCCTTGATTGTAAATATCTTTCTAAACCAAGACTATAAGCCGACTCTTGCGTTTGTGTATATGATTTATCATAATCTTCTTTTGGGAACGGCATACGAGGACAATCCGGCTCGAAACAGTAAGATGTGAGTGTAGGAGGTCCGGTCAGAGTCTCATATCCAATCTGCGGAAATGGATATGTGGGTTTGAATATGCTCATTTTATACAATTGTATAAAATCGTTTGACCATAGTTTTAATCGAATCAATATGAACGGATCGTATGAATCACGTCTTTCTTCCACTGATAAAGCTACATTGAACGAATCAAATCATGGTCATATCACTATACTCTAAAACTAAATATATACAAATAACAGGTGTTTTTATATATAGATAGGGGGTATATAATACAACACACACATTTTAATATATGCACCACCGGCATAATGCACCTAACAATTTGTATCAGATGTAGCCACCCGGGCAGCACCACTGAAAAAGACATGTAGCACTGCAGCACAAAACATAGTTGTGCAATAAATGTAACATATGTAGCCCAACTGTAATTTAGGGTTAAAGATAATATATGGTATTCAATGCGTGCGTTACGCTGCACACCACGGATACTAGATAATTTGAGGTTATTTGAACCTCAAATTTACAGATATAATAGAAACATTATAACCGTATATTAAACAGCCGGGGTCATAGGGCGCGCAAGGACCCTATATCAATGTCTTGATACCAGCATAAATGTTACTATGATAAGGATAAGGCAAATTATAATTGGCATTGCAGTGACAGTTTTAAGTATATTATGATGTACAAGAGTGGGATACATTTCTTTGTTTTTACATTTTTGAATAGCTCTTAAACATTTTGAACCAAACATGCTATTATTGTCTATGGATAAAGCTCCTGGAGCAGGCTCGATAATGACTGATGGAAGCGGGCAAACTATACGCGGAATTTTCCTCTTACTGATTAGTCCGGATAGGAGTATGTCATCATTAGTGAAAATGTCCCTATCAGAAAGAGCATGTTTGGTAATTTCCTCAAAATCCAGAAATCCTCTTCTATATGCTATCATTCCATATCCGCATAATATATCGACTGGATGGACCGGAGATGTGCTACTATTTGTTATCCACCATTTCCAGACTGGTTGTTTTTCATTTGTAATTACTGATATGTATCCTGGAAATGAGCCTATCCTGATACCAATTGCTCCGATTACTGAATCAGCATGATTATTCGCTTCCATTTCTAATTTTTCAATCATATCTTTTGGAGGCACCGCATCATCGTCACATGTTACTATTATTGTGTTTGGATCAGACTCCTTTATGACTCCGCCAAGAATTTTACATATAGGACCATAATCTTCAGGTAAAGGAACGATTGTACAATATCTTTTAAATTTAGGATCAAGATCAGGATAGAAAACATTCTTCGAGGAAATTTTTGGAATCGCTAAATATATGGCTTCTGGCGGACGAGTTTGATGATTGAGTGAAATTAATACCTTTATAAGGGCTACAGAATTTATTCTAGCCGGAGTGGTAGTTAGCGAGACTACAAGACGCCCCATTTACTTATTATCCATATTCGCATTTTGTAATTACTTAAGCAGCATATGAAGTAACGCTAAAATGCTTGTTTCTCACAATGAAGTATAGTGGTATGCCGGAACGCGCGAAATGATTTTTAAAGAATGAATAATATTGATATTGTAATGTCTGTTTCTTACACCCTTATCGAAAAGACGACCCCAAGGGAACGCGTAAATGAATGGTATTCTAAGTTAGGCGTTTATGAGCTATGGGAGGCTCATTATTTGAAAGTCGGTGATGAAGTTACGGTATGGAATTCACCCGAGGGAGAGCCGACGCAAATGACTGTGGATGAATATAATGAGGAGTGCAAGATCAAGAGCATTCCGGCTCCGATCTATCGCGTCTTAGAAAAGACTACTGATATGGGTAGTGCTTATTTATGGTCCAAAACACCAAAGAAGGATAAAGATGAATTGGATAAATTATTTGAGTCGGATCGAAGTAAATTTATTAAAGTTTCTCTTTATGGTCTACATACATATGGAGGATACTATGGATTCTTTCGTCCAGATTTGACAGAGGTAATTAACCTGATTGAACAATCATCAGATCCTGCACTCTATTTTGATACTATTGAGCGAGTCTATGTAACGACTAATGCGCATCCAGGCGATAATATTAAGTTATGCTATGATTATAAGACAGACCGTCACAAGGCCGAAACCATCTGTTATGTTATGCTGAAATAATTAATTACTATTTAAAGAAAATGTAAAAGATTAGTTTGAGTTTCAAACTAGTCTGAAAATATTTATAGAATTCATATTAAATGCCCAGTAGAAATTCAAGGAGAAAGAAAAAGTACTGGAAGAGATCAGGTTCAAGGAGCAAACGATCTTCTAGAAACTCAAATAAACTGAGAGGACGCGGCTCAACTAAATCATTCAAGAATAGTCCTGCTAAAAGTAGTCCTAAAAGAGCATTCAAGAAAAATATGACGCGGCTTCGCTATGTTTCTTTATTCAGTGGAATAGGAGGGTTTGAAGTTGGAATTCACAAGGTATATTCAAATGCAAAATGCATGGGATTTTCAGAGGTCAATCCGAAATCCATCAAAGTTTACAAAGAGCACTTTCCTGATCATCCTGAATTAGGCGATATTAGAAAAATTACTGAAGAGGATTTGGAGCCATTAAAAGGAAAAATAGATTTACTAGTTGGAGGAAGCCCATGCCAAAATTTTAGCCTAGCAGGTGACAGAACCGGGCTAAAAGGTGAAAAATCTAGTTTACTACATGAATATATTCGTATAAAAGATATATTACAACCAACCCATTTCATATTAGAGAACGTTGTAATGTCTCCAGAACATCAAGAACAAGTGTCGTATTTATTAGGTGTAGAACCAGTTATGATTAACTCTGGAATCGCATCCTATCAGCAACGCAAACGACTTTACTGGTGTGATTTTGATATTTCAAAACTAGCAAAATTACCTCATTTATCAGGAACCGTTAAGAATATTTTATTAGCCAAAAATGACGACCTAGCAAAGGCTATGCCACATAAAAATTTAACGCGCTCTAGAGGATCAATGGAAAATAGGATGAAGTCTATTCTCAGAGGAAAGCCTTTACCTCAGTCCGGATGGTTCAAAATGATCAAATATACCGATAAATCAGTTAGAACTATTTTGAAAGGGGATGCCTGCTATGAATGGGTTGTGATAGATGGTATGAGGATACGTCAAATTCATCCTATAGAAAGAGAAAGACTTCAAACTTTTGATGATGACTGGACATCATCCCTATCGAGAACTGCCAGATATGAAGTATTGGGTGACGCCGTAACATGCGATGTTATTGCTCTCATTGTTGCTCAAATAAAATAAATGCGTATTTCTACTTAATTAAAAGTGGAAATAATCTTGATAAATTAAACAAGGGATATTAGTTGGCGAATCTCTGGATTTAATGAAAACCCACTATGCTGCTCAGTAAGGATCTTGTATTGTCCTCGTGACGTTCCATCAGTAGTCCACTGGGTATAATGCGCTTTATCGGATACACCCAATCTGCAAAGAGTATTCAGGTCCACTACTGCATCTATTCCTTCTTGATCTAATGACTTGAAATGTCGCAAGATACGAATGATAATTGTATCGTCATTTCGATTTAGGGCATTTTTAATATTTCGTTCTAATCGTCCTAATTCTTTCTTCCATACTGGGTTTGGACGGTTTTCAAGTTCCTTGCGCTCAGTCCTGTCATGCTCAAGCTTTTGAGAAACCGATTTTCTTTGCCCCTCAATTAAACCATCAAATTTATATGATGATAACGAAAGACCACCATCATCCCCCTTTACTTTTTTACACGCTTTGAGTTTTTTATCGATTGTTAATGCCCTTCCGGATGGGATTTTGCCATTTCTTCCTCCTAATAGCTCTAAATTAGCCATGATTGTCTTTAGATAATCCATATTTGGATAGTGTTTACTACGCTCTATAATTTCTTCCTGACTCCAATATGATTTGATGACTGCTTTTTCGTCCTTTTCACTGACATAAAGTTTTAAAGGAATATTGCTTTCGAATGTGGTGCATAAACGACATTTTTGTAAAACGGTTGGACATGCTGAATTTTTAGGTAGGACTAGACGATGATGTGTGAGATGCCAATAGGGCATCTCAGAGTCTTTATCTAAACACGCATATGAAATACTTCTTCCGGCTAAATCTGCTGATGCGATTAGAATATGATGAAAAATGCTTACACCACCATTGCGTTTTAACCAAAGTAATATTGTACTGGGACTGATACCCTTGAATAAGTGTCCATACATAGTGATTGATGATTTATGATTATTGATTGAAAATGGGGTAGCTGGAAGTTCTGGATGATGAATGTATAATCCCTCTCCAATATAGACGATAGTAGTTAAATCTGGATGTCTCCGCTTCATAGCGACGATCAATTTCTTCTTCGGTTCGACCGTCTTTCCATTATTAACGAGCATGATGCATGGATGAAAACTATTCCATACCGGACACCAGGTAGGTGATTCGTTTTCTACAAACTCTCTAACTATCCGTTTTAGTCCCTTGTCTGATCTCAAAAGATTATCAGTCTTATGAAAGGCGTATGTGGCCTCCTCTTCGGTTATTACCGGGCTAAACGACGGAACACCTCGATATCCACTGGGAGCATACAAAAGACGGAGATGATCCGGTTTTACGTCTTCACGGCCGGTAATATCTAGAACCGTGGCGGAGACTTCAACAGTTGCGTACGAATATTTCTTCAAAGTGTTTAGAGAGATTGTCTTTTTAGCTTCAGTTCCGGAATCGACATGATCCGCCTCATCTATCCACAAAACATAAGAATTCATTATTTCTTCTCTAATCTTCCTCGCAGCCTTTTTAAATTTTTGGTTTAATAAGCCTGCCTGTTTATCGTTTCCAATAATAAGGAATATTTTTGGAGCTCTGCCTTGTAGTGCCTCTAAAAAATCGTCGGTTGAGAAATTTTCATCTCTGGCTATAATGCTATTTAAAGGGATTGGGCATGCCGGGATGTTGGTTTTTATCCTTTGAATTAGGGTGTCTAATCGCTCTTTAAATTGAATCAAATGTCCGCTCTGTTGAAATATGATAATAGATGATTTTCCAGATGTTCCATTCTTTAGACATTTTAGAGCTCCATCCATCATGAATTGGCTTTTACCGCTTTGAATCGATCCTTTTGCTACATAGAATTTGTCCTTTACAGTTTTAATTAGAGGTCGTTTAACAATCTTTCGTTTCGTTTCAGATGATTTGCCCTTGTTCGATCCAGACTTATGTTTTAGTTCGATTTCAATCTCAATATACTCTTCATTTTCGCCCCATTCTTGGATCATTTCATCAAGTAACTTTGTATTCTGATTCGCTTCAAACTGCCTATTCCACTTATCGTCAAGGCTATCTTTTATAGGTTCGGGTTTTAGTCTATAGATGATCTTTCCATGCTGATTTTCAACCACTTGGATCAAACGTATTTCCCCGTCTTTTTCCTCGGCGTAAAACTTTCCACTTCTTTGAGTCTTTGTTTCCTCTTCAATGATATTTATTGGGATAATTGTTCCCTTGGTTGGAATTCTCCCCTGAGATACGTAAATTCCCGAAGGGGATGCAATCCAATCGCACGACTCATCTTTCGAATCATCATACTTGTGCTCCATATCGTTGGCGGATTTAGAATCCATGAAAAAAGTAGTCTGACTCCTATGTGCTTTACATAAAAGTCAATTTCATCCTAAGAAAGACGTTCAAAGATTAATTCCCTATATGCGCGTTCCGCCGCGCCCCACGGAAGACCTCATTATAATCTTAATTTATCCAGTGTAATGAAAGCACTATGATGTCTTTTATTATAAACATGCCGGGGTCATAGGGAGCGCAAGGGCCCTATACTTAATGATTTTTGGTTGGAATGATATGATTGCGATCAACCGTATGGAACTGGTAACCAGGCGAGAAAAAAGAAAATTAACAGAGCAAGAAATAGCGGATTTGGTGGGCTTTATTAAACCGTTTAGAGTAAATCCTTTACTACCCGCAGATGATGCGGCAATAGCCATCGCAGATACACAAAGGCATGGGTTTGTTCGTCAGCTTCGAAATGTCCTCGTATATCCTCAGATTCTTAGACCGCTTAGAGACTCTTTGGAAATTGCCTATAAACGTGCTCTTATCGATGCAGGTAAAAGTGTGGGAGCTCTCGCCAGCACAAGTATTGGAGAGAAAAACACCCAACAATCACTCTCATGTGTAGACTGGAATGAGAGAGTACTAATCATTCATAAGGGACGATGTATTGAAGATAATATTGGACGAATTATTGATGATATTATTGACAATAACAAGGTTGTATTTAGGGATCCATATGTAGAGCAGGACCCAAATATTTTAAAGCCTGTTGGAAACGGATATATCGAAAGTAGAGACGTCAATGATATGTGGATCCCAGCAGTTGATGAAAAGGGTAAAATGGCATGGAGAAAAGTTGAGACTGTAATGCGTCATCCATTATATAATAGATTATTGAAGGTTCAATTACGCAGCGGACGATCAGTAATGGGGACCTCGGCTAAATCATTCCTTACTAGACGTGATAATAAGATTGTCGCCATAGCCGGATCTGATCTCAAAATTGGGGACAGATTACCAATAAACGTTAGAGCACCTTTATTTCAAGTTCAAAAATATTTAGATTTACGTGAAATACTTTCCCCCACAAAATACATTTTTGGATCTGAATTGTGGAAATGCCGAAAGATCAGGGATGAATATATTTCAAAGGGAAACAGATTATGGTGGAAGGTCAATAATGGGATCAAATTTATTATTCCATACACCGAACCGGATACCGCAATGGACGGCTTAGAAGGAAAAAAGAAATGTAAGGTTGGACGGGAGGACATAAAAGAAAATTGTGTCTACACACTTCATAGAACGAAACATCTTTCACATATCACCGAAAAGCTTCCACTAACGGCCGAATTTGGATTTTTCATTGGAAGTTATTTGGCCGAAGGATGTGTTACTAAAAATTACATTTCCATTGCTAATTATCATCAGGGATTTTTAGATCGAATTCAACGCTTTGTTGAAATATATAATATTGGATCACATAGAGTTTCTATTGGTTACAAATACAAATATTTTAATTCAATCGCACCAGAGACATCAGAAAAGGAAAAATTAATGGAAGAATGTAAAGACTCTGCCGAGATCAGAATTCATTCGCTTCTATTGGCGGATATCATTGAAAAAACATGCGGAAAACATTCGATAAATAAACATGTTCCTTATTTTGCCTATACGGCACCAGACGAATTTATAAGCGGATTATTGGACGGATATTTTTCTGGTGACGGAACAGTACATGAAATAAAAGGAATTAGTGCTACATCCATATCGCTTCATTTATTACAAGGAATTTCATGGTTACTAACACGGTTTGATATTCATTCGAAAATTAGATCGGACCCTAATCCCGGGTCCCGAATTTTTAGAGGACGTGAATGTAAAATTCAACAAGCGTTTAGTCTGAAAATATCATGTAAGAATGTCTGTAGATTCGCCAAGCACATTCCGCTAATTATTGAATACAAACAAAAACGTATAGACAATCTTGCAAGATTGGATCACTTATTCACTTATTCACTTTACGACAAGATAGGTGGAATTAATATTCCGAATATACCTACAGAAATACATAGAGATAAGCTTTTAAAGTATAGTGATGAATTTAAGTCATTAGTAGACTGTGATGTATTGTTTGATGAAATTATCGCAATTGAGGATGTGGATCCATCTCACGATTACGTTTATGATTTTACGGTTGAAGGAACTCGAACATTTGGGCTTTTGTCTGGCGTGCAAGTTAACGATTCATTCCATTCAGCTGGACAACAGAAGATAGCACTGCTCGTAGGGGTCCCCAGAATGGAAGAATTGGTAAATGTGACTAGAGACATTAAGACTCCGTCTATGGAAATATGGTTGGATTATCCAGAGGAAAAGTTGAGGAATTTGTCATTTGTTCGGGAAAAGGCATTTGAATGGTTGCAAATGAGAGAAGTTATCGATTTTATTGTGGACTATAACATTAGCCAGAATAGAGAGATTACAGAAAATGAACGCAAATGGTATAGAATGCATTCTATTTTTGTAGGGGAACATTATGAAAATTGTGAATGGAGTATTCGTCTTGAATTTAATCCGAAATTATTATATCAAAATAGAATGACTCTATCTATAGTGGTAAAAACGATTCATGACAATTATGGAGATGCGCACTGCGTGATGAGCCCAGATAATGTAGGAATTGTGGATGTGTATGTGGATACGGATGAACTGGGAGAAGTAAAGAAAGTTATTAAATCGCTCAAGGATAACCGTAGAAAATCAAAGAAGAAACATGAAGAGGACGATGATGCCGATCTAAGGTTGTTAATTACTGACGAAAATAAAGAGTATTATTTCCTACGAGATTTAGTTTTACCATCAATTCTTCATCTGCAAGTTGGTGGGATACATGGAATTAAACAATGTTTCTTTCAAGAAACGAATGGGCTATGGTATGTGACGACCAATGGGAGCAATCTAAAGGCGGTGTTGAGCCTACCGGTCGTGAACGGATGCAAGACTATTACAAATCATCTATGGGATACATTTGAGCTTTTGGGAAGCGAAGCATCGAGGCAGTTATTACGGAGAGAATTCGAAAAAGTGATTGGCGTGGGACATCGTCATATAGAGTTGTTAATAGATTCAATGACAAGTTCGGGTCGACCTCAACCAGCATCTAGCCGTGGAATTAATATTAAGGACGTGGGACTACTTGCAAAAATTAGTTTCGAACATGCTTGGGAACACTTCTTTAAGGGGGCAATGGTAGCCGAAACGGATAAGATTCGCGGCGCTGCTTCTTCCATCGTGGCAGGTAACGTGCCGCCCACGGGTTCCGGTTACATGGGGATATTAGACGCCAAAAGTGAGTTACCGATTGACGAAGATGCGGAACTATACAATCACGCTGTAGTTATGAGTTCACGTTCTGCTGTATCTCAAGGTCATAATTCACTAAAGACTAGTCAGCCAGTAAACATTGAAATTCCTGGGGGAATCACGCGAAGAAAAATTACACGACCTTCAGCGTTAAGCAAGCATGTTGCCCCGTCTCCATTTACGCCATCTCCCGGCGACGCTGGAAGACCCAGAGGACGATCTAGGATGATGGGAATCCCCTTGATGCCTTCTTTATTGGATGATACAGGAAAAGAGGAATTGAGACGAATGAAACCGGTTAAATCTGATTTATTCAAGAATAGTGGTAGGGTTACTGAGAATGAGGCAGAAATCTATTGATGTGTTCCGTAGTGTACGACAAAGTACAATTGTGAAACGCTATTTAAAGGACCTCCTTTAAATAGCTATTGGAGATGAGAAAAATTATTTGTGAGGTGTGGCAGAACGAGCAAAAAACTCCTCCACTTCCGAACGCGATTGTTCAGGGTCTTGAACAATCATCTTTTGTCCTGCTCGTATGTAGTGATCTCTGGTTGATGGGAGCCCATAGGAAAATGGCATTGGAGCTATATAAATAGGAATGATCTGGATCCTTAAAACTGATGCGATTGAAAACATGCCTGATTTAAGTCTACCTAATGACTGTTCATCTTTTTTATTTTGATCATTCGCATCCTCGATGAATGCTAAAACGTTAAATCCCTGTTTCGTAACATCCGATATAAATGATTGTAGTTCTTTATAATTATCCTTTGCCTTTAGTCTATAGTAATAGATTGCGAATAATTTCACTCCCCAATAGCGTTCGTTGAGACCAATCATGTATGTTTTAGCCGGAAGTAGGTTTATAATTGTATAATTGAATAATGGGCATGGATAGTTAGCAACAAATATTGTTGATTGTATGTCCTTTAACTGGGACAGATTATGCCTTGTTTTATAGTATTCCGTGAGAACATGCGATGAGTATGATGAAAAGACTGATTTATCTCCAATCAAAAGATTACCTGCGGTCCAGATAGTATAAATAATTAATCTAAAATATGGAACAAGATATAGAATTAGTGCAAGGGTTATCATTTTGAATGGAATGGGCATATCCAAGACTGCTATAAATATAATTAATAAAATTAGATAAACTATACCTGCAATCATAATTTTTATATTACATTTCACTATCGGATTAAATTGAGGCATTTCGCTACTTTGCGATTAATCATGTCTAGTTTATGCTGCAATTATTATGAGCGTTCTGCCGCATCCCACAGACTCTTTTATCATATGCGCGTCCCGTCGGATGTTGGATAATTTGAGGTTATCTAAACCTCAAATTTATAGATGTGATAAAAACATTATAATCGTATATTAAACATGCCGGGGTCATAGGGAGCGCAAGGGCCCTATAAATGAGTTTTTTAATCCCGGATATAGAGCGGTGTTATTCATCATGGAAACTATTTTGCAAGCCGCAAGGGATTTAATTAAATTTAAAATTGTGGCATCGATTGATACTGGGGATAAGACGTATGATAATTTAATAGTTTTATTTATTGTATCCTCATTTACATTCTTGTTTTCAACTGAATCAGTCAAGAATTTATATGTGATGTTTAAAACCTATTATTATAGAGATTTGAAAGATCTAGCTACAGCCGAATATCTATCTGAAAAATTGAATTCATGCCCGTATGAATTTATACCTGTAGATAAGAATCGAACTATAAAGTTAATCATGTATGTAAAAGATTATTGTTGTAGGTTTTATAAGAGCGAATATATTTATGTGGATGAAACATCAAAATCTCTTGTAATTAAGGCCGATGGTATAGAATATGTTGTAAATAATGTCACTGCTGGTACTTTATACACTCGTTTTCATGGTCTTTTCGTCACAAATAAAATATGCCCGATCTTTATTTCAAAGTTTGGCGCGGTTGGGCTAAAAACTGTTTCAAACGGATCAATTTGCTTCATGCATCTTTCATATGAATCCGAAAAGGCCCTGTCTGAATTCAAGGCATTTATTGAAAAAAATATCATAATAAAACAGGAGGAATCAAAGGTGCAATCTCAAAATCATTCCATGTATCTATACCGCTACAGTCAATCTACTTCATCTTATGAAATGATGGATGTTTATCAGATTTATCCGGATCGATCATTCGATAATATAATTTCTAAACATAAAAAGACTGTTTTATCCCATCTTAAGCAGTTTTCGGATGCAAATAGCGGCAAGAGTATATTTAATGGGTTTGGGAGTTATAATCTTGGAATTATGATTTATGGTCTGCCGGGAACTGGAAAAACCAGTTTTATGAAGGCGTTGTGTAATCATGTTGGACGAGATGGTTATGTCTATGATATGAAAACAGTCAAAACCAACTCGCAATTTAGGAGCATGTTTCAAGGGATAAAGAACAAGGTTTACATCTTTGATGAATTTGATTGTATTCAGGGCGTAATAAATAGGGAACATAATGATGAAACTCAAGTAACAAATAATGACTATAAACAAGAATTGAAAGATAAATTACTTAGTTTGCTATCAATCCAGCACAAAGAATCGAAGGAAACTCAAAACATCACAAAGGAGATAGAGGCTGTAAAATCCGAGCTGAAGCAATTGGATGAAGCGCTCAATCTTGAGACTCTACTTACGGTATTGGATGGTCCTTTTGAAATGAGAAATAGAATTATAGTTGCGGCCACTAATTATATTGATCGAATCGATCCCGCTCTTTTGCGGCCCGGAAGGTTTGATTTGAAGATTAAATTGGAAGAGTTTGATAATGAGGAAACTATAGAGTTACTGGAAAAGATGTTTGCAGGGGACGATTATCTAAAATATATCAAAAATCATAAATTCAAACAATTAACCCCCACTAATATTATCAATATTTGTCATGAATTTCAAGAGCTGAAACGAGTTGTGAAAGCGATTTCTCTAGGGACGGACCGGTCTCCTTGTTACTGTGACGAGTAGGGCCCTCGCGCGCCCTACAACCCCGGCTTGTTTAATGTATGGCTATAGTGTCTTTATGTCTATAAATTTGAAGTTCAAATAACCTCAAATTATCTAACATAATAAAAGCATCCGTGGGGCGCGGCGGAACGCGCACCGGGGTCATAGGGCGCGCAAGGGCCCTATAAATGAGTTTCTTATTCTGGGAAAATTGGAGGCACAATATGTCTGATTTATCACTAGACGGGAAAGAGACTGAAAATTCTAGGTTAAGTCCGATTAAAATGTCTTGGATTACAGACTTTGCACTAGTTTGTCCGGACAGAGATATTCTAGTCGTACAAGAATGTCTGATACTCGCGTCTGGTCCACTGGCGGCTGCACTGGAAGATAAAGGCGCAACTTCACTTTCTATTCCGTAAGTCTCCAGGGATAATTGAGGTAATGAAAACTATTCACTCGTTTGGCGGCCAACATTATGCGTATAAATTGAAAGTAAAACCGGACGCGGTATTTCAAACTGAATCCGATATGATGGAATTTTGTTTTAGATATAATATTGAGCCTTTACTTACGGAATTAAAAACGCAGTTCATTGAAAAAGTATGTACCACTGGATCCAACGCAAAATGGATAGAATTCTTTCATCGGTTTAAAAATCCTGATGGTACAGAGGTTTTTGCGGATCAGACGAACGCAATGAGATGGTTACCCATAAACAATCCTGATAGTATTTATGGATATTTTAATAAGAAAACAACATACCATATCGATGATCTGATTGGGGATTATGAATTTATTATTAGAGGACTAATTATGAGATTAAATAAAGCGAATGAAATGGTCGCCAGATATTCCGCAGATAAAACTACACTGACATTAGAAGTAGTTTGTAATAGTCTTTCCAGAAGCATCAATAAAACACCCTCTACAGATAATAAATTGACTGATGTTAACACAGCATTAGAGCACCACGGTTCCATGGGACCACAACTCTAATTTATAGGGCCCTTGCGTGCCCTATGATCCCGGCCTGTCCAACATACGGTTATAATGTTTTTATTATATCTATAAATTTGAAGTTCAAATAACTTCAAATTATCTAATATGGGAAAAGCATCCGTGGGGCGCGGCGGAACGCGCGGTTAAGGATCTTCTGATATATGGATACCATGTATCAGCCACAAATCCAGTCAAAACGTACTCGAATTGTGGGGAGTTTATCCACTCTTCCTAGTCGTTTATTTTGTTGTATTCATGCGATTAAATCAATTCTTTCACAGACCATGCCTCTTGATGCCTTGTATCTGAATCTTCCATATGTTACGTTGAAAGGAAAGCAGTATATTATTCCGACGGAACTAGAGATGATTGCTGCTAATGATAAAAGATTAATAATAAATAGATGTGGAGCTGATCTTGGTCCGATTACAAAGATTATTCCTACTCTCGAACTTGAAACTGATCCAGACACTAGAATAATTACATTTGATGATGACGTCCTGATTGATCCGAACGTTGTAGAAATATTAATGAAGAAATCTTTAGGTAATGAAGAAGCATGTTTTAGTTTTTCTGGATGGTGTGTAGGAAAATTACCCTTTATATATCAGCGAGTCATAAATGCAAAAACAGACCAGAAATGTGATTGGATTCAAGGAGTTCATTGCATTATCTATAAGAGATCGATGTTAGATATGAATGAATTGATGAAATTTAGACGTTTATGTCCGGCTGACATTGCTCAAATTTTATGGATGAATGATGATCATTGGTTGTCTGGTTATTTAGCAAGCAGAGGAATTGGCCGAATTGCGGTGGGAGCGGAAACGACTAAATTTTTTATAGATCTAGAAACCTTTGCACATCAGGAAGATTCCATATCACGAAGAGCATCGTTTTATGGGGAGGTATATAGAGTAGGGGAATATTTTAGGAAAAAGGGGTATTATGGATTATATTATAGACCAGAAATGAGCTTTTTGTTTGCGTCGGTCTGTATGGTCCCAATGTTCTTGACTGGAATATTTGTAATTAAACAATTTGTACCGGCTGTTCCTGAGCTTATTATATTAAATATCTTATTATGCTGCTTATGGTATACGATGATTAGATCGTCCGTAGTTGAGCCTTTTGTTTCACCTCGAATGTACTTGGAAAATAATGGATGTGCCTCTTCGTGACTGACAGGATGCTCAAATTGATTTTTTGATAAATTAGACTGGGATGAAGGTATCATTATGACGAACCCAAAGGAGACCGTCTTTTCATCTAGAGATTTATTCCATTGTATAATGGATTTTCTACCGGATGAAGAACCTATTTCAGCCATGACCGTATCTAAAGGATGGTCATGTTCTGGGTGTAAGTATAAACTACCTAATTTAATGTTTGAACCTGGACACCAGTACGAAGATTTTTGTGATAGAACATCGTTATTACCGTCGTATATGAAACTATACATGAACTTATCAGTAAAGAATCCACATTTGATCCAGAAAATTAAATTTATCCATGATCGGCTGAATAATAACCATAACGTGCTTCATATATTCCCTAATCTATTCGAGCTGACAATCGAATCTGATAGTCTTCCTTTAGAATTAAGTAATTTTCCAGTGTCACTTCGAACTTTAAAAATTTGTGAGCATAATAGTGGTGGAAGAAAATTAGCATTCTATGGAGGGGATTTAGAGAACTTACACTCCCTGGATTTATCTGAACTGTTCCATATATCTTCATCTTCCGTCTTGCCTCCAAATCTAGAAAAATTACTTATGCCCAGAAAATGCACCTCATTTTCGCTGGATAGTCCTTTTCCCGGTACTCTGAAAACACTTATTTATCATCATGTTGAGGGTGAACTTTTGCCAAACATTCTTCCAAAAGGATTGAAACATTTAGAAATATTTAGCAAATTTGGGGGTAATAATACTGCTGGTGAATTAATTCTTCCTCCAGATATTACCTATTTGGATCTTGGACAGGGCCATATGGCTCCGCTTAATATAGCCAGCCAAAAAGTCAATCAAAGCATTCGTGTTCGCTGCATACATAAACACATACTTGTAGTTCAATGGCATCCATTCCTGACAAGAGTAAAGATAGATAATGACTCCCTAACGGAAATTAGATTAGATACGATGCCACCAACATTAACAGACCTTGAATTCAATGTATCTGATTACACTCCTTTTATAAGCGAAAATTTACCCTATAGTGTGCTCTCACTAACGCTTCATCTCGCGGATAATTATCACCCTGAATTTCGTAAGTTACCACCTTGTTTACGATCATTGAAATTATATATGAAAGAGGGAGCATCCCTTTTGGCAAACGATTTACCCGAGTCTATAACCAGTCTCAACTTAATAAGCTATGGATCATATCGTTTGGAATTGAAGGATAATGTATTACCGTCTAATTTACAGTATCTCTCCCTGTCTGCATTTATCACTCCGCTAAAAACTAAACTTCCGGCGTCGCTTACCTTCCTAGATGCAAGCTCTTATGACGATCCGTTTGACAAGGGGATTTTACCCAATTCTTTGACAACATTGGAATTGTGCGAAGATTACGGTTTAGATAATTTAAGCAAATCATGGTTTCCTAGATCTCTTGATTATATCAATATCGGAAAAATTAAATTTGCTACTCCCCATAAGATTGGATAAATATAGGGCCCTTGCGCGTCCTATGACCCCGGGGCGCGTTCCGCTGTGCCCCGCGGATGCTTTTATCATACTGGATAATTTGAGGTCGTCTGAACTTCAAATTTATAGATATAATTAAAGACATTATAACCGTATATTAAACATGCCGGGGTCATAGGGCGCACGAGGGCCCTATATGATAAAAGCGTCCGTGGGGCGCTGCGGAACGCGCATATGATAAAATGAGTTTTATTGTTTGGGTTTATTGTATATTTACATTGGAAGAAAATGAGATCATACATAGTCTTCTTGATAGCTTTGTTTTTTCTTATTCATTATGTATGCGCGGTGGAGAGCGAGAATAAATGTCATTCGTCTTTACCCGCTACAAATGGATGCATAATGTCATTGATGGAAAAGGAATTTGACACTTTACTATATAGATCCAGAGAGATTATGGATAAGTTAGGCTCTATTCAATATCAAATATCTTTAGTCTATGTCTTTACAATAGCGATATTTGCCTGGAGATAAATATAGGGCCCTCGCGCCCTATAACCCCGGCTGGTTTAACATACGTTTACGATGATACAATTTGAAGTTATTTGAACTTCAAATTTATAGGCATAATCCGTGGCGTAACGGAACGAGCATATAGTGGCTTTCATTATAACCGTATACTAAACGGGCCGGGGTCATAGGGCGCGCGAGGGCCCTATATTAGTGACCGGGACCAGGCAGAGGTGGTAAACTTACATCTGATTCTACTGGAATGTTATAGCCTTTTAGACGCTCTTCTATCCACCGAGGGATGGTGAAGACCCAACCTCCACGATAACCATCAAATGCCAAAACTTCGGGTCGTTTATGCACTATGGCGGAAGCAAATGGTTGAGTGGCACTGGCCATCCAATTCATGTATGGTCCGTCTAGCTCTGAGCAGGATGGAATATCACGCGCGCTATACTCTGTATATCCACCATAATATTTCCCACTTTTTGTATTATATGTTTCCCAGTGATTTCGTAGGGGAATTGGAAGAGTAGGACATTGTTTTGGAAGATCGCTAGTTGTCCTGTTATTTACTGTTTGGAAACTATAACTTATGGGGTCCGGAACACGGGGAGAGGTTGCTAAATTCCAAGATGTGGGACCATAAGTGGGGGGATCAAATGTTTCCAAATGAAGAGAATCATAGGGAGTATTTCCAGTTTGATTTCCCCAGCTTGGCGTTCCTTGCTGAAAAGGAGTTGGAATTGTTGTTTGTGGAAGAGGATTAGTAACTGCTGCATCGGATACTCGATTAGCAATTGGAAGATAGAGTGTGGTGCTCATTTAGAATAGGCTTAATAATAAGCATATTCTTTCTTTATTCCTCGGTTACGATCCTAATTTATCCAATATGATAAAATCATTACAGCTTTCATTGTGAGCGAGTGTTAGGCGGATTAGGGATCGGCGAACTGAGTTTCGATCCAGAAATAAATACAAATAATTCATTGGATGAACGAACTACGTAAGCTTCTTCAGCACTTTCCAGATGAGGATTGGGATTGGGGATATTTAAGCTTAAATCCAAACATAACGATGAATGATGTTTTGGCTTATCCAAATAAGCCTTGGGATTGGGGATGGTTAAGCAGCAATCCAAACATTACGATAAATGATGTTTTAGCACATCCGGATAAGCCTTGGGATTGGTGGTATTTAAGCAGAAATCCAACCCTAACGATGAAGGATGTTTTAGCACGTCCGGATAAGCCCTGGAATTGGGAATGGTTGAGCGAAAATCTAAACATAACAATAGATGATGTTTTAGCATATCCGGACAAACCTTGGGATTGGGGATGGTTAAGCAAAAATCCAGGCATAACGATGAAGGATGTTTTAGCGTATCCCGATAAGCCCTGGAATTGGGGATGGTTAAGCAAAAATCTAAACATAACAATAGATGATGTTTTAGCATATCCGGACAAACCTTGGGATTGGGGATGGTTAAGCAAAAATCCAGGCATAACGATGAAGGATGTTTTAGCGTATCCCGATAAGCCCTGGAATTGGGGATGGTTAAGCAGAAATCCAAACATAACGATGAAGGATGTTTTGGCCTATCCGGATAGGCCATGGGATTGGGTATGGTTTAGCAGATATTCAAACATAACAATGAAGGATGTTTTAGCTTGTTCAGATAAGCCTTGGGATTGGGAATATTTAAGCGACAATCCAAACATTACGATGAAGGATGTTTTAACGCATCCAGATAAGCCTTGGAGTTGGGCATGGTTAAGCGAAAACCCAAACATAACGACGGCGGATGTTTTAGCATATCCGGATAAGCCCTGGAATTGGGAATGGTTAAGCCAAAATAAATTTTCTAGACACCCGATCCTACAATTAAAAGCGATAAAGAAGTTGATTATTATTCGGATCAATTATAGGGAAAAAATTAAATTAAGAGTTCTTAAATCTTCGGCCCTATATAATGATCTAATTAATGTGATTATTGGCTATTGATGGTCAATTCACGAACAGATTTAAATTATTTGGATCCGCCGGATTAGTATTCGAAGAAATGCTTTCTTCGAATTATACATTTGCAAGGCCGCAAGGGTCGTATGTTAGACATGCCGGGGTCATAGGGCGCGCGAGGGCCCTATAACTAATAGTAGTAAGATGAAGTTTGAGACTGATTATAGTAATGGAATAATTTTAGAGCGAATAAACAAACAGTAGCCAAACCTACAGTGTAATAGAGAGCTTTGCGACCATTCGTACTTTTGCTAATCTTTGGGACTAGATCTTTGTTTTGGGCAATAAAGAGGTAATTTACGCCTCCGAATACTGCGATGAATGCAAAAACCCAACAGAGAACCTTGAGGACTGGATGATCAAACATTATTATGGATTTGTATTGGGGTAGAAAACAATTTTTGAATTCATTGGCTAGATTTTGATCGAATTTAAAGAAGATTTTGTCGGTTCAAATCCGTCATAAAAGAGATAAACTACACGAAGAAATTGATCCTCTGATTCAGGAGAAGAATTTATACAGTGTCTAACCCATTCTACTAGTATCTGCTCGCGTTTAGCTTTAGGAATTTTGGATTTCTTAGATTGAGAATCAGCGTAATTATCTGGATTGTAACGAATGAAAATTGTGGGCATTCCAATGGCTTGGCAGATTTCTTTCATTCTAGTGGTTTCACATTCGGTTTGATATGAAGAATGTTGGTGTTCGTCTATTTCAATGGCTAGAAAATGTGTTTTACAATCATAGAGAATATCAGGGCGTTTTTTGTTGCATGAGGAATCAATAATTTTATCACATGAATGAGGTTGCTCTTGTATTTCGCGTTTGAGAAGACTTTGAACACGGATCTCCTTTTGATGTTTACTTCTTCTGAAAAGATCAGAATTGACGCAATATTCAAAGCATAGTCCTTCATTATTGCAAATTTCTAGATGAGAACAATTCTTACACCTGCGAAGGCACAAATTTTGTTCCTGATCTAGATGATGCTCCTCGCAATGAAGAGGACGGTCTATTCCATACGTTGCTTTTTCCTTGCAATCTTCGGCTTGGCATCTTGCTGTTGGATATTTGCACATCCCTTCTACTTTGTGTTTGGCACATGCGGACGCTCTTAATCCGGGTATTCCGTATGATACACGCGTGCTGCAGCTATCACATTTTGTATGTTTCACGTCTATCATATTGGGGGACTTGTGTTCAGCGCAAAATTTACCTTCAGGTTCGGCACTGAAATTAAAACAAGGTATTTTATTGCATCCAATATAGGAACATTTCTTACTTCTCACGTCGATCATATTTGTATTTCTATGATCTGCGCAAAATTTTCTTTTTTCGCCCTCAAGGTTGAATATGGGTATCTTATTACATCCAACATGAGCACATTTTTTATCCCTTACATTGATCATATTTATATCCTTATGATCTGCGCAAAATTTTCCCCGTTTTTTACCCTTGATATTGAATATAGGTTGTTTTATACATCCGGTGTGAGCACATCTTTTATTCGTCGCATCGATCATATTTACATCCTTATGATCTGCGCAAAATTTTTCTTTTTCACCCTCAAAGCTGAATGTGGGTTGTTTTATACACCCAGTATAAGCGCATTTTTTATTCGTTACATTGATCATATTTACATCCCTATGATCTGCGCAAAATTTTCCCTTCTTTTCACCCTCAAAGTTGAATGTGGGCTGTTTTATACACCCAGTATAGGCGCATTTTTTATTCGTTACATTGATCATATTTACATCCCTATGCTCCGCGCAAAATTTTCCTTTAGATTCATGCTCGAAGTTATAGGATGGACGAATAGTACACCCCGGATGATCGCATTTTTTACGTTTAATATCTATCATTCCGACACTCTTGTGTTTAGAACACCTAGTCCCCTTCGTTTCATTCGGAAAATTAAATTTTGCTCTGATCCCACATACAGCGCAGATTTGCCGATCTTGGGTATGCTTTACGCGTTTCTGTCTGCAGGTTTCACATCGTTTGTATGTTTTATTTCCCCTGACAAACGCCTCTTCTGGGAGTTGCCGTTTGCATCCTTGGCATTTTGAATCCATTTTGATTAATGACAAAATGGATTCCTTTAAATATCAATTAATCACCCTATTTTCACCATGGTTATATACGAATTCGCGTTTGGAACTAGAACCACTAGTTGACCTGAATTTTGGCTTGCCTGAACGTGTAATGTGGTATTCTGTGATATTTGTCCTATCCAATTTAATTGTTGTATAGTATCACTTGAACTTCCGGCCGATGCAACCTGATTCGAAACTGAAAATGAGGCGCCATCTGTAAGGATAATTTGTCTATAACCTTGCGAGATATCCGTTCCCCAATCAGAACTCACAACTATATCGTAAATTCCGGCAATAAGTTGTATTCCAGTTGAACCTGGTGTGTAACTTATTGCATTTCCTTGTGATGTAAAGCTTGATCCAGTAACGGATGTTATTACCCCTGATTGAACCTGGGTATTTGATAACGGAATAATACCATAACTGATGCTGGACCCGCTTCCCGTAGGTCCCGTTGGCCCAGTGGAACCAGATCCACCCTGGCCAGAAGGCCCAGTAGCTCCGGTAGCTCCTTGAGAAACACTTCCTGTAGGTCCAGTTGAGCCTGTAATAGATGCACCAGAAGGTCCTATCGGACCCGTAACTGAGCTTCCCGTATAGCCAGTCGGTCCAGTCCCCCCAATTCCGGTTGGTCCTGTCGCGCCCGCTGGACCAGTTCCCAGGCTTCCGGTAGGCCCAGTATTTCCCGTTGATCCAGCCCCCGTTGGGCCGATAGCTCCCCTCGGACCAATGCTCGAAGCCCCCGTAGGTCCAGTTGCACCTGTTTTTCCCCCAGCAAAAGACACGGATGCCGCCGCATTAATCGTCCCGATAAAACCAGTTATATTTACTCGATCACTATCCCAAGGTTCGTATCTTGATCGTCTATATGAATTTGGAACACTAGCCGATGCCATTCTATTTGAAGCTCACAAAGAAAATAAACTCTTGACAAGCTGAAATGCCGGTTCCAAGTGTGCAGTTCATTTCTAATCCCGTCTCATTCTCTCTGAATTATGAACCATTTGATGCCTCAAGAATTAATATTCAAGGCTTTAGCAACACGGTAGCAGGACTTATTGGCGCCACAGGATCAACCTCATCTACTGGGCCAAAAGGAGTGTCGGGATCAGGCTCTACTGGAAACACAGGCAATACTGGACCTACAACTCAGGCAATAGGACCAACAGGAGCCTCTGGATTACCCTCGATTACTGGCCCAACGGGTCCTACGGGAGTAAGCGCGAGTCAAGGCGGAATTAGAGGCCCTACCGGACCGCCTAGCATCACTGGAGCAACAGGCCCTACTGGACCTACTTCCAATACTACCGGGCCAAAGGGGCCGGCAGGAGGATTAAGCATTTTAACCGGTCCAACTGGGCCGCCAGGATTGGCTTTAGGTACTGGACCTACTGGAGCCCAAGGAGCGTCTTCGGCGTCCGGTGGTCTCCCATCACCTCTACTTGCGGCTTCAGTGTCAGTTGCAGACCAAAGTATTCCTAGCGGACAAAGCACCCCCATTGCTGGAACCCTAACTTTTAATACATCTAATTACTATATCGTATGGGGCGGCAATTCGCCTACAGGCGGCGCTGCTACTATAGGCATTCCTGCAGGATTATGGAAGGTCGTTTTTAACGTTAATTGGTCAGGGGGTACTAGCGGATTCAGAACTCTTACAATTCTGGATCCAAATTCAGGACAACCACTGGGTCAAAACACTGCAGCATTTTCGAGCCCGTCTCAGTCACAACAAGTTACATGGATCAATTATACAGATGGAGGCGCAACAAATGGGATGACTATGCAATTTGAGGTAGAGCATAATGATCCGTCGACACTCGAGATTACTAGCGGATTTATCAGTTTATATAGCTATACTCAAGGCACAGCAACATCAAATACAAGTGATCCTGGTCCAAACACCCCGGCACAGTTTCAATTCGCCGTCAGATTTACCAATCACGACTTAACCAATCCTCCGGTTCAATTAGCAATGATTTACCAAAATGATGCCGGAAGCACAAGTTTCTACTATTCTCCAAACACCGGATCTCCTGGTTATCCCGCCCCATCAAATCCCGTCTCGCCTTCCGGAGCCATAAGTAATCTCTTTCTTTTTAATTGGAACGCGTTACCTAATTCTACTACTGTAGCCAACGCTAAAGAAATCATTATCGGAACCGATCTTGGCGGAAACGCAATTGAGCTTAATTCTTTAAGATTTTATATCGCTAAAACTGATGTCTTTGATAACCCTTCCCAATATTCTCTCTGGACCGCGGATGGGAATGGTCTAGTTGGAGGCATTCCAGAATCCTACCTAGAATCATACACGGCAGCTCAAATGACCATAGATTTCGTAGAAACGACTTACAATAAGCCTGCAGGGCAGTATCAGTTCTTTGGAAATACAACACAGGTAGACGGCATGAGTATTCCAATGACAATCGCTTTGCAGTATAAAATCCAAAACGGAAATCGTCGAGCTAACTTTGGCCCTCTAGGAATAACTACAGATATGGCACAAATCATCAATGGGTATGCCGCTTCATACACTGGAACTATCTGGTCTAATACAATAGTTCCTCTCGGGACAAACACTCGACTAGCTGCTATTCAAAAATTAATAAATATTCCGACTGGAGCCAACTCATATTATGATCCTTATGTAGCAGTAGTTTGGAACGCCCTAAATACGGGAGCGGGAGGCAACACGGTCGCATTCAATGGCATAGGAGAAGCGACATTCACCACTTGTACAATCTACACCGACCCGAATAATATGTATGTCTCTACTACCGGGGGAACTGCAGGTTATCCTTCAAGCATTTCATACACTATTCCTCGAAACCAAGTTACAGGAAATTCAATAAACATCTTTGGTAATGCTGGAGTATGGGCTACCGCTACAACATCCGGAAATACCGGGGCGGTTGAGCTCAAAACAAAGGCTTATATCGTATGCGCCCTGTGTCGAGGTGTTTGTCAGGATCAGGATACTCCGACAAGCGGAACGAGCGGAAACCCGCCCTTTCCAAACACAATATGGAATGATTGGTTAGCTCAAGGCAAAAATTTCTATACAAACACACCAATCTTCCCATATCCCAAACTGATCCACAGTTATGCGCTCAACGCCACCACTTCTCAAGGAACCAGACCATACGCCTATGGTCTAAGCTTTGACGATAATTTTAATTGGTCCTCTACAGTAAGCTCAAATGTCGTATCATCAGATACTCAGGTTGAAGTCCTCAACATAGATATATATGGAAATTCCAACATATAGGGCCCTTGCGCGCCCTATGACCCCGGCCCATTTAACATACGTTTATAATGAAAGCGACCACGGCTTTCATTATATTAGATAATTGAGATCATATGCACGTTCCGTTGTACTCCATAGATTATTTCCGTATATCCACAAATTTGAAGTTCAAAATAACCTCAAATTAGTGAATATGATAAAAGCTATTATAGTCGTATATTAAACGGGCCGGGGTCATAGGGCGCGCAAGGGCCCTATTCGGCACTGGTAAAATTTTATGAGCTCTATAGTGGGTAGAACTAAAGCTGGGCCTGTCACACATAATTCAGACTGAGCCAGGCTCTAAATGATTCTTTTAACAATTTAAAGTTTTACTGCTTAAAGCTATTCTTGATATGTCTCAATCTAGCGCAAATATGGACTCAACTTTATGGGCATATGTGAAGCGCTTTTCAGATAATGGAGATGGATGGAATTTCTTAGGGCAGGCCATGCCTTGGACAGGGAAGTTTAAGATTGAACGAAAAGACCTAGATGAATTCTGGACGCTTTATTCTGATACGCTCGAACACTATGATAAGCTTGGAAATCAGTTTATTTCTGGTATTTCAGAACGTTCACAGGAATATTTACCTCTAATGATTGATGCAGATTTAGAACTTACAATTGAGCCAGGATTGGATCTCACAGAAAAATTATATACAAAGGAAGAGGTCGACACTGTAATAAAGGTTATTAGACGAGTTTTACGAGAAGTTTCGAGGGATTTTAAAGCGCGCAATTCAGTATGTATAGTTCTAGAAAAACCAGCTCCATATGTATCAGGAGAAAAGCTAAAAGGAGGATTTCACTTGCATTTCCCCCGTTATTGGGTGCGAAATTGCGATCATGATCTCCACATATTTCCCCGCATAAAAAAGATGTTAAATACAGAGTTTAAAGGACTCTTTAGCAAGCTGAAAATCGACAACACTGGAGATGTGCTTGATACAACAGTGGGAAAAGCATGGTTACTATACGGAGGATGTAAAAGTGAGAAGTCTGGATCATATCGATTCACAAGAGTAGTTGATCAGGATGGAGATGAAACAACATTATCAGCCGCTCTCAATGGCTATAAATTATTCAATGCCCAGGAAGAAGAAATTAAGATTGAAGATGGCCGATGGGAATACTATCTCCCTCGCATACTCTCAACTCACCCAGCAAATCAGACTCCAACCGCAATGAAAACGAACCTGGAATGGGCCAGCGAGGTAAAATTGAGCACTGCCAAGCAGCGAACCACAAAGCATGAATTAATAAATGTAGTTGAAGCCATGAAACTGGCAGCAGAGCTTCTTCCAATGATCTCACCGCGCCGAGCAGATCATTATGCCGATTGGTGGGAAATGGGAGTTGTGCTCTACTGTGTAGGCGATGGATGCAAAGAAGCACTTGACCTCTGGATTGAGTTTTCCAAACGCACTGATCGTAACAATTTTGATGAAGCTTATTGTGTATATCAATGGAATAAAATGGTAAACACGGGACGATACAGTATAGGAAGTCTGCGACACTTTGCTGGAATTGATTCTCCCAGTGAATATGATTCGTGGAAACGGAAAAAACTGGGCAGTAGAGTGAAGGACGTACTTATTGGCGGGCATACAGCACTTGCTCAGATGCTTCATGACATGTATGCAAACGTTTTCGTTTGTGCGGATCCTGAAAAGGGTATTTGGTATATGTTTCGCAATCATCGCTGGCACCGGATCAGGAAAGCTACAGCTTTACGAAAGAAGATTAAACAGGATCTAGTTCAACGGTTTGTAGAAGAACAGAGACGACTGTATGCGGCACTGGGTCAACATGACGATGTGGATCAGGAAGATTTAAACAAGAGAATCAAGGAGGTTGGAACGATTCTGAAAAATTTGAATACCGCTCCATTCAAAGACAATATAATCAAGGAAGCAGTGGATTTATTTCATGACGAGAATATAGACTTTATAGAAAAGTTAGACGATAATATAAATCTGATAGGATTCGATAACGGAGTATTTGATGTTCAGTCAATGACATTTAGAGAGGGACGTCCAGACGATTATATTAGCAAAAGCACTGGTTATGATTATCAAGAATTCACCGATGATGACCCGCGAGTTATGGAGATTAAAGATTTTTTCACCAAGGTTTTTCCTAGCGCTGAACTGAGACGATTTTTTCTAGAATATGCGGCTCAGCTTCTCAAAGGCGGAAATTTTAACAAGTTATTTCTAAATATGGTTGGAAGCGGAGATAATGCTAAATCAGTAACCGTAGAATTAATAGAGAAGATGCTGGGATCATATGCCGTGAAGTTTCCCACATCGCTTATTACCGGAAAACGAACACAGAGCAGTGGAGCAGCACCTGAAGTTATTCGATCGATAGGGGCTAGATTCGCCACTATGCAGGAGCCTGATAATAAGGATGTTATAAATATCGGTATTTTAAAGGAATTGACGGGCAATGATTCAATGTTTGCCCGCGGACTCTATTCGGAGGGTAGAGAATTCAAACCAATGTTTAAGCTCGGACTTGTGACCAATAAATTAGTTCATCTAACCGGAAATGATACCGCAATATGGAACCGTATTCTTGTCTTGCCATTCGAAGCATGCTTTCCAAAGGATTCAAACAAGGTGCCAGTATTGTTCGAGGATCAAATGAAACAAAAGACGTTCTACCGAGATGCAAATTTCAGTGAGAAAATCCCATGTATGCGACAGCCGTTAATGTGGCTCTTAATCCAAAAGCTTAAAGAAGTCAAACTCAAAGGCCCATCCGCTATCCCGAAGAGAGTGACTGAAGAGACTGAGAAATACAGGCAGAATAATGATGCATTTTTACAATTTACAAAGGAAAGTGTAATGGAAATTGCTGATCATACTAAGGGCATCAGTTTGACAGAGGTGTATGCGGCATTCAAAGTGTGGTTTGTTGATACGTTCCCAAATATGAAAGTTCCAGCTAAAAATGACCTCAGAGATGATCTTTCTGCTAAATGGGGACCTCCTAACGAGGCTGCAATATGGCCCGGTCGAAAGATTAAGACTAATAAGGATTTTATCGAGTCTGGTGACGCCAAAATTGTAAAACCACTCGGGCAGGATGAACAATTAGAGCATAAAATAGAAGAATCAAAGGTGGATATCGGGGACGGATTTCCTCCAGCACAATCAAAAATATTACATAAAATTGTAACTCCCCGGATGCCTATAAGAGAAGCGGAAGTTGAAGAAGTAAAAGAACACAAGGAAGCCGACGCTGACCCGGATAATTACTCGGAAGATGAGGAGGATGACGAAGATGACGATTCTGATGATGAGGACGAATATACTAAATATGAAAGAGCAGAACGGCACCGGAAATTACTCAAGAAAAGGGTAGGACCTTTGCGTGCCCTATAATGAGTGTTCCGCTGCCACACCACGGGTAGAATAAAAATATAACTCATACCTTGCTTATAAAAATATGATTTATTTCATCGAAATAAATCATATCTAGAAATTGTACACTGTAATTGATTTTGAAAGATCATTATATAACTCTCCATTTAGCAATGATATTACCATTCTGCGTTTCGTCCTCGCCCTCCAAGCGTACATTTTACGAATTATCTGTTTTGGTATTGCAAGAATCCACCTGACATTGTTGTGCAGATCATTTGCGTTAATGAACGGAAACGAGGCCATAAATTCTATATTGCTTATTCTATTCTCATCTTGATGCCGAGTAAGTCTAGAAACCAGGATTTGAAGATCAAACTCAAATAACTCTGCACTTCTAATGATACCGAAAGACGAATTGTCCCCAATATAGTGAGGAAATATAAGCTCATTTTTTAATCTATCAATAAACAAATCTATTACATCTTCTGGAAATTCATTTTTTATAATCATTGAACATAATCCTCTAAGCAGGTTATAGTAAAACAAATATGATCTATTACCCTTTCTATAAGCTATCCTACTTGGATCATTCAAAAGATATACCAAAGTCTCCAGCTCACCGTGATGAACGCAATAATGTTCCAAGTTATCTCGCATGTCCTCCAAATATTCATCGCCTTCTATGAGGCCAATTATACAATGATTTATAGGATGCGGAACAATCGGCAATTTACCGCAGCCATCAGCTAATCTAGTGCAACAACCGAAACACATTCACCCCAGAATGAGTGTCTGAATAAGGCGTCCGAATAAAGTCATTTAGGTATAGGGCCCTTGCGCGCCCTATGATCCCGGCCTGTTTAATATATGATTATATTTGAAGTTCAAATAACCTCAAACTATCCAATATAATAAAGTCCGTGTGGTGCGACGGAACGTGCCATGGTAAAATGACTATTTAAAGGATTTCCTTTAAATAGGGTTTAAACGGAAATTTTTATTTACCATTTCTATGGCCTATTTAAAGGAAACCCTTTAAATAGGTCTCAAACCAAAATTTTTATTTTTCTCTTCCACAGCATATTTAAAGGAAAAATTAATGGTGGCGCGGTGGAACGTGCGAGCAAACCTTTTCCTCGGCTCTATTCAAGTAGTGATGAGATTATGGGGTTGGATAGCCTTCGGTATTATAGTCATCGTGTTGGCATGTATTTTATGGCAAAGTAGTCCACAAATTCAAAAACAAAAAACTACTAATATAAAGAAGGCTGTAGATTTAATAAAGCATAATATTAGATCTTATAACACGACAAATGGAAGTGATTGTTTAATTCCTTATCCAGTCTATTATATCAATATGGATAAGGATAAAGAAAGGAACGCCTTTATGATTGGGCAGCTAAACGTAATCGCGTCCACATATCAGCGGATGAGAGGAGTGGAAGGCTTCAGGATTGAAGATACGAGTAGTGGAGTGATTGATGGGGTTGAATTTATAAATAAATATGATGCCCTTACTGCCAAGGAATTGGGATGTACATTGTCTCACCTACTCGCGATTCATGCTGCGTTTAAGGCGAATTGCCGAATCGCCTTAATTTGCGAGGATGATGCGTCTTTTGAGACTTGTGCCTTGACAGCGAACCTGGCGGACGTAATTGCCAATGCCCCGCATGACTGGGAGATGATAGAATTGTATGTAGGTGGAGAGAAATATACCTCTGAAGATCAGGCTCAATTGCAATATAGTTTATTCGAAGCTGGATCACCCGGCTGGAGTAATGTTGCCTATTTTATCAATAGGAGCGGAATGGAAAAATTATTACAAAGAGTTGGATTTCCCATTAATAATTCCCCAGACAAATCAAATACTGTTATTGATGGCTATAGCCCAATGATAATAGAAACGACTGGTTGGCCTGTAATAATTGCACCTGATAATAATGGATTTCCGGCAGAAGGAGTGGCGGATCGATACATTCCCTTACTCATACGAACTTATAGAGTTATGCCTTCTGTTGTTGGAACAAATACTGGGTTGGGAAGCACAATTCACATAGATCATGTGGAGCCTATCCATATTCCTGCGCTATATCAGTTTCTGAAAAGTGTCAATAATCGCATTTTAGATTTGAGTCCAATAAAGGTGCATGTTGTGAAGAACTGGGATCTTGAATTTATAAGACGAGTTTTACCCTTTCCTATAACTAATGATATTGATGAGGCAAATGTGATTGTAACTAATACGAACGCGGATAAACGATTACATGAAGGGAAAAACGCCTTTAGTATATTAATTGATAGGGAGCCTGTAGATGTGAGTGATTGGAAGATTGATCTAATAATAAGCACTAAACTGCCCTCGTCTGGACGATTACCGGTTGGAGTTAAATCAATGTATTTACCGTGTTACTCATCAATGTTTACAGAAGCAGGATTGGACCCGACCTATTTATTGCGAAAGGGCGGAGAAAAATTAAAGACTAAATTTGCGGCTTTCGTGTACTCAAACTGTGACGAGAAATTTCCAGGAGTAGAGGCGAGGAGAAAATTCTTTGAGTTGTTGCAGGAGCGAAGTGGGGGGCGAGTGGACTCATGGGGAAAATGCTTACGGAACATGACTAGGGACGACGATAAAGGATCATGGATAGATAATGCTAAGATTCTGGGGGAATATAAATTTGTGGTGGCGTTTGAAAATGACTATCCCGACGGGTATATTTCTGAAAAATTAGTTATGCCTATGATTGCAGGCAGTATTCCAATATATCTAGGATCATCCTTAGTTGGAAAGCATTTTGATACGAAATCGTTTGTAAATGTTAGAGACTATGATTCATGGGATAAATGCATAGATAGGATTCTAGCGCTGGATAGAGACGATGCGGAATACTATCATATGTTAAACCATCCATGGCTTCTGCAAAATCGACTGGGGGAATATTTTGCATGGTATGATACAAGCCTGGGAAATTTTAACGAGAAATTATTGGATGAAATAAGATTAGGATTGATGAAATGAGTTTTTATTCTCGTGGATGGGGTAAATTTATCCTTACCTCAATGTCTTCGCAGAGTGCCTTATCATGGGACTGGCATACATTTCCCACAAGTTCGCGTATAATTATAGAAAATAGGACGACACCATCCGGTCCTACAGGTATGTGTAACTGGGGAGCGTTAGTCGTGGATCAGGGCATAACTATAACCGCGTATACACAAACCCCAAATTATGAGTGGGATTGGAGTATGTTTTCCCGAGATCCAGTGATCGCTGGATCGCCTTCAACCGTACAGTCATTATGGCCTTTCGATGAGCATAAACAGGTGAAGAGATTGATTGTTCAATGTGTTTGGAAAACATAAAACGAGGATCGAGTATTTACAGTCTATCATGTGGTCATAAATTTCATTCTAATAAATGTATAAATAATGGGAACGTTATTGACTGGATTAGAGAACATGGAACCTGTCCTTATTGTAGGGCTAAAACCGAATTATGAATAATATAGGATAATGCGAGAGATTTACCTCTCACATTAATCGCGTCTAAATGATTTATATTCGTGGATATAAAGAAGCGTACAAATGTACGCTGTGATAAGTACAAAATTATTTGATAACGAGGACATTGATACCAATATTATAGGGATTCATTCGAAGAAAGAACAGGCTGAAAACCAAGTTAAACAATGCTTATTAGAATCATTGAATAAATGGAAGGAAAATAGTATTATCAAAGGCGAATCGGACGATACTAAAAGACAATGGAATGCAGGGATTGATAATATTATTGGAAATCTAGAAAAGAACTACGCATTCCATGCCTCATCGTATTTCAGTGAGGGATTCATGTTTTCCTACAAGATCAAAAATGCTGATTATTCAACGTATATTCGCGTCCTCGGTCCTCGTCGTCCGTTTCTGACTTGCAACAGTTTCAGGAATACTGAAATGTGGAAAATTCAGGAGGTGCTCGGTGAGCATATGAGAAAGGAGTAAACTGTGTTCTAGAATGATTTCCAATAAGGAGATAAGTCCCTCTATCTCCTCATTTATCCGCATAGTTTGGTTTCGCTGGTAGAAAAACTAGTTCGAATACTGAAAAGTATTCGAAGATCCTAATATTTATAATATAAAATGCCACGTCGTGGTCGCAAGTCTCATAATCGCGGATCCCGTAGTCGTAGCCGCAAATCTCGTAGCCGCAAATCTCGTAGCCGCAAATCTCGTAGCCGCAAATCTCGTCGTTCTAGTGATCAAAAATCTCGTTGTCTCAGACGTAATGACGGGACTCCTCCGGTCATGCATTATGGCTCGAAAGGAGGATGCTATTTTAGATCTGGAGGAAAGAAGCACTATATTCAGTAAAATAGATTAGTGATTTAGAATGATTACTATATTATCAAATATCCGGCAAATATTTTCTCGGGATTGTAGCGCACATGAGGCATGAGGAGGGATCGCGCTTAAATGTGGAATTGAAAACGTGAATCACTCTGATATTTTTTCTCGCCCCTATTGACAAGTCGTCTAAGCATGACGGTAAAGCATGTTCGTAAAAATTATCAACAAGCCCAAGTACAGCCTACGCCAATTGCTGATACAAATCCTGGCGCAGGGCCTCCGATGACCGCATCAATGCAAAGACCAAATCCTGGACAAATGTCAGGTAGAATGGCAAAGGTTCAGGATACTAATAATTCAAACAATAAATCATGGGTATTTGGGATTATTCTTATTTTGTTGGTGATTGCAGCCCTGTGGTATTTTATGACTAACAAGAAGAAGGGAAGTGTTTCGTATTTCTATTAAGCATAGGGCCCTTGCGCGCCCTATGATCCCGGCATGTTTAACGTATGCTCGTACAGGGAACACATCCGTGGGGCGCGGCGGAACGTGCATTTGAGGTTACTTGGGCATCAAATTTGCGAATATTTTATTGATAAGCAACAATGAACGAGTCTATAATGATATTAACCTTATCTCTAGCGGTAATCGCCCTGGTTTTGTTAGGAGCATGGAATGGCCGATCATAAAGTCTCAAATTTAGTCTCGTCATTGGAAAATTACATGGGTGATCCCAGGCATTAAAAGCCGGGGTTCTAGGGAGAGCAGTGCCCTAGAACGCACAAAATTTTTTATGTTGTCTGGCATAAACAGCTTCAAATCATGTCTGCCGGAGGTTCACCATCGTTAACTAAGAATTTACGAACCCCTAAAGTTTATCCAGATCCTGGAAATGTGGCTCAAACTTTTCGCTTATTTGTTGATAACGCTACCTGTGGGATAGCCGATTATCGTCTCGATCAATACAATCGTCCCGCATCAATATATGGAGGCCTAGGAATTGAGGGTTCGGGAAATGGTGGTGCAGGTGGTGCTCCGGCCTGTTTTAGCCCGCTATATAGAATTGAAGTTGAAAATTTACAGAGGCCTCAATACTCTGAATATCTCGCGGTCCCTCAAGGCCTAATGATGACACAATCAGAATTTCAAAACTCTCCCCATACAGACATGCTAGGAATGAATCGTAGTAGAGCATTTGGACTAGACGGAGTTTACCGCAGAATGCCATTTCCAGGATCTACTCCTGAAGGCAATAATCCATCCAGTGACAAAGCTTGGTTGCAAAGACAAGAATGGAATGCCTCGCAATTACTCAATCAATTTGATCAACGCCTTTGGTTAAACAGCGCTGACACTCAGAGCGGATTTTAATTTTCGGATTTAATATTATTTCACCTATAAATTATAGATGAAATATTACATTTCAATTGCTTTATTCAAAGGCTGATCTTGCCATGAACATCAATCAGTTATCCGGTCTGGGCATAATTAGGATCCTCATATCTCCAAATAAAATCCTTATATGTAATGATTATTCCTTTGCAACAACGTCTGATTCCGGCGTCATATCCATTAACTGATTCTGCTGCATCGCTGAAAGATAAATGAGTCTTTATATGGGTTCCATTTTTGGAATATTGACAAATAGATTGAGCTTTACGTTCGCTATTAGTCGGGGCTGGAATTAATTCTATTTTTGCGATAAATCTTCCAGTCATATCTGCGTTCTCGAATCCCCAAATAAATTCACTGTGAGAAGAACCACCGTTACACGAGTGTGCTATCGCCCATGAACTTATGCCATTTTGCCTTGCCGCCTCTTCGGTTGAGACATACGTTCCTAGTAGTTCACCATAGGGTGAATATTTTTGAACTGGATTACTTTTTATACGCTTTGCTACCACAGCAGCTTTACTATTTTGTGATAATGTAACTCTTTCCAGGTTATCAACATGATTATTAGATTTATTATGATCTATATGGTTAATTATAGGGAGATTTAGAGGGTTTGGAATGTATGCAAGTGCCACCACTTCATGCATCCCAAACTGATGCTGCTCATTGTCTTTGCGGAGAACTACTCGCTCATATCCGGCGCCATCCAAAGATTTAATCATAAGTCTTTTTTGGGTCTTGCTATAAAGTTTTGCATCGCGTGATACCATGTATTTATCAAAGCCCGGAACATCTATAAACGATGATAGATCAATATTTCGATCAATCTCAGTCTCCCATTTCCATACAAATCCTCCACCAGTCGGAGTAATCTCATTGCAGGTTGTCCAAATGGTTTTTGATTTTATTCCTGTAGATTCACTAGCTAATTTTCCACTTTCGAATCTAGCAATAAATTCCCCTTCTTTACTGTATTGAATTACTGGTTTTGGAGTTCTAGTTTTTCCCAAGACTTTTACAGCATGAAATAAATTATCTGATGCAGTAATCCATTCAAGATTTTCTACCCTATTATTTGCCCTATTTCCATCTTTATGATTAACAAAAGGTAAATTCTTAGGATTAGGGATAAACGCACTAGCTACTAACCTATGAACCAAAAACGTTTTTCGTATAGTAAATCCAGTGCGAAATCCAATTGAACGATATCCATGACTATCCCTCGCCTTCATGATTTTTCCATTTACCTTTCTAACTCTCCCCATATCTGACACTTCATATGGGGCATTTTGTCCCACCGTTACCGGAAGCCATTTTTCCTCTGTAATATCTATCGAATCTGAAGACATTTATTTATGATTGAATCTTACTTATTAAAATTCAATTAATCTTTTTATTCCGTGATGTGTCCAGGAGGGCTATTCGCTGTAATATTTTCTGGTTTCCGTAACTTTTCTCATATAAGGATCAGCATGGTTATAATCCCATGCTAAATATGTATCATCATATTCCGGGTTATATGAAGGTAATAATCTAATGTTAGAAACATGAGTTATCTCACATAAAAGTATAGGTTCATCTCCTCTGTTTGGATCTGATGTAGATTTAGAGTGCCACCATCTGCTTTTTTCAATTATTCTATTTCCGGGAATAGGGCCATATTCATCAGGAAAATCATCACTCGGCCATCTTTTTCGTAAATATTTCCAATCATAGGGTTCAAGACGATTAATTATTCTAAATATGGGCTGCATTTTCTCCTTGTGATCAGCCTTGTCTAAATCGTAAAGATAGGGCATTATTATATGCCTTATTACATCGGGACAGATAATATCCATTATCGGATCATCTATCGGTTTAAGTAAGCCTTAAATTATCGAATAAATCACATCAAACCCCTCGTCTTTCATAGGCATTTCAAACTCTTTCCTGTACTTGTAAAATACCACTGGTGGGACCTTTGATTTCCCGATTCGTTTTTCGTTCCTCTTCTGAGCCACACTCATCCCTACACGGAAATGAACCCCAACTACAGCAGCCCCACACTCGTTTGCCGCTTCAATAAAATCCCTTCTACTTTCCCTCGATGCATTCAGATTATCAATTACTACACTCCCACCACGATCCAATTCTTCCCTACACATTTTCAAACATTTACCCATATTCCCAACTACATCTCGCGATATTCGCTTCATATACCCTAATTTTCCCTCACAAAATGTCGTCTTTCCACATCCCGGAAATCCAATCAACAAAACCAAGGTCGAAAATTTCAGCTTACTTTCGCGTAATTCAACCGGTAATTTTTCCCCAATTTCTTCATACACATCAAAATATTTTTCAGGCGTCTCATACCTCACTCCGGCACCCTTAGCGAATCCTACATCGGCATCACTGAAAGCGTCCTCGCTACCATCCGCATCCCCAACAAAAAATTCCAGCTTCCCATACTCCTTTGGGACCAACTTTAGCATTCCGATCTCAGGTTTCCTAAATTCATCTTCAACCCTAGCGCAAAAGAAGTGAATCGGTACTGGTTTATACAACTCAATCACAGCATCAATTTTAGCATTTACAATTTTATCCGTCTGTCTAGGCTTCTTTTGATTCGAGAACACCAGAATATTATACCCCTCCTTATCCAGTTCTTTTAGCTTTTCCACCGCAAATGGATATGCCTTGTATCCTCCCCCATCACTTCCATAAATCAAAGTATCGTCCATATCAAACCCAGCGCATTTGGAATGTTTTAATTTCCCTGAAATTACCTCGGTAACTGTTTTTGACATTGCCCGTTGATTTCATAATGATAAATTAGGTCAATTTATCATTTTATTCAATCAATTATTTAGTTGACCTAGTGAGATAAATAAGGGGAGCTAAAAGATTTTTATGATCAGTGTTTAGCCCTACCCATTAGCTAATGTCAACCCATAATTCCGTTCCATCCGTGGCGCATAGCGGAACGCACACGGAATTAAGCAAACTCATAAACCGTCTTCCGGCAGAACCATGGGACTGGTCATCTATGAGCTATAACAGGAATATAACCATGGGAATTGTACGCAGCAAACCAGGCATTAATTGGTTGCGAAACGAATTAAGCAGTAATGTAGGCATTACATTAAGTGATATCGAAGAAAATCCTCAATTTCCCTGGAGTTATTGCTGTATGAGTTTTAATCCGAATATGACACTGAATTTTATATTATCGCACCTAGAAGAATACTGGAATTGGGCGGCACTAAGCCGAAACGCGAATATAACCGCAAAAGATGTAGTTCTACACCCGAATCTTCCGTGGGTCTGGTCGTCAATATGTGGAAACAAAAATATAAGGGTAAAAGATATACTAGCTTTCAAACCTGACCATAAACGATATGATTATGATTGGGCAAATTTAAGTGCAAACCCAACTGTAACAATAAACGATGTAATATCTAATTTCACCGAGCAATGGACTTGGTATACATTAAGTTCCAATTCGGGTATAAAATTAGAGGATATTAGCGCACACCCAACATTTCCGTGGTGCTGGGGATCAGTAAGCCTAAATCCAAATATAACAATCAGATTTGTTCTCGATCATCCGGATAAGCCATGGAACTGGCAGTGGTTGAGCGGAAATTCAGGCATAACAATGAGGGATGTTTTAGCGTATCCGGATAAACCTTGGGATTGGGGATGGTTAAGCTCAAATCCAAACATAACAATAAGTGATCTGATTGCATATCCAGATAGGCCCTGGAATTGGGATTCGCTTTCATCTAATGCGGCCATAACAATGAAGGATATGATGTCTTATCCGGCCGGTAAGTGGATATGGGCTAACTTAAGCTGGAACGCAAGTCTAACAGCAGAGGATGTTTTTAATAATCCGAATATGCCTTGGGATTACCCACACATGACGAATAATCTGTTTAAATATTCAAATACTATGCGGTTACTAGCCATTAGAAAAGTAAGAAAATATAGAGAACAATATCGTATCAGAATACTGCGATCAAACACTAGTCTTTACTTTGATTTTATCAGCGCAATTACATCCTATATATAGGGCCCTCGCGCGCCCTATGACCCCGGCCTGTTCAACATACGGTTATGTTTGAAGTTCAGATCTACATTGAATATATTCAGTGCCCAGCAGTCGTGATAAATTCTCGAGAAAACTCGAGGCGTAAATTGAGTTTTACAAAACATAAGCGGAATCTAAGAAAGATGTCAGGTTTTGCGTCACAGACCTCCTATCCCTATTTACGCAAATTTGTCAAGAGGAATATTCTCCCAGAAGAATTATCAAAAATAAGCAAAGTTGTTACATTATACTCTAATCTTCTTCTAAAAGAAATACAACGAGGGGAAGATATGGACCTGAACGCTGTGATATATGGTATTTCTCCATTTCCAGGCTGGATAGATTCCGGAGCATCGGATGTATGGAATGGCGCAACGAGTCAACTAGAAGAACTCGATCTAGCAAAAGATCTTAAATCGGCGCTTGAAAAAGACGGAATAAGCGTTCAGAAAATTATATAACCCCGGCCTGTTTAAAATACGGTTAATTATATCTATAGATGCGTGTTCCGCCATGCCACGGATACTTTTATCATACCGGATAATTTGAGGTTATCTGAACTTCAAATTTATAAATAAATGTGCGCTCACGAATGCCTTCGTTATGAACATATGCTAAACATGCCGGGGTCATAGGGCGCGCGAGGGCCCTATAATGAGTAGCTCGCTCGTGGAGGATAATGATTCCAGACAAGCATAGGTCCCGCAATTACAGTAATTGACTGAACCGCTACTGGATCTTCGGATGAATATTGAAATTCGCCGTGTAGCTCATCATCAGATTGATTATTTCGACTATTAATTTCATCCATTTCATCACTCGTTAATGGCAGACTAGTTCTGCAAATCGGACATGCAGCCTTCAGACTCCTGGTGATACATTCGCGATGTATATAATGCCCACATGACCAGGGAACTTCATCGGCACCAATTGCTTCTAGACAAACTGCACATTCATCTGGTTTTTCAAGAGAGTATTGCGTTTTATGTCCCGCACAATACCATCCTTTAACACTGGTTGGGTCAGCCGGTAAAGGACAATCTTTCACGGCACATGCATGTGCCGTGCAATATCCAATTTTACACTCATTCAAACGCGCTCTCCAACACCCACTCATTATACACCGATGGAATACACAATATCCATGCTCTGCGTTACGATCACAGTTTTCACTTTTACATGTATGATCTGCGCACCATCGTGTTCTCTCAATTTTCAATCCGTTACACTTCGTCCTCATACATGCATGCTTATTACAATATACGGATTCGTATATCTGAGAACGTAGACATCCTCTTTCGATACATTTATGTTCCGAACATGATGTGCCCCCAATCATCCTTTTATTTAAGCACTTACCCGTCACGCAGACATTCCCCAAACAGTATGATCCGTTTTCACATTGTTTCCTTTCGCACCCATTTTCAGAGCATCTAAACTCCATTATATTATTACCTTTATATTGGCAGTATAAAGATTCTTCATCAGAATTGATACGCTTTGTTCTACACAACTTTGTTCTGATAGAATGTTGATTATTCATACTTGATATACCCTCTTTATATTTGCTGATCGGAAAAATTCATTTTTAATGTCACAAAAAATTCTACTTCTAATTACCATTTAAAGGAAGTCCTTTAAATGGTAATTAGAAGTAGAACGATGAAAATACGCCAATCAAATTACTATTTAAAGAAAATCCTTTAAATAGTCTCTCCATCAGTGAAATTTCCCGTGGCGCGCAGCGAAACACTCATTTATGCGCTAAGAACCAACCCGAACCACAATGATACCTTACTTCCAGTTAATTCCATCTTTCCAATATTATCCAAGTAAACCAATGATCCATCCAATAAGGGAATCTGGAATTTTCCCTTTTCATTAACTCCATTTACAGTTGCATATCCGCCTAGAGAAATAAACACTATATTTTTTAGAGCAATTTCAGACATGTTTATTTTCTGGTTTGGAAATACATTAATCCAACCGATATTTTTACTTCCATTTATCTTTTCATCCACAACACTTTCAAGGCATTTAACACTGGGAGGAACAGCTTCCCCCCATTTGTGCATCTCAGATTGTTTTATTGGGCCAGTTAGATATGGAGCAATTGAAGCCTTTAGATCCGGTAATGATTCCTCTCCCAGGAGATTATAAATAAAGAGTGTCGAAGCGGGCCAGTTAACTGAATTGATCAGTCCGTTTTTCAGGTTTATGACATTGGCAAAAACTGGTCTTATCCCGTTATCATTTTTTCTCTTAATTCTAGTCTCCCTTTCGTTACTTTCTATTTTTGTGGGTGCTCCTTCCGTTAATTTAAACTGAATAGCTTCAGTTCCCCGTATTGCTGTAGTATATCTATTTCTAGATTCAATCATATCGTTCAAAGTAGACGTCAATTTCACCTTGTCAAATGGTAATTTACAGTAAAATTTTGCAGAAAGGATGGATTCAAGATCCGATAATGATATTTCAATTATTCTCTTCCCTGTATGGACTAATTTCTGATTATTCAAAAAGTCTGAAATAGCCGACATTATTCTCTTATCATCAATCCGTTCGCATGTCACCTGTTTCATCTTTAGTTATCTCAAGTTATTATTTGTGCGTTACATTACACCCCGCGGATGAGGTTAAACTCTATTCTTCTCAAATGGTCCATGCGTCCCACAATAAAGCGCGCAAAATGATTTTTCATTCATGGGATGAGACAATAATCATTCCCATTTACAATTTATCCAATACAATGTCAATCTCAAAATTAGCATCCGAATCATTCTTTCAGAAATCTATTCCAACAACTCAAAGCTGGGCTACAATTTCAGAAGAGGAAGATGAACCGATATTAGAGACTCCGGCATTTGCAAAAACATGGAAACTGGTAAAACAGGTTGAAAAAGAACAGTCTCCATTCGAGGAAGAAACAGACGATGTTAATGTGGAAAGTCATCTTCAGTTTCCTCCAGTGGGACAGACCCCGGACGAAATTCGACAAAAACGATTAGAACACGTCCAGGCTTTGGAGCGGCAGAATAGGGAGAAGGATCGTAAGCGAAATGCTGAGCTCTCAAAATTGCAAAAAATTAACATTCTCTATGGGCCAAACAAATCTAGGATTCGCTCCCTTGATGTTACCAGCGCCCAGAACTTCAATCATCATCTCAAAGTATCAGACATGATGAAGACTCACAATAAGGGTGGTTTCCTGAACAATGGAGGAAAAGATATGAAGGACAAAATCAAGTTAGCCAATGGATTATTAAAACAATGCTATAAACATCCGACAAAACCATTTTGCTTCGTATATGTAGTAGCGGAAGTTGATCTGGGGGATAAAGTAATTAGAGTGAATGAACTCAAACCAACAAATATTAAACCATTTAATGTAGTAGAATTGGAGTATTATATAGGATCCTCGTATGCCCTATAACCCCGGCCTGTTTCACATATGGTTAATAATGGAATCATTATGGGAGGAACAGGAAGATAGAATAACTACTGATGACTAACGAGTCATCAGTATTTTTATAGACTAAAATATTGCTATATGATAGATGGCATTTTCAAGCGTGGGCAATCCTTCAATAATGTCTGCCGGAAGAAGAATTCATGTTATTGGTCGAAGGCAGGTTCCAAGAATATCAATTCCAGTCGTTAATACCCAGCCAAGTATTTTCCGTTCTAATGACGTGCAATTATCATCTAGAAATGAGCCGGTAATTGGCGAATTAAAAGAACCTAAAACTCCACTGCTTATAGATTTTGATATGGAGAAAGATTTAGTAGGTATAAATCAGGAGCTAGAAGATCTCAATGAAATAGATGTAAAGGAAGAGCAGAAACCGGTCCTATCCATTTCTGTAGCATCAACCCCAAGAATCATCTCGAATAAAGGCGACGCTATACAATATAGAGGATACGGAAAAATAGAGGCTGATCACATGGATATAGAACTTCCATGTTCGAGCGAATTAACCAGCGACTGCACGATAGGTGTAACCCCAATTGGACCAAATACTGCCCCACTAAGTGTCAGTAAAATGAAAGATGGTAAGTTTACTGTATATGGAAACCCATGTGAATTCTTTTGGCATGTTTACCTGTAGGTTAATTCACCGGTATTCTCAAAGTGAATTTTTCGAATGACATGTGAATTCACTATTATTCAGATGGTGAATGAACTGCATAAATTTCTCGAATCATTTCATAATAAACCCTGGAGTTGGGGGCTGTTAAGCGCAAATCCGAACATAACGATGAAGGATATTTTAGCGCATCCGGAAAAGCATTGGAATTGGTTGTTGTTAAGCGGAAATCCAAACATTACGGTGAAGGATGTTTTAGCATATCCTAACAAGCCTTGGAATTGGGGATGGTTAAGCACAAATCCAAACATAACGATGAAGGATGTTTTAGCGTATCCTGACAAACCTTGGAACTGGGGATGTTTAAGCGTAAATTCAAATATAACTATTAAGGATATTGTAGAGTATCCGGAAAGGCCCTGGCATTGGGGATATTTGAGCACAAATCCAAATATAACTATGAAGGATGTTTTGGCGCATCCGGACAAACCTTGGGATTGGGAATATTTAAGCGAAAATCCAGGTATAATGATGAAGGATGTTTTAGAGTATCCGGACAAACCTTGGAAATGGGGACGGTTAAGCAAAAATCCAAACATAACGATGAGGGATGTTTTAGCGCATCCGGATAAGCCCTGGAGTTGGTGGCGTTTGAGCAAAAATTCGGGCATAACGATGAAGGATGTTTTGGCCTATCCAGACAAGCCTTGGGATTGGGGATATTTAAGCGAAAATCCAGGCATAACAATGAAGGATGTTTTAGCGCATCCGGATAAGCCGTGGAATTGGGAGTATTTAAGCGGAAATCCAAACATTACAGTGAGGGATGTTCTAGCGCATCCGAATAAGCCGTGGAATTGGGGATGGTTAAGCAGAAATAAATTTTTATATCATCCGTCCCTACAATCAATAACAATTAAGAAATTAATAATTATCAGGGTTAATCATAGACGAAAAATTCACTCGAAAATACTCAGATCATCAACCTTATATAGCGACCTAATTAGTGTAATTGTTAGCTACCATGGATAGCTTGATCATGCCTTCGAACATGTCTTTAATTCTATTTGATAAATAGAATTATTTTAGGAATGAATTTATTTCAAATTAACGGCCAAGTGCTTCAAAGCCTTACATTTACATTTTTCGTTTCCATTCGCTTATGCGCGCGTTCCGCCGCGCCCCACGGCTTCCTCTATCATACTGCAATTTGAGGTTATCTGGACTTCAAATTTATAGATGTAATAAAGATATTATAACCCATATGTTAACCGGGCAGGGGTAATAGGGCGCGCAAGGGCCCTATAATGCAGTTAAAGAATTAGAAATTAAATATAATTAACTGTTATGTCGAATCAGGTAGCACAATCATCAAATCCTAAACGCGAATGTAGAGCATTCTTTAGCCCGGAAAGATCATGTAAGCGTGGCTCTAAGTGTCCTTATCACCATGATTTAGCAAGATACATGTCTGAGCGTGGAATAAAGGAATGTCCGAATAGTTGTGGAAGATTCTGTCTTCCGGCTAGTAAGCAGTGTTCTGGATGCGTACAGGAGTTAAGAGAACAAAAGCGTGCTGAAAGAGAGGCGCAACAGAAAGAATATGAGGAATGGGTTGAAGAATACCCTTTACAACAATGCAAATCAAAAGGAAAGAGGAATCCGGACGGAACCTATGAATGGGAATGTAAAAATCAGACCCGATATTCCCTCTGCAAGGAATGTTATAATACCGAAAAACTCTATGTAATTCGTCGCTAATTATACCCAGAATTATGGCATGGTTTTGAATCTTACCCTTCATTTTATAGATACGAAAATCCTGGAATTGAGGGTTAAAATAATATTGATTATTCAATAATGAACAATCAATTAACTATAGCCTTTTTACCGGCTTCGAATAATGGGTTGAGTTTTCGTGGATCAGAAGTAGCAATGTTAGATTATATGAAATTTTCAGAATCTTTATTGGGTTGTAAATGTATTCTTTGTCTGGGTAAAAATTCATATTGTGAACCAACCGTTCTTAAGCTATTTGCCAGATTCCAGACCGTCAGATTCGAGAATGAAGATGATTTAGACTCTCAACTGGTTGACCTTCGAGTAGATGCGTTATATACGATTAGAGCGAGTCCATTAAATGGGGTAAAATTAAAGAAAATTCCAATGTTGGTGCATGCAGTGTACGATACAAATCCTCGTGGAAATGAGTTAGTTTGCGCCGCCGTTTCGCAATCAGTGGCTGAAGCCGATGAAAAAGGACCAAAATTATTCGTTCCACACATGATCAATTTAGCCAATTCATCGGCCGATTATAGATCAGCACTAAAAATACCTGCAGACGCACTGGTAATTGGTCGTCATGGCGGAGCAGATACATGGAATCTAGATATAGCTAAGGAAGCATTATTAAAGATATTAGATAAACGACCTGATATATGGTTTCTATTTGCAGTCCGCCCACTCATACTGCACAATGTAAAGCATCCGAGAGTTCTTTGTCTAGAATGTTTCGCAGACCCTATAGTAAAGAGGAAATTTATAAACACTTTGGATGTATTTATTCATGCCCAAAGCATGGGGGAAACATTTGGATTGAGTTGCGGTGAAGCGAGTCAGGCTAATAAACCGGTGATTGTATGGGATGGAGGTAGCTGTAAAGAGCACCTTCGAATCTTAGGATCGAAAGCGATAAAATACAGTTCCGCGGATGAGCTTATCAATATTTTTATGAGATTGGATAAATCAGATATACCAACGCATGATTGGAAGGCATACGATGAATATTCCCCAGAGAAAATAATGAAGATCTTTGATCGGATATTTTTAGATCCGGTTAGAAAATTGAAAGATATTTGATCTGCAACCGACATGAAAGGGTTTTCGGACTTAGTCCCTGTTCCTCGGATTGAATAGACATTTTACATTTCGCACAAACTGGACCCAGAATAGGTTTGTAGATTTGCATAAATTGAGTTTTTATGGCAATACTAAGGTGAGCTATATACTTCTCACTATCAAATGTCACAATGTGAAAATTGCTCCGATTCCTTCAACGAACAATGGTTAGAATGGACAGATAAAAATGATCACCTAACGTCCTTGATCGATGCTTTCCCGTCCATCATGGAAGCCAATGAAGTGGATGAAACGTCCCTAGATATTGACGAATATTATGATCTGGTTGACACTATGATTCTCGCTCTTCGATTACCAGAATGGTCCAAAATTTTGGATTATATGAGATCCCCGAATACATACAGCCAGGAAATCGAATCTGTTCTAGATAGACTAGACAGTCAGTTAGATAGTGAAGGGTTGACAGAAATGGAGCATATATTGGCCATCCAGATGTATGATCAACATTTATATGAAACCGAATGATACACATCCATAATAAAGAAAATTTTCATAGGGTTCTAATCAGTTAAGCATTTCACCTGACAATTAATGTCAGGTGAAGAAAAGAATTCAGTCTCAATACTGGGTAATAAATACGGGGCAGATCTTTCATCTAAATTATATACTGGATTGTGTCTGGGAGTTGGGGGGATGAAAGGATTGCTTCTTCTTGGAGCATTACATGTGTTTTGGCAGAATGATCAACTAAAGGCTTTAACTCATCTTGCCGGATCGAGCGTCGGATCAATGATAGTAGCGCTTCTAGCTATAGGATATAATCCTCTAGAAATGTTGGTGGGTATCTGTGATACATATTTTACAAACCAGTTTAGCGTGCTCAATTGGCGTAACATTGGAACAATAATGGGTCTCTTCCCTCATTCCATCCTGCGAACTAAACTTGAAGAAATGTTTATAGGTAAGCTTGGATATCTACCTACATTTAAACAATTGGCTGAAAATTTAAACAAGCATCTAATCATTACATCATATTGCTTATCAGATTCGGATCCGAAGACTAGCAAGGTGTACTTCTCCTGGGAAACATTTCCAAACATGCCTGTAATAGAAGCCATAATTCTATCATGTAGTGTCCCAGGAGTATTTCAGCAAGCAAAATATGATGGAAAAGTATGGACTGACGGAGCTTGCACCAGCATGTTTCCAATTCGAGCACTACAATCAGCCCTTCCGGTCAGTACTCCAATTTTAGGTCTGTATTTGGGATCAAATACGGTAGATTTAAACGATCCTCTAGGATACTTGTACGCCTTGATGAGTTTCCCTTTTCGCGATCAAGACAATTTATCAGGTCTCGATGAAGCGGTAAATTATATTTCTATAAAAGGAAACGAATCCACCGGATCATTAATGTCTTCTATCAATTTTGCCCGTGGAGCGTCCCAAAAAATCAGCATGTTTATTCATGGAGCGAGACAAGTGCAAGATATTTTCAAGTATGGCACGGGATCCTCATAATTTTGGCTTGATTGAGGCGAAAAATTATGGAAAAAAGAAAATGCATTTTGATTACAATAATGCCTTCCAGATCCAAATCACATAAAGCTAAATCTCGCGGATCTAGGTCCAAATCAAAACGCAAAATGAGTTTTTCCCGAGCTAAGCGTAGTTCGTCCAGGAAAATATCCATGTCTGCAAAGGATCGTGTTAACGAAAGATTAGCGTCAACCCCTGGTAGAATTATATCATTATCATTTACCGTGGTATATGGTATAGGTTATGAATTTGATGAGGATAAATTTAATGAGACTGGTGGAATGTTTGGAATAGGCCGTATAATTAAGAACGGAGAAATAACCGGACACAAATACACGTTTGATTTCAAGACTGATAAAGCTTTTAAGAAATTTTTCAAGGAATACAAACGTTATTTTCACAAAGGTTAAATGCGCGTTCCACCGCGCCCCACGGATCGACTCCTTATGTTGTGAGCCCCATGATAGATATGAGACCAACAAAATGAGTTGTCGAGATTTGCATATCAATAATCTTTACATGTCAAAGACACGTAAAACAGCAAAAGAGACTGATGTTCCCTCTACTAAAAAGAAAACTAAAAAGACCGCTAAACTCATTATAGAAGATGAAACCTTACCATCAATCGAAGAGCATTCCGCAGAGGAAGAGTCATGGTCATTAACACTTATAGACGTAAACACTACGGCAATTGATAAACAGTATGCTATTTCCGATATTCTAGAAAAGAAACCGATACTTTCATCTCCGGAAGAACCAGAACTCAAGAAAAAGATTAAATCTACCATCAAATCCGCCACAGATAAGAAGAAACAAAAAGATCAGCCGATTCTCAAGGATGAGCTCATATCAGTTTCTACTAGTCTTGAAAAACTCGGTATCTCTACTACCAGAAAGGATCCGGCATATCTCATGTATTGGGGAGAGCAGTATAAAATTAGGTTGTTTGTGTCATCAAGCCTAATCAATGAGTTAACCCCCACTCATAAAGTCAAATGTTTTAATTGCCACCAGTATCCTCCTGAAGGAGCTCTAATGCTCGCAGTTCCATGGAGATATGTTCCGAGTTATGTTGAGCGGCATGATTATTCTCCAGAATGGATAAATGTAGTCTCCTCAATCAAGGTGGAAAGAACGATTAGATCCGCCGCGGAGGCAAAATCGGCCGAGGGAAAGCAGAATCAGCGCAAAGTTCCAAAAACAACCTATCTCAAACATGATTTACCGGATTTTGAATACAAGACGCGTGAATCCAAGCAAGAGACAGACTTGATAGTTCAGGATTATTTCGATACAGAGAATCCAGTATGTTCATTCAATTGTATGGTAACAGAAGGACATAGGCTCCGTGATAAGGAACATAATCCAAGATTTAGAAATGTGGACATGTATATAGCAATGTTATATCAAAAAATTTATGGATCTATTCCATCTAAAATCAAACCTGCTTCCAAGTTTTCGATTCTCGAGGAATATGGGGGTAACTATAGTCTAGAGGAATATAGAAAAGAATTTACGTTTGCAACACTGGAAGAAACCGGTCAAGTGTTTACGAAAACTAAAAAACTAATTAACCCATCATTATCTCTCTTACGCAGCTCCTAATAGGGCCCTTGCGTATAGGGCCCTTGCGCGCCCTATGACCCCGGCCCGTTTAGCATACGATTATATTTGAAGTTCAGATAACCTCAAATTATCCAGTGTGATGAAAGCATCCGTGGGGTGCGGCGGAACGCACATATAGGGCCCTCGCGCCCTATGACCCCGGCTCGTTTAATATACGCTCACAGTGAGGGTATTCGTTAACGCGCATACAGGGAAACTATCCGTGGGGCGCGGCGGAACGCGCACATAGTGATTTTTAATCGTTAATATGATATGAACCATCATATCAGATATATGAGCTCCAAACCATTAACCTATGAGAAGATTGGATCAGGCACATATGGAAACGTTTACAGAATCGATTCTAATACTGTTAGAAAAGACTGTAGTATTGTTTCTGAAGACCTCTGTAATATTGAGACTACGACCATTCGTGAAATAGTTTTCCTTTCGACATATAGTCATCCCCACATTAGAGGGGTAAATTTAATTGAATTCATGGATTTGAAAGTATCAATGTATATGCCCGAAGGAGGGGTTCCGTTAAATGAATGGGTAAAGAACACAACATTAACTCAAAGACTGGGCATAATTCCGCGAATTGTAGCCCAAATATGTTCGGTTCTATCGTATCTAGAAAGTATGGATATGTCTCACGGAGACCTGAAACCCTCTAATATACTAATAAATTCGAATAACGATATAAAAGTAATTGATTGGGGGGCATGTTGCTATCTTCCACACCGGCAAACGGTAAATGGATGCACTGAACAGTTTTCAGCTCCAGAATTATTAGATACTCCAGTTCGGAACGGACCACCTGCTGATATTTTTAGTTTGGGAATGATTGTTAGATTCCTAATATATGGAACCTTTGAAACCATGAGATGGATAAAATGGTGTTGTCACTCCAAAGGTAAAGTGGATATTCTTAATTCATGGGAAAATGGATCAGACCTAGATTTTGTACGCAAATGTCAACCTTTTCTCAGTGCAGATTATAAATCTCGTCCAACAGCAGCTGAAATATGCGATTGGAAAGAACTAGAATCATACAAGACAAACAACTCCCAATCCTATAAACATTCAAATGGTAGATTAGACAAGGTTGTTTGGACCGACTCTAATCTCTTTTCACCTGATAGAAGAATAAGGGTTATCAAACTTATATGTATGCTTGCAACCAAATTCAATTGTACAGAGTCGATTATGCCTTCCGTTCAATTATTTGAAGAATATGCGGTATCCGGCTATAGAACAATTTCTGAATCAAACATTAACATATACGCTGGAGCATGCCTAATGATTGCATCATGCTTATTGAACTGCAGTCTTCATCTAGTAGATTTTCTAAAATTAATCAATCCCAATATATCTTGTATGAAATTTTATACAATTTTACTGGATATTTTAGAGCATTTCTCATGCGAAGTTTATCGTTTAGCGTTTACAGATAGACTAGAGCGCATTTCAGTCAAACATCTTCAATCACTCTTACTGACCCCAGATATTATGAACACTAATCATGAACAGAGAGCGGAACTCTATACAAAACTCATAGCCGATGAAACAAAATCCCTCTTAGCATAAGTCATGAACATCGTTGATTCATATCCCTGATATGAATCAAGCATTTTATTTAATAACTGGTAATTACGTTAATTAGATCGTTATATAAGGTTGAAGATTTAAGGATCCCTAGTCTAATTCTTTCCCTATATTTGATCCGGATAATAACCAATTTCTTAATTGCGTTCGATTGTAGGATTGGGTGGTGTAAAAATCTATTCCTGCTCAAACATCCCCAATTCCAATTCTTTTCCGGATGAGCTAAAACATCCCTCATCGTTATGCTCGGATTTATGCTTAACCATACCCAATTCCAAGGCTTGTTCGGATGAGCTAAAACATCCTTCATTGTAATGCCTGGATTTTCGCTTAAATATTCCCAATCCCAATTCTTATCAGGATATGCTAAAACATCCCTCATCGTTATGTTCGGATTTGCGCTTAACAATCCCCAGTTCCAAGGCTTATCCGGATACGCTAAAATATCCTTCATCGTTATATTTGGATTTACGCTTAGATATGCCCAATTCCAAGGCTTATTCGGATGCGCTAAAACATCCCTTATTGTTATGCCTGGATTTTCACTTAAATAATCCAAATCCCAAGGCTCATTCGGATATTCTAAAATGTCCTTCACCGTTATGCTTGGATTTCTGCTTAATAATCCCCAATTCCAATGCTTATCCGGATACGCTAAAACATCCTTCATCGTTATGCCTGGATTCGCGCTTAACCATTCCCAACTCCAATGCTTGTCCGGATGCGCTAAAACATCCCTCATAGTTATGTTTCGATTTCCGCTTAAATATTCCCAATTCCAAGGCTTGTCCGGGTTCGCTAAAACATCCTTCATCGTTATGCTCGGATTTTCACTTAAATATTCCCAGTCCCAAGGCTTATTCGGATACTCTAAAACATCCTTCATCGTTATGCTCGGATTTTTGCTTAACCATTCCCAATCCCACGGCTTATCCGGATGCGCTAAAACATCCCGCATTGTTATGTTCGGATTCCTGCTTAAGTATTTCCAATTCCATGGCCTATCTGGAAAGCGTCGAAGAAACGTACTCAATTCTCCCATTCAATAAACTAGATACATGCTAGTCTAAATTTAAACTCGTTTTGTCGGTTAGATGATGCTCTTTGGCAGACTAACCCGGCATATAGTTTCGATATGGAAATTTAATATTGAGACGAAATAAGCTATTCAAAGGAATTCCTTTAAATAGCTTATTTCGTCTCAATCAATACATTTCGATCGATACGGTAGTTAAGGGAAATTTTGATAAATCAAGTTGATGAATCATCTCAGTCTTATTCTCCCCGGTCTATATATTTCAGATTGGGAATCTAGTCAGGATTTGGATCTTCTGTCCGCTAACAAAATTGGGGCAATTCTCACGCTAGAAACACGCCCTCGCAATCCTCAAGTACTCGAAGCATTTAAGAGGGCGGGAATTCAGTATCATCAAATTTTTATCAATGATGACCCGGCGGAAGATATTAAACGATTCTTTGATGAAACAAATGATTATATAAGATCAAATATATCCCTAGGAAAAAATGTATTGGTAAACTGTTGGGCGGGTATAAGTAGAAGTGTTACAATTGTCATGGCTTTTCTCGTCAGTAAATTATGCGAAAAATGCACTGAGCTTGATGCTTGGGCTGCAGTAAACGCTTCGCTAAACAAAATAAGAGAAGGTCGTCCTATAGCTCATCCAAATGGTGGATTCGTCAGTCAAGTGTTTGAAAAGGCAAAAGAATACAATCTGAAATGTCAAAGGCATTTAAGCGAAATATCAACCAATACTAAGACCAACCAGTCAATGACTCAACCAGCAGCACCGCATGCTATGCAACTCGGAGCATCTAATCAGCCCCCAGCACAAGAAGCAAATATCATCTATCTTACTAATGACGATTTTGATCCGCAAGGAAATTTAATCAATTTTGCAGGTGTAAATGGGGTCGTTCTCTTCTTTAGTCACGGATGCGGTCATTGTCGCAAAATGATGCCAGAATATGAAAAATTAGCCTCAGCCCTAACTCAAAATCCTACTGTTCGCGCTCTCGCGGTCGATACAGGTAAACATAGAGATCTTATGACCAGGCTAAATCCTACCGTCTTCGGTTATGCCATTCGGGGAGTTCCGGCAGTTGTCGGTTATAATAAGGGTAAATTTTATTCTGAATATGTAGATGATGATCCGAGCGCATTCAGAACCGCACAATCACTTTTACAATATTCCATGGGGATCGGAAGTAGCCCTATCGTCGCCGATCAGTAGGATGTGACCCTATTATTCGGTCTGATTAACATTAGAACTAAAGCCTATTTAAAGGACTTACTTTAAATAGTAATTATAGGTACTTTTCGTTTTTTGCTGGAAGAATTGGTTGTGGGGTAACTTATCCGTGGTGCGCGGCGGAACGCGCAAATGAGTTTTTCAGTGTATTTGTAATACTAGAAAATCAATCATGGGTGTTTCATCTTCCCGTCTAGTTACATTACCAAAAGATTTAGATAATAAATATGAAGACTATAGAAAGTCCTGGATTGACTCCTGCCATGAATTCAGTCCGCCAAATGGTAAATCCACTCTGGGTAAAGATATTTTAGAATCTGCGGCACTTATCATCCATAATTATTTTCTTGACAAATCTCCTCTATTTATTCTTGAAATTATGGCTGGAAATGGTTGCGCGAGCGAAATCGTATGCAATAAATTAGAGACTAGTTTGAATATTGAAAAATGGACGGCAACAGATATACAAAATCTACCTCAATTCGGCTCTATTCTGGTCATTCCCGAATGTGATTCAGTTGAAGCTATTTCTAGATATGGAAAGACCCACAATACACTGTTAATGATTTCACCCCCACCTTCATCAAACAAATCAGATATAAACGGATATGGAGACTATTTTGCTATAAAGAAATGGACTGAACTGGATAATTCGCAATATATTATAATTGTAGGAGAATTAGGAGCTTCAGATGGATCAGAAGGAATGTATGGATTTATGATGACCCATCCTGTTTGGAAATGTGTTGAACGAAAAATGGCATATCTCGGGACAGATATGTTTGGCGGAAATATCGAAAAGGAAGTATTTATTTTTGAACGCCATTGCGTTCCCTCCATTTCAATGTCGTTTACCGAGTCACAGAAGGGAGTACAGGCGGTATATGGATGCCTGTAAAAGGTCGAGTCCATAATTAGATTGAAATAATTTACTATTTCAGTCTTGCAATCAAGTCTATAATATTGGTCCGTTCTAAATGGGTTCACGTCGTACGAAACGGTCGAAGTCTCGCTCTGTAAAACGGTCCAAATCGTTTCGTAAAACACAACCTAAAAAACGATCTAAAAGTAGATCAAAATCTAGCTCTAAGACTACCCGCAAATACAAGTCCAAATATGGAAACAAATTAATCGAATTTGTACCACAAGGATATCATCTTATTAGAAAACTAGGAGATGGTGTGGCCGGAATAGTGCTTTTACTTTGTAGGCATGAATCAAAATCAGACTGTAAAGTGCTAAAGGTTTCCAAACTAAAAAATCCTGTTATCAAAGAGCAATTTGAGAGGGAACTTGTCATGCAGAAAAAATTCGAGGCGGCAGGATTAGGTCCAAAGATTTACAGGGTAGGAAAATTTAGCAAGGGAAATACAGAGTATGGAGTAATAGAAATGGAACGTGTATCCGGAACCTTTGATGATATGCTCAAAACAAAACAACCAAAACATGTATTAGATTGGATAGTTGATTCCGTAGATAAAATTACGAAAGAATTATGTAAACATGGGCTTATTCATGGGGATGCACATTTTGGTAACTTTGCATATCAAGATCAGCCCAACGGAAAGAAGAAACCAATGCTGATTGATTTCGGATTGGCATGCTGCAAAACAAAGACTAAATGTGATCCGCGATTAGAATACATCACAATCATTCGCAATTTACCTTTTGAGGAAGAGTCTAAAATAGAAACGCATAATTTAGAATATCTTTTAAGACGATTTATAGACATTTATCGCAGACGATATAATCCGCGTTTGGATATAGATGAAGATTCCATCGAAGATGAGTATGAGCATCTTCAATTCGATAAGTATTTACCAAAACTAGCAAGTAAATTATCATCTCATAGAACGTAGAGCCCTTGCGCGCCCTACAACTCCGGCCTGTTTATACGGCTATATTTGAAGTTTAGATAACAATGTTTATGGTGCGGCGGAACGCGCATATATGAAATGTGAGAATTTATGGGGTAGGTGTCCCTTTTGTAGATGTATGATTCGAGGAAAAATTTCCTCGAATCATAAATACGGCGAATTTAGATAATTTAGATCGACCAGTGAATTGACCGCCGTCAACAATCAGTAACCAATAACCACATTAATTAGATCGTTATATAGGGCTGAAGATTTAAGAACTCTTAGTTTAATTTTTTCTCTGTAATTGGTCCGAATAATAATCAACTTCTTTAATGCTTTCGATTGTAAGATTGGGTGATTAGAAAACCTATTTTGACTTAACAATCTCCAATTCCAAGGCTTATCCGGATGCGCTAAGACATCCCTCATCGTAATGTTCGGATTCATGCCTAACCGCTGCCAATCCCAAGGCTTATCCGGGTTCGCTAAAACATCCTTCATCGTTATGCCTGGATTTTCGCTTAAATACCACCAGTTCCAAGGCTTGTCCGGATGCTCTAAAACATCCTTCATCGTTATATTTGGATTTTCGCTTAACCAATCCCAATCCCAAGGCTTGTCCGGATACGCTAAAACATCCCTCATTGTTATGCTTAGATTTTTACTTAACTGTTCCCAATCCCAAGGCTTATTCGGATACGCTAAAACATCCTTTATCGTTATGTTTGGGTTTCTGCTTAAACAGTACAAATTCCAGGGCCTATCAGGATACTCTAAAACATCTTTCATAGTTATGTTTGGATTCATGCTTAAATAATCCCAATCCCAAGGTTTGTCCGGATGTGCTAAAACATCCTTTATTGTAATGTTTGGATTTGAGCTTAACCATTCCCAATCCCAAGGCTTGTCCGGATGCGCTAAAACATCATTCATCGTTATGCCTGGATTTTTGCTTAAATATGCCCAACTCCAAGGCTTATCCGGATATGCTAAAACATCCTTCATCGTTATGCTTGGATTGTCGCTTAACCATCCCCAGCTCCAAGGCTTATCCGGATAAGCCAAAACATCCTTCATCGTTATGCCTGGATTTTCGCTTAAACATACCCAATCCCAAGGCTTATCTGGAAAACACCGAAGAAATTTGTTTAGCTCACTCATTCGATGAATTATTCACATTATCCCCAAATTTAAACTCATTTTACTGATTCATACGCACGATGGCCTCATTATCATCCACTGGATGATAATTTAATCTTCTTGTATTTCACTGCACTTATACCAACTCCTTTTCCACTTTGGAAAGCTCATCAAGAGACTCGGCATTCCAGCAGATTTCTTTTAGAGTCTCTAAATGTGCTATTTTATGGGATGTTTTATCAGCCAAGAGATCGTCTATACGGCGAATCAATTTGCATGCCAAATTATCAATCTCTGATTGTATGGCTGAAGATGAGGGAATTTTATTTTCATTTTCGGTTCTATTCTTTTTACGAATTCTTGTTGCAGTATGACCACACGCTTTACAATTGTGAGTAGCATCCAGCTCAGGAAGTTTACATTTTGTACAAAGAACTTCTCGAACAATAAAATCCTCCAGAACCTTTTCAAGTACGTAGGCTTCAATTTTTCCCGCTATAACACCGCCAGAAATACGAGACCCGATAGCTTTAGAAAGGGTTTTAATAAGATGTTTTATCGGAACATTTAGTTGGTTTGCAATACGGTCAATATTTTCGAGACGGGTTTGCGTTCCTTTTTTACGCTCAATCGAAATGTGCAAACTATCCCGTTTATATCTATAAAAAGGATCCGTAACGGAAGCCGGAATAGGAACGGTAGGGAAAGAGTTGGAAGCCATCATTAAAATAACATCTCATAAAATGATAAAAAATCAATTAGGTCATACGGCGTGCAAAAACCATATCCATGGTGCGCAGCGGAAAGCGCACAAATTGATCTTTTTGCATTCAATAATAGAATGTATTAACCGCTGTCATAATTATGCCTGAAGGACCAGAATTGCGCATCGATGCTGAACAGCTCGATTTCTTCCTCGCTGGGAGGACTTTGAATAAACTAGAGCTGATCAATACAGTATTTGAAAATAAATGTGAAGGACTGGATGAATTGAGAAAAGCATTGCCATTAACAATAGATAGAGTTCGTTCAAGGGCTAAGAAACTATTCATCTTTTTTAGTCCCGTAAAAGACGATCCGCCATGGGTCATATTTATGGCATATGGTATGACAGGGAAGATTTCGCTTAAAAAGGAGGAACACTCTCATCTGCTATTTTCAGTTTCTCATTCGCATATTGGATTTGATGAGTTCTACTATACTGATGTAAGACGAATTGGATCATTTGAAGCAAGCAATGATCCAGAAGACCTTACTACTCATCTGACAGATTTCGCCAAGCCGGTAGTTTTTGGATATCATGAAAAGAATTTTGAAGCCATAACTAGAGAAGAATTTGAATCAAAAATAAAAGACGGAAAAGACGGGTATTTAGCTTCTAAATTGATGAATCAACACTCAATCTGTAGCGGGATCGGAAATTATATTCTAAGTGAAACACTTTATGAAGCCAAATTGGATCCGTTTATAAGTTGTAATGAAATGGATGATAAGAAGATTGAATCTCTCTGGAACGCTGCACACAAGGTTATGATGGCCTCATACGAACGCGGCGGAATGTCACGCGAAAACTATGTCAATCCGAATGGTTCGTACGGAACATTTGATGAGTTATGTAAAGTGTATGACAAGGCCGGACAATCGGTTAACGGACATAAAATTCATACATGTAAAGGGCCGCACGGTAGAACAATCTGGTTTACGGAAGAAAATGGATCCGAAACGTTAAGTCTAGGGTCCTAGCGCGCCCTAGAACCCCGGCTCTTTTTCATTACGACTAAATTTCTATTCGTTGGATAGAAATTATTTGATATTGAGTTATAGATTGAATTACTCATCATTAGTCTCATTCTTTTTCTGCTTTACAGCGACACTTTTGTTAAATATTTTTATAGCTTCTGTCCCAGCCGCATGTCTAAGGGTCAGTATCTTTTTACGTCTCCAATCCGTTCCGACTGCTTTTTCGCTCATAATGTACATGTCTCCCGCGTTCAAATCTATATTCAATCTTGAGCCTACAGGACTACTTTTATGAAACCATTGATAATAGAGAGGAAAATTACCTCCTAATCTACATCCAACTACAAGACGCCTTTCCGCATCTCCATGAAAGCCAATATAACATTTTGAGGGATTATAATATTCATTGACTTCTGCCAACAATGATAGACCCGTTAATCTCTTTATCTTTTTTCGTAGCTTTGCGAGACGAGGATGTTCGCTAAAAGCAATCGTTCTTCCCTTTCCATCCTCATAATTTGGCTCCTGGGAAGTTTCTCCAACGCAATATCCCCATCGAGCATTTTTATTCTTTACCACACCTCTCATTAGCGCCTTTTTATTAACCAACGATTTTGTAGATTCTAATTCTGCGCTTAATTTATCATAATTACATAGTGCGCCAATTCCCTTACGAATAACCAATACTGCAGCGTCATCATTTCCTGGTAAATTCTTAGCCTCTCCCGGCAGCAAATCATTCAATGATAACAATTGAGTCTTACAAAGTCTTACAATCCCTCTCCTCAAAGAATTTCGCAAAGTTCTTAAGATCATCTAGAGCGAACCCATGATCCGCCATATCTCCGCTAATTTTCATACCCACGTGGGATTCAGTGCATTCTCCCCATGTAATCGTCCATACTTCACCCTCAAGAGGACCTGACTCTATACTTTTAGAGTTATTTGACATTTTACAATGACAAATATATTGATTGGCAGAAATAGAAATCAATTTGATCCGCATTAAATACCGGCTATTTTGAAACTGAGTTTCGTTTCTGTCTGTTCATCTCCGGTCATCGCCTTGTTTATCGATTCTAGTAGTTTATCTGCATCATTTATTCCATTATCCTCTAAAACTGTTAATATACGTTCCTGTTTCTCTTTCTTTTTCATTCTAGAATGGGTTGTTGCTTCTTTGCGTAAAACAATCAGCTCTTTGAACATGCATCCCGGGCGGTCATTTACCACTAGCCAGTCTAGAATGGCCTTTTCCAACGTCTTTTTACGCTCCCTCAACTCCTTTGCACGCGCATTTACAATCTTGAGCTCATTCACGATTGAATTCATCTCTTGCATTTGATCTTGTATAGCTGTAGACATTTGTTCATGTCACAATCATTGTCTTTAAATGGTCTCTGATATGATTTAGTGATTTATCGATCTATAATTTTTATCTCCACGGCTATTTAAAGGATTTCCTTTAAATAGCCGTGGAGATTTACTTTCGATTTACAACATGAAAATACTATTTAAAGGAAATCCTTTAAATAGGGGCTGGAATGATTATTCATAATTTCATACGGAATAAATCTTGCTCTTGAGGCTTACTTTATTATCGCTATAATGCTTAGTAAATGATCTGCTATTTATCAGTTCTACTATCCCTTTCCATGTTGCGGTCTCATTTACAGGAACATTAGCACATCTACCGGGAGCCACAAAACCTTTGTCTCCGGTAAAGAGGATCGGAACAATAGTTGGATTATCTAAAACTACGCCTTCTAATACATCTAATGTATCATCTATCATAATATCACATCCAAGCATTTTACATACAGCACCTTTAAACTTTTTGTTTTTAACGAAAAATAGGCTGTAGAACAAATCACTGCACTGATTTTTTAGAGATGTGGCCGTCTGTTGGGCTCGTTTGCTTCCACAGAACGAAATTAAATGTAACCGATGACCTTGTTCCTTTAATTTCTTTAATGATTCTAGAGCATCCGGCATATCTACGTCAAGCCTTCTATGTTCTCCTCCCTTCTCGTCATCCGCAGCATGAACTGATAGGACTCCGCCAAAATCAATCCCTATATCAAGACTTTGATTCGTTTTTAGCATGGCCTCGACTTCCTTCTCATCTAAATAAATCTTTCGTAAGGGTGTTGAATCAGACACATTGTTCTGGTTCGACATTTTATAATTATTTTTAGCATTATAATCTAAGGCTAAAAAATCATTAAGCGCTTTCTGCCGCGCCCCACGGATTTTTCTACCGTACTGGACAATTTGAAGTTATTCGAACTTCAAATATAATCGTATAATAAACGGGCCGGGGTCATAGGGCGCGCTAGGGCCCTATACCTATGCATCAAGTTCAGCTTCGAGCTCTTCTACAGCACGCTGTTTGGCACATTTAATAAGATAATTCAGCCTGATAGATCCAAGCTTATTCAATTTATTTACAACCGTTTGTTTAGTAACTCTTTGATGGTCTAACTGCCATTGATCATTCAAGTCTCTAGCAATGAAAAATAGTTCTTGGGGCAGCATTATAAATTGCTTCTTAATATAACGGAGCACATATCCAGCCAACACTTCATTTGCAAGAGTATCTAATATTAATTCATAGTCATAAAATTTTTCCGCATATTCTGGATAAAGTGATACTAGTTTGTGGGCTTGATCTGGCCATTCGCGTAATTGTAGGTAGCGAAAGGGAACACTTGGTGTGTTATCGCGTAAGGCTGCAAGAGACTGATATGCAGTCGATGTTAGTTTAATTGATCCGAACGCATCCGATCCGACATTGTAATGAACCATTAATCCTTGCCATAAATACGGGTCCAGTTTTTCGACACATGAAAGAAGAGATTCAGCCATATTTTCAAAATCATATTCAGTATTTGCGTCAGGAGGTAAAATTCCACTTGAATTATCCTTCAATAATACCCATTCCGACTTGGAAAATTCTCCTGTGAAATATAGTGGTTGAGAGTGAGATCCAGGCTTGCAAACAATACGGTTCTTGATAGTCGATAATACTACAAACGTATAAATAGTGTTAGGAGAAAGCAATGAACAATAAAAATCGAAACATGCCTTCTGATCCGGATCTTGTTTTACTAATTCATCCCATACAGCCTGAGGTGCAGGGGCGAATGAGATTTTTCCTTTTTTACACATAAATTCAAGCGCATCGTAAAACATTTGTCCATGACTCTCCTTGCAGCCCCAGCGAGATCTGAATGCATCAATCTTTTTAAAGCTAGAAATATGCCACTCCCCTTGATCAAACCATAAACGTAAATTTGTTCCTTCATGTGCGGGATAAACAATTGCATTATACCAATCAATATTTTTCAGCGCATCAAGTGCCTCCTGAGATTTGCCGATAAATTCAGGAACAAACTTAAATGTTCTACATACAGTTTCCCCATTCTTTGAAATCACTCCACGGGTATTTTTGACAGTGTCGCTACTCTTACTATCGCATTCCACATAATGGTGACATACGTATTGCCCTTCAGAATCCGTCATTGTGATACGCAATGGAGACGGTGCAGGTTCCCCAATATTAGATAGAATATCACCATCTATATTAACCTGTAATTTAGCTTGAACATTGTTTGAATCTTCCACCACTGATGAATTTTGCTCACACGACATGTTATTTGATAATGAGTTAGTACCGCTTTCAGCCATGATTATTTATAATTTATTCCCATAATAGAAAACTCATTTTGCACATCCCATCACACCCTACGGGTACGATTGAATACCGAATAAAGTTATGTAGTAAAAATAATCACATTAAATATAAAGAATGAGTTCAGGACCTACCCCTACTCCCTGGAACAATGGTTGGACTTTATTTAGAAATGAACGCCTTCCTCCCATGGTAATTCCGTTTTGGACATATGATACAAGTTGGTCTTGGTTTCCACAGCAATATAATGCGTTTAATCTAAACGGAGATAATCCATCTACCTTGAGTCGGGATTACAATTATTATATTCGTGAACAAGAACCAAACGTGGTCCATCCTTTAATTACAGCAACCGGAGGATTATCTGAACCGGATGTAGTCGCCCTCGAAACTGGAACTTTACAATTTCCGGATCTGAAAAGCGAAACCAGACGATCGAGAGCAATTCTCAATAACTATGAGCAAATTATGGCTAGAAAACGATTGATTCCTACACGTGTCGCTTACTAATATGCGCGCCCTATAAATGAGTTAAATTTAAATAAAATGTAATTAGAGATAAAATGTCTCTAATTGAATCCGCTTTATCGAGTTATGCAGTAAATGCTTATCATGATAGCGAAGGATATTGGAAAGTTCAGGGAATAGTCCTGCCCGGTATGAAAGAATATGAAATTCGTGAACGTAAACTAACTAAGGAAACGGTCTCTAAAATCTTCTTCTACAGGGAAGGTGAGAACGACGGAAATGAATGGATTATTGTGGGTAAGATGATCAACGATGACTATTTTAGCTTCCAGGCTAGCTGTGATTATACGGGTTTTTGTTGTCGGGGCGGGGGTGAGATTGTTTTCGCTCCTTCCAGTGAATCTCTCCGTGAACGTGGACTTCCTATTGATGTTCCAGAAAATATTTCACTTGATTAATCCTATTTAAAGGATTTCCCTTAACTGGTGATTAAAACACCTATTTTCGAATTTCATCGCTAAAAGCTATTTAAAGGATTTCCTTTAAATAGCTTTTAGCGATGAAATTCGAAAAATTTACATGTAATTTTAAATGTAAATTTACCCCTGAAATTAAGACATAAGTGAGTTTCTACAATCGCGTCAAATCGGCCTTTATTCAATTCTCGATATGTCTCAACAATACGGTTATATTTTAACCACTTTTGGAGCTGTTTGCTTCTTTATTTTTCTTGGAGTATTTTTCGGATTACTCTATCCAGAAATAGTGATTAATAAAGATTCTATTCAAACTTCATGTCTCATTACAAATTCTACAATCGATTCGTTTTACTGTCCATCCGTGAGCTGCACCAGTTGTTCTGATTCTTCTGGCCTGGATAGCTGCGATAGTGTTAGCTCTTACATGTCATCATTTAATCCAGCTAAATGTTCCCAGAATAATACGCAGAATTGTCCAGTTTCCCCTCAGCAGTGCTCCAATGGCTATAAATGTTGCCAAACATGTTGCCAAACATGCACTAGTTGTAGCACTTCATGTACTCCTTCAAGTAGTGATGATTTTGTGACTCGTAATCATATGAAAATTCAATCTAGATGGAAAACGTTTAATACCTCTGTAGATGAGGATCAATGTAGCATTTATAGTAGAGGATCTTTATATGACGGAAGCTCAGTTCAGGTGGATAGTTGCATAGATAAAACATCATTCCAGACAGAAAGATGCAGTACTAGTTGTTCTTCTTATCCATGTAATTGTTACTGCTGCAATTCAGTCTCAAATCTTCTATGTACAATTACTGCGGATGTTTGCTACAATGCGGATCTGTTTATCGATTATGACACTATAGATGATTCTCTAATTCATACGCAGTATATCCGACAATTTGGAACCGATTTAGCCGGGGCACAGAATTATATTCAAAACGTCTATCAGATTGCACACTCCTATACATGTTTTTACGATACGACTAATTTATCGGTTGTGAGATGGGATATTTTGTATAATAATGGATATATCGCATTATCAGCCGTGTTTGGAAGTGTTTCATTTATTTGCCTTGTTATCGGTATTCACATGATACTGAAATACGAATATAATGAGGTTAATTTATTGCAGGTAGAATCAATTTTTTGGATAACTGGATTTATCCCTCTAATCGTCCTTGTTCCTGTTCTTATGTCTGCTCCGCTATCGAAAGTAGGTCGAGAGACAGTAGTATATTTTATTTGTCAGCTTACAACTCTTGGCTTATTACCGTCTTGTATTTCTGCTCATTGGATATACGGAGTAATTTATACTGTAACCATTTATCTGGGCATCGGTATCATTGTTCCGTCAAGACCGTTTATCACTGTATCAAATGATGGAGAGTTTTATGGAGTGACTATTGTTAGTTCAATTTTGGCGTTTATATTGTTTATGTGGATATTACATAATATAGTTCAACTTCAAGAGATTATAACGAATTTTTATACGAAGATTTTCCGCACATGTTCATGTTGGACATTACCAGAACAGAATAATCAAGCTGGACCGCCGGCATATAATCCAGAAGCGATAGGATTGGCTCCACCTCCATCATATGATTCAACCATTGATGTGGTAACCGCAAATCCCCCGGAAGTAAATAAATAGTAATTTGATTATTTTATGAGTAAAAAGGCTATTTAAAGGAAATCCTTTAAATAGATGTTAAAAGAGAAAAATTAAAATGTTGATCAAAAGGCTATTTAAAGGATTTCCTTTAAATAGCCTTTATGTGTTGTGGGTAGGGCGGCTAATCACCGTTATCATGGACTAACCAATAGTCTTGATTTGGATCATAGTGATACCAAAAACCATACCCATAATGATACTTACTGTTTGCGTATAGGTAATCTGGATATTCTGATCTCCATTTAGCAAGTAAACTTCTTTCGCGCAGATGAGTGCTATTTTGCAGTTGACTACTAGGTTTAACTAGCCGTCTCGATCCGAATGTTCCCTGGGTATTCCTGTCACAGGGAGGCAATATGACTTCCAAAAAATCGATTCTATACTTTCCACCAGGGGTGATTTTTACGATCTTTCCAAATGTAGGATATTTACTGGCTCCAGCAATCATTGGCGTGCAGGTAACGATATCACCTACATTAAAGGATGATTTTTTATCTACCGATTTTTCGTCTTCCATTGATATTATAATTGATTTTTATCTCTAAAAAATCAATTTCTTACAATTTGAGGTTATCTGAACTGCAACCATAATCGTATATTAAACATGCCGGGGTTCTAGGGCGCGCAAGGGCCCTAGGCTAGACGTTATGACAACTAGCAGTTCCGGGGAGATCATTTTCATAACAATAGTTTGTAATTGAATTTCCCTTTGTGTAAGTACTGTCCACTTTCCAAAATCCGCTATTACCCCATTTGGTGTTGGGACCATGATAGTGCGGGTTTAGGCATATAGAAGAAGAGGGATCCCAATCTGGAGATTTATCATTACAAATCTGCCATTTGTAGCTTGTAATATAGTGTGTTCTATCGTCCGTGTCGGATGGCATGTTAACGTTACCTCGGCAATATACCGCGTTTTGTGGATAGACCTGAACCGAGTCTCCTATTCCCATGTAATTATTATCACAGCAGCTATCCGAGCTATCGTGGCAGAAATCAGGCGTATCTCTACTGCAGTCTCCACAATTGGGTCCCGCTTGATATCCTATCGGGAGAACATCATTGTAACCTGAGACTCCTTTTCCGGCTACACAACCATTTGTGTATTCATCATCAGTGTTGCAGCCATTGCATGATCCAAACGCTGAATGCGTAGGTGAACATACGGCATAACCTGCCGATTTGAGTGTAAAGGGCGCAACTCGAGCACATTTGGTTGGATTTGAAGGATCTAATCCCTCCTTGAATCCAGCCGGACATGTACAGTTTGCCATGCATGTTTCTTCATCATTATAGACGCCCTGACCAGGACCTACATCTATGCATCCAGCTGCTGCTCCCCCTGTTGCACATACCCATCTTTTCTTTGCGTCTAAAAGGGCTCCGTTTCCATCACACGCCAGGACGATTGGTGGTCTTTTGTTCGGATCGCATAGTAAGTCTGGGCAATGTCCGAAATCAGGGCTACAACTATCAGCTGACGATTGATTACAATCTTTAATAAATAAATTACCTCCAGTATAGGTTACAGCATCGGTGGATGGATCAGCTGCGCTTGAACTGATTCCTGAGAGTCCAGAGGCTGTGTTGCATGTCTGGATTGCTACACATCGGCCTGAAGCATCGTCATAATCGAGATCTATCACATTGTTTTGAGCTAGTTTTGACCAACAATCTTTCCATGTACATGTAGACGGATCAAAATCAACTGCAACCACTCTTCCTGATGATCCTTGCGCACACCAATCTCCAAACCCCCCTGCCATCCGTTTGATGTTTGTATCTAGATTCGTCCAGCCGGTAGTTCCTTGACTAGTTTGATCAAATATATTTATCCAGTTACATGGGCTAGAACATTGATCTTTAGATTTTGCTCTACATGTAGCTATAGCTGCCGGATCGTCAGTGGCGCTAGAACAAAATCCTACACCGCCGGCTGGATCAGTATCCATAAAGTTTAAACATGGATACCAATTATTTATAGCTGGAGGAAGTGCTCTTTGATTGGTCCATACATTACATGCTTCTGGATCATGGCACATGTGAGCTGTTCCCAGTCCTGTCGTCGGATCGACTGTAACTACAGTGTCCGGATCATTTTGAAATTTGGCGATATCCGAAGAAGGAATATTATCTATCGTTATGCATGTTTGATTTGATGCACATGAATGAGGGCTTCCATCAGTGTTTATTCCACAACCAACTACACAGGTCTTTTTATCAGTGCTACATGTTTGACCGGTCGGACAGCATTGATCCCCACAAATCTGGGAATTTGAACAGCAAACGCATAAATCTGGATTAGTCGGATCCGGATGTTGAATTGAACCTGTTGGACAGCACGAATCTCCGCACTGAGCCAACCCCTGAGAAGCATCACAAACGCATGCATGCTTAGAACAGTCATATTTCATCCATGTTGAGCAAATCTTGATACATCCGCCCGTTCCGCACTTGTTATCTTGCATTGTTCCCGGACCGCATATGTAGGCCCCCGGTTTAAAGAAATAATAAATCATAAATCCCACCACAAGGAAGATGATAAATCCTATCAAGAGTTTAGTCCAATGACCTTTCATCCACTCTGTAACAGTCATTCTTGATCTAGTAAAAGATTATCATTGGAACCTCCAAGCATAATGTCCTCGAATGAAGTAAGCATGCCCCAGGGCGGAACTGAACATCATGGATTGGTTGGTGCTTTTCAGGATCATTGGAAGTTATTATTAGTAGGATTAGTGATATTCCTCATTGTGGCTGCAGCATTTGGTCTGCGTAATTCTCCATTTTGGGATCTGTTGAGTAGTCTATTTGGAGCCGGAGCAGCGGCAGCAACGGTTATAGAAGATCAGCTTAATAAATGCTTCGGATCATTCACTGATCTAATCAATCCTTTCGGAGGCTGTTTTATAGGTGTATTTGCACTAGGATCAGGATTAATCTGGTTAGCAGCTAAGATATATTCTATCAAGAGTTCGGCAGAAAAGCCTTTGGTTGAACAGGCTAAATTTGAGACAGGTAAAAGTGATACTGATCTGGCAAAAACAGTCCTGGAAAGACAAAAGAGTATTAGTGACGTGGAATTAATTGATCAATTGAAGAAATCTGGAATATCAGATCCGACAAAGGCGCAATTGGACGCTGCCAGAGCGGTTATTGCAAACAATGGAATAGCTCAAGAAACCAAACAAGCGATAGACTCGTCTTCAATGAGCCCATCAGAACGTAAAGCAGCTACAGAAAATTTAATAGAGTCCAATAGAGTGGCGAACGCGGATGTCATGTCTGAAAAGGATATTCCAGTGGAAGATATACGCGATGTGGAAGATGCCGCGAAAGAGTTTGAAGAACCTGTAATTGATGGGTAAGATCGTTCATACTATCATCTACGGTTTTCGTTGAAACCGTAGAATTCACTAGATTCATATGATGCGAATGCTATTGAACCATTGTAAAATTTTTTATAGGAAATCTTCTCCGTCAGTGATTCGTTAATATCAGGGGCTTTATTATGCCTTTCTCAATTTTAGTGAGGAGGAGACTGTATCATAGGAGAACAATTCATGTAAAAATGAGGATGAATGAGGATAGGTGAGGATGAAAAAGAAAACAAGTATGGACCCAAATAGGATATAAAGAAATCTATATGGAATGTAATATGGATACCAGTAGTTCGGCATTTACTTGTGAATTTTGCGGAACAATTTTATCCAACTCATGGAATCTAAAAAGACACATCGAAAAATCCAAATCATGTCTTATGGTCAGGGGTGAAAAATCTACTACCATACAATCATGCGGGGATTGTGAATATAAGACATCTACCATGTTCAATTTATCAAGGCATCTCGAGACGTGTAAATTAAGGAAAGCGCGAATACGCAAGGAGGAATCCGAAGAAAAGAGACGTCTTGAAGATTATATCATCAAACTAGAAACCGAAAATGATATGAGACGAAAGCAATTATTAGAACAACAATCACGTCCTAATATTGTGAATAACAATAATCAACTTAATATTACGCTTAATTTACAACTTGAACACAGTCAACGAATTCTTACACCATATAGCACGTTAGAGAAAGAACAGGCCAGAATTTTAGAAGGATGGGTATCAAAATCAGTGTGTAAGGAAGGCATAAAAGGACTTGCGCATGTCATTATTGATAAATTGCTCGCACACAATGGAAAGAAATGGATGATTAGTTATGAACCTAATAAAACGGCATTTCATACGAAAAATGATGAAAAAGAAATACGGATTGATGATAGAGCTGAAAAATTTTTCGAACCCCTTGTGCCTATAATAAAGAATATCGGTGAAAAACATTTCGGCAGTTTAATGAATGAGGCGACTAGTAAATCTGAATCATATAAGATTGATGAGTCGAGGAAGGAGTTTTCCGCAATATTGGATAAGGGAACTCCAGAACGGAAAAAGATTGTAAGAATGATTGCTAATGGTATGTGTATATCCAGAGCATCACTACTATCCACAAAATTAAATGATCAAATCCCCGGAAAAGCAAGGTTAGACTTTTGTGATACGCTACCGGATGATGTGATCCCCGACCCAAATAATTGGTTTCATTCTAGCGATCCGGAATATCTGGCTATGAGAAACGGTACAAATTTCACAGAATCTTCACTGAGCCCTAATTTCAAAACCAGAGCGCGAATGTTGGGTTTTAAAGAATAAAATAGGCTGGTTATTCAAGAATGGATTTCAGTTGGGCTTCTATTTGGAGAGCATTGGGAGTAATGTTATTAATATATCTAATATCCAAATTATTTACCCCAATATTAGCCTTTAAACCATACTTTGATTGGTGGAATAGATTGGGTGGAAAGCAGTATCATAGTTGTATAGATTTAGTTGCGCTTGCTTATTGGGCGCATTTTCCGCTTTACTATTATGCACGGATTTTAACCACATCGGAAACTGCCAGATTTCAGTCTCCGGGATGGGCCTATTTCATATCAAATTTGCTCACCGGAGGGGCTCAGGGTGTGGTTCCGGGAGGGACCCTCACTCCGCGAAATATATGTCTCACTCTGGTGCCGGAAACTCCCCCCATTGATCCGGATTTGCATGGGGTATGGCCAACCAGAGTTAGTGGAGATGATGATAGCGGAAATGACAAGACGAAATGGGGGTGGAGAAGATTAATGGCGGACTGGGCGGCGGTTAGCTGGCCCTCAAGCAGTGGAAATCCATGGACTCCGGATGAGCAAGCATGGGCTGGAAATCCAGATAATTTTCTTGCTAAGAATTTCGCTATTCCCAGTTCGTCCCCGCTCGTAATGGGATTTGTGATGAATGCTACCTCATATAATGGAGTTCTTCTATATCCAAAAGCAATGGAACCATTAATAGGCATAAATACTGGACCGATAGGAGCGGCGGGATGGTGGGGGTTTTTGCAGCATGGAGATAATTTTGGAAGTTGGGGCTTAAACGAGATACAATCATACATCTGGAGTGAAAACGTTCCGACGAACTGGAGTGGAGGGGCTGGAAGCGCTAGCAGATGTGATCCTTTTGGAGCCGTAAGTACGGGGTTGAGTTTAGGAATTGGAGCGGCAATGTTGGGAGGTGCGAACGGGCCTATAGCTGGATTATTTACTATTGGCTCCATAATTGGGGGTGGACTATCTGCCGCCGGATCTGGATGTTTTGGACCTATAATGTAGGGCCCTTGCGCGCCCTACAACCCCGGCCTGTTTGATGTACGGTTAAAGCATCTTTATAAATTTGAAGTTCAGATAACTTCAAATTATCCAATAAACACATCTCTTACCCTACAGATTGTTATAAGTATGTAAGATGACAAATGCCTTGAATTTCTTTAAATCTATTGAATTAAGCTCATATCTTACAAGCAGGTTCGTTAATTGGCCGAAATTTGTCGCACAGTCAATATTATTCAGGCTGGGTCCAAAGCAATACATATGATATCCGGGAGCCTTTGGGATCTTTCCCCCTACTGTATAGGGATGTAGTTGTGAAAAGAAATCAGACGTGTTATGTATCCTGGTAGATCCTTCATACATGAATCGGATGCTGTTTATAGGATCATTACTTGTAGTTATCTTTTCTTCAAAATAATAGTTCATTATTGACCATGTTATATCCCTTGGGATGTGGAGCGAATCAAAATGGGCCTGAATCTTAATCATTGGAGCATCCCTTCGTTGCCATTCAAAATCGACTCCGCCAGGAACATACATACCATCCACATATTTTAGCCCTAAATATGGTTCTATTGTTGAATAATTGGAATGATCCGCTGGATTAGCAATATTTCGTAACCCAAAATACATGCAGTGGACCACACCTGATGAATCAACATCCACATGTTCGGTAAAGTGTGTTGGGGATAATGTATTTTTTATAGTTTTCGTAGAATTAAAAAGAGCGGTTCTCAAAAGATGGGGAAATGTTTTATGTGTACTATTAAATAGATGGCAGTCCTTAACCAGGGTTACATTCATTTGCGGATTATTAACAACATCGTCTCGTTGAACAGGCCTCGAAATTCCTGTTAGAAAATCATCCACTATGATCAAATCTTCCATTCGGCGAATTTTTACCGTTAACTTCATTTCTCCCTGATCAGCAACAGCGATAAATTCTGGTTGCAAATCTAATGGTAACCATACAGTTTTTGAGGGTAAGCATATTCCTTCTTCATGATCAATCTGTGTAGGGTTAATCAACTCAGGAATATTTCCGATTAGACGATAATAGTCATCATTGGCTCTAAATGCCTTTATATAATCGAGAGAAACAGAATCAAACCGCCACAGCTCTTTTTGCCCGATATTTAGTGAAACATATTCGATAATATTATGAGCCAAATTTCTAGTCCAGCGTAAACGTTTAAATGCTCCAGGATTTTTGAGCCTGACTTCCGGAACGGTAAATTCAAGAGAAATTTTATGTAATATTTCTCTTTCACATGCCTTAAGATTATAATGTAATAAACCTCCTAATTCTGGCTGAAAAAACATTCTACTAACCTGAACAACTGTGAACCATGGACGCTCCGTTTTTCCCCATACCTGATCACATATCGGTCCATCAAATGACGCCAGGTCAATATACCCAGAGGCAATATTTGTATAAAACGGCTCGGATCTTCTCATATTTGGTATCTTTAGTATTCATGTTTATCAAAATCATTTATAGGGCCCTTGCGCGCCCTATGACCCCGGCCTGTTTAGCATACGTTTGTATTTGAACTTCAAACGACCTCAAATTATCCAGTATAATAAGAGCATCCGTGAGCGCGTCTTTTGATGCCTTTATAAAAGTGGGCATATATGGCGGACAGCGGAACGCGCATAGTATTTTTATATTTCAAATAGCTAAACAATAATGGACAGCATCTATCATTGGCTAATCATCGGTCTCGCGGTCGCAATTCTTCTGGTTCTTTTATTCGGTTCAGTCAGCTGTAAATCTCAAAATGTTGGCGCAGCGGCTCGTTCTCGTCTTGGAAAGATGATGAATAAAATGAAAGCCGGTCCTAGACGAGTAACTTTCTCTGATGTAAATTTTGGAAACTGTGCCGTAAATTCAGCCTATGACGCCACAACCATGGCAACTTGTTGCTCTCAAATGCAGCCAACTCCCAATGACTGCTGCTTAGCCTTTGACGCCCTCGACGGAAATTCTGCGTTATTTTCACAGTGTCCTCAATGCGATATTACTAAGTGTTAATTGTGCAGGATCCCCGATTCCGTTAACGTCAAAAATGATTTTTATGTCTCTAAATAAAGATATAAAATAGAATGTCGGAAAGAATTAAAAATTTCCTCGAAGAACAAGGAGGAATAGTTACTTATGATGATAATGTATCATTTTACTGCACGTTTCCTCGATTTGATAATAAACCTGTAAATGAGTTCTTTGAATACATTAAAAAATTAACGAATGATTATGCCTTGGTTGGAAGCTTAAATGATCGTTCTGTCGTACCACAGAACGCTACGCATGAAAGATCTGGTAATGAAAAATACGATAATCTAAAGACTATTTAAAGGAAATCCTTTAAATAGTCTTTAGATGTGAATTTTTAATAACCCATCCAAAGACGATAATGTAAAATGATTTTTATGATTGATAATTAGGTAAATTATCAATGTTTAAATTATTAATACTGATTCTGCTTTCAAGTATTGCTATTGTGAACGGACAAATTTTAACCGTGACTGCAGTAGAGAAAACCAATTATACATGCAATATTCCTATAAATGCGGATCCGGAATGTTCCTCAAATCCTCTAGTATCATGTCAGGAACAAATAGCAAACGTTTCTAATGGAGCTTGTATTCAAAGCGCTGTTTGTTGTAATCAGACAATAGCCACTTGCTATACTCAAGTAACCACATGTCATGATCCCCCATTTGGAAACACGGCTACTTGTTGGAATCCAAAAACGGTTACTGTTCCGTATATATGTGCTATTGATTCCTGTTCTGAATATGCATATCAAGGAGTCATTTCAACCACTTGTTATAATCTTACTGCTTATCTACTTAGTTCTAAAGGCGTAATATCTCTCGAGAAACAGGATTGTAAATCAAGCCAAGTATGCGTTTCAAATTTTCTAAGTGCATATCATATAAATCAGACATTTGGATCGGATCAACCATCATCAAATCCTACCCCGTCTTCGGCGACCGGTAATGCAGATCTTTTATCGTTTACCGGGTTGATAAGTATTATTGTGCTAATAATATACTAGAAATTTAAATTGTGAATAAACCATATTCACAATTGTGTTTGCCTTCAAATTCTTACAATATTTTATGTATTTCACGTGACATGTTTGACGACAGAGATTTCCAAATTAGTCTTATATCTCCTGATTTACGTGTATCATTGAAATCTATCATTTCGAATAGTTCATTGATCCCTATTTTACGTTCGAGGCAATGAATATAAAACAGTGTGGACGGAAAATATGATTTGAGTGCATCGTTGGTCTCGTATACAGCCCCCACTCGAAGGTATGTTAAATTACTTGGCAGTACATTACGTTCAAAGACTCCGGTATAGCCTGGAATATGTAAAGATGTAACGGAATCAGAAATGCTATACGGAAAAATATACAATTTATCAGCAGTAATGGAAAGATTGCGTAAATTTGGGGGAATCATTCCTCGGCATAGTGTAATATTTCCGCAAATGATGTACAACTCTGTTAACGAGTCTGGAAAATCGTTTACTGATAGGTGCACTTCACTTGAACGCTCACATATCATGTTCAATACTCTTAGATTGGGGGGAAGTTTGAAAAAATTAGACTGATATTCAGCGTCTTTAATCCTGAGACATAACAACAGTAAACTATATGGAAGATCTTCTGTATGCAAGGGGGCATAATTACTCACATTCATATCTAATTCTGTCAGTGTTGATGGAAGGTCTATAACATTAAATGTGTACTTGTTGTCTACTTTTAGGGTCGTGATTTGTTTAAAATTGAACATTGTATGTTCCTGCATGCCACCATATAATGTTAACTCGTGTAAATGATCATGCTTTATGTTCTTAATGTCACCTCGGATATGGAGAGACGTAACACTAGGGGGAATTGAAGATATTCTTTTGTACGATCCGGATTTAAACCATTTTAGATTCTTGGGTAAAATATTCGCGGGCAAATCTTCGAATATGTGTAAATCTAGCCTTGTTAGAGTTTCCGGAAAATATCCTTTTTCCCCTGTAAGAATTATTGTTCCATTAATTTTTAATGATGTTAAATTTGGGGGTAATTTGAGATCATTTTGATGTATACAGCGCGTAATCGGAACATGGATATTTAATGTCTCCAACAGTTCAAGTCTATTCCCGTCGAAATATGCACTTTCCGTTCCCCTTTCAAAACCAACACAGGTTAATCTAATTGTCAGTCTCCTTATTGAGTGTAAATAGTTAATCGGAAATGTTGTAGAATAACGATAGATATCCATCTCTTGTATCCGAGAAAATCTATCCAATATCTTTCCGAGCTTAGCGATATTATCATTTGAATAATTAATATTCACCGCAAGAATATTGTTGATTAAATGAAAAGGGATTTTCTGCTCGTCAACGATAATCCAGTCAATTTCTTTCGTGTAAGTGTTATAATCTATCCCTATTAGCACCCGCAAATTACTAAACCTACATTTTGCCGCTGTTTCACACCACGTCTTAGAAACAGATCTGAGTATAAGAGGAGACGCCCCAGGTAAAAAATCCAGTATCTCATAAAACAAATCCTTTGCATTTAGTACCTTGTCTTTTGCATTCATTCTTCAATACGTTTAATCCTAATTATTAGGATTAAAAATCACTTCAAATTGCTATTTAAGGGACGTCCTTTAAATAGTCTTTTTTATGGTTTTAATCACTAGGAAGAGCAATTCTTGCAGCATTATTTACATCATTCTTCCAGTTCATAAATGTCCTGAATTCTTCACTTTTATGAAAATGAGATGTGCAGTAATCAGATCCGCTCATAATCAGTTTTTCGCATTGGTGCATGCCATGTCCCGATCTTTTACGAATTAAAGCGAGACATCTAATTCTGGGTTTAGACGCTCTTTCTATTGCATTATTGATAATATTTATATGATGCTTACACAGCCATTTTCCTTTATAATTTTTTCCATTATGGATGAAATCAGTGGGGAAAATCATTCCAGATTTATCGCTTATTTTAGTCTTTCCACAGGAAGTTCCTGGATTTTTACAATTCTTCCCATGAATAAACCGACAAGATGTCTTAAACGACCATCTGCCTACTTTCTGAGGAACGCAAACCATGTCTAAAGGAAGAATTCCTGATCCTGCAATAATCTTATTCCATGAATTTCTCATTTGTCTCTCTGTCATATACCTGCAAGAAGCATCAGCAATAAATCGCTCCAGAGAAATGTTTACCGAATCCGCGTATGAACCATAAGGGGTTAATGATTGCTGCTCGGGTTCTTTAGTATCGGAATGTCTAGAAGGGATAATTCTGGCCGAGATATCATTATTAAAAGTAACATGTTTAGATTCGCAGTCAACCGATGTCATTTGAGAAAGTGAGAATATTTACCCCACTTATCGGATCAAATAAAACTCATTTGCGTGTTCCACTCGCACAGCAGAAATCTATCTACCGGATCAGGAAACACGCAAATGATTTTTGGCTGTAATGTATATAGACGAAGTATACAATGGGCAACGCCAAATCTCAGAGGTCTAATCAAACAGAATTAAAAGAAATATCCGGATATGATTTGGACCAGATAAAGGATCTTCCAATCGAGGAGGCCGCAAAAAAGATAACAAGTCTGTTTTACAGGGCTGTATCCACAAAAAATACAACTCTTAAAAATAGTCTGCAAAATCCTTTATTTCTTCAATCTATCCTATTCAAAGAATTAAGGGCGTATAAACAGTTTGCGCCATTTCTAAAGTTACTGCGAAATTCTCTCTTGACGGGACCCGTAGCGTATTTCACTAAATGGGCACCTATTGAACTGTTTGTATTTATAATTATAATGTACGACTTATCTCTCCCTGAAAACATTCTGGAATATTTTGAATCATCAAACATATCGAGTACGTTTTCATGTATCCTCAACATTGTGAAAAACTGTAATTTACCGGTTGATAAAGACTCGGTAAACAATATTGTAGCTGCTCGAATGTTGAACAGTATGGTTGTTTTCAGAAAAGGATTTAGAGACGATCTAGTAAAATTCATTGCAGATAACTCGACTGAAATTAGATCCAAATTTCCAATATTATTACAGGGTATGGTTTCAGTTGAAATAGTGAATTTAGTATCATGCGTGGGACAGTTAGACGATTATATGATTGAATGTATAGTCGACCGTTTCTCCTTTTGGGTGAGAGGAAAATTGTCAAAAAGTGATTGTGACGGGCTTGAACCTCATAATCTTCATTCTAGAATATTGAAGATTATGAGTACTATAGATTTCGATAACTGGGCTGCATGCTTCCTAATCTGCTCATTAAAATCATCCAAGGATAAAGTAAAAGATAGCCTGGAATCATGTCCATTTATCTTTATGACTAAAAATATTGTTTATAGACTGGATCAATCTAATTCACAATAAAATGATTTCAATGACTTGGATAACAGGAATAATTCAATCGATGGGTAACTCAAAATCTCAGGATTGTAGTTGGGTTCAATTGAAAGAATTATCTGATGTTGATCTGAACCGATTAAAAGAACTGCCGATAAAAGACATGGCGCCAATATTATCGACTATGCTTAGCAAGGCGATAAAACAAAATAATACTGCACTAATACAGGCTTTGCGGAATCCATCGTTTCTTCAGTCAATTCTGTTCAAAGAAATGGGTGGATTAAAGCGTCTAGAAAATTTTTTAAGATTATTGCAGGGAACGTGGACCAAAGCATTATCACCACTTTTTCCGCAGGCAACGGAAATTGGTCCCGCAATATTTGCGATAATAATGTCTGACATGCTTCTACCGGAACATGCCTTCCAACATCTCGGGTCGGAACATACAGCGGACTTGATGTTAGAGGTGCTCAATGTCGCGGTAGGAAATAATATGCTATCAATAGGCTCATCCGCCTTTAGTCTTAGAGGAGATATACTAATGGATGTGTCTTCCCCTAGTTATAGCTACTCTAGAGTAGCTCAAGTGTTGACCGCACTCTCTATAGTTAAAGATTCTATTAAAGATAAACTCAGATTATTCATCAAAGATCATCCGGAAATTTTTGCAAAGTTTCCGATTATACTCAACACGATGAATCCCCAAGAGGTATCAACTTTTGTATCATGTATTGAATCACTTGATGATTACATGATAGATTGTATAGTTGATTATTTCTCGGCATTCATACGGATTAAATTACCCAAGGATGCGGATTACGATGATCAGTCTTGCTCCTATCGTTCTCGGTTGATCAAAATTATGGATACCCGATGCTTTGAAGAATGGACAACGTGTTTTTCAATCTGTGTTCCGAAGAACAATCTAAATAATGTAAAAACTAGGCTCAAACGATGTCCCTATACCCTCATGGTTGAGAATATTGTTTACGCTCTAGAACGATATGCTAAATAAGACTCTTCCACTTTCCGCTCTAATTATAAATGATTCCATTTATAATTTCATATCTTGCGCTATAGTAAAGCATAATAATGCCTGCATCAGAAATAAGATTTGATGAACTTCAGACTGGGGATCTAATATTTTTCAAAGGAACTACCTGGTATGATAGACTGATTGAATATTTCGGACAATGTCCCTATAGTCATGTTGCAATATATCTCAAAAATCCTACTTGGATAAGATCTGATCTTATAGGGCATTTTATTCTAGAGTCTAGTATGGAAGATTGTAACGATATTACAGGCGTTAGACGATTTGGAGTTCAGCTTGTACGGCTAGAAGATTCGATCAAGTCGTCTGCAGGTTGTCAAATATTTGCACGACAATTAGATATTGAAAGAACCCAATATTTATATGATGAGATTTCCAAGATATACTTAGACCATCAACGTGATCCTTATGATACATCAATCATAGACTGGATAGAAGCAAAATTCATAATAAGTACTAATTCTCCTGGTTGGGTAGAGAGTCTATTCTTCTGGAATGACGTTCGGAAAGATCGAACCTTTTACTGCTCTGCATTCGTATCTTATGTTTTTTGCCGATTGGGTCTGCTTAAACATGACGAGAATGTTCCATGGAGTATAATTGCACCTAAAGAATGGGCCGAAAATAACAAATCCATTCTTCAATTAAACGGTTGCGGTCTTGGACCAGAAATACATGTTTCGCTATAGGGCCCTCGCGCGCCCTATAACCCCGGCTTGTTTACTAGTCTTTATTATATCCATAAATTTGAAGTTCAGATAACCTCAAATTATCTAATATGATAGAATCGTCCATGGTGTGCGGTGGCGTGTTAGATGGGTCACGGTCATGAGGGTGAGAGACCTATAAATAATCTTAATCTATAGCATTTTCAAGTATAATGTCTAAGCGACTATCAATAACGCTAAAGGAAGAGATCGATGAACCGACAATAATGCTAGGAGAGAAATCGGACGAGGAAATAGAAACGGAACGTAGAACAGGTGCTCAAAAGTTAGCACATGAAATTGTAAATCTCTCTCCGTCGTGCTCATATCCTCTAAAAGATTTGGCTAGAGTATGTAACAAATTATTCCCATTGTCCAAGAAGAAATCTAGATATCAATCTATTCTCGATTGGGATAGGGCAAAGGTGATTGGGAGAGGAGCGTTTGGTTCAGCCTCTTTGGTACCCTTCAGAGGAAGGCATGGAGATGTTGTAGTAAAACAAATAATATTGCAAGTAACTCAGCCGAATCCAGATGCAATACTACGAGAATTCTTGTTTGCTACCTATGCAGGAGAATTGGATGTTGGTCCGAAAGTATACGACGCCTGGATCGGATCGTGTTCTAAGCCAAATGAAGATGTAGACGACAAAGTATGCTTCTATATGGTTATGGAATCCCTAAAGGGTAAGACGCTCAAGGCTTTACAGAGATGTCCGACCGCCTTCGAGTGGGAACTGATCTTAGATGCTATTGGAAAACTTCACGCCCACGATATCATCCACGGAGATTTCTATTCACGTAATATTATATTTATCCAAGATAGTAAAGGCAAAACGAATAATATTAAAATCATAGACTATGGATTGGCCAGATTTGATGAATCACGAACAGCCAAAATGAGCGAGCTAATTATATCCGATCTTAATGAATATTGTCCAAAATCCATAACACCTCGTAAAAAATAAATTCAATCATGAGAACCTATTTAAAGGAGGTCCTTTAAATAGTAATTATTTATGAAACTCAAATTATTCCGCTATTAACGTATAATACACAACGCTCCCGCACGGAACCGATAAATTTTATCTTTGTAACTCCAGTCTGTTATTCCGGATAACTCATCGCGCAAAATATGTGCAGGGACCCGTTTTATTTTAACCAGAACCCTAGGAATGATCGGCGTCCTCGTCCAAACTACCAACGTAATACTTGTCATATAAGCCAACCCAACTCGAAAAGTTAGAATAGTTTCTCCCGGAGCATTGACCGCAAATAAAATTAGATTATCATTAGCCCTGATTTCAGCGCTACGAATATTATCGCTACGTGTTTCTATATATCTCGAGACAATCGGCAACGTTTTTCAGGAGAGAGCCATAAATTACTCTGAGAAAATGAGGATGAGTAGAATATTTTTGGAACTGGACTTATAACTAGTGAATTTGGTCCTATCCGTTTTGTAATTTTTTGCTTTACATTCAGGCAAGTATGTAGAGACGGAAACATTAATAGCGGGCTTATCTTCGTAAAATTGGCCGAATCTATATCGTATCCGTTCTCGGTACCAATGATAGGAGTTATTTTCCAATCATCTTGTTCAACCGCAATATGAGAGGGAAGTTTTAATAATATTAATTCTTTCTTTTTAAAGGCGTATTCCAATATCAAATTGAATGATTCAATATTCCTCTTCTGTTTAGTCCAACAATACATCCAATCTAAATAATGAGTCCAGACAGGCATACTTATGTATGATGCGACAATACGGCTAAACGGTCCCGCATCAATGTTCCAGATATTTCCAAGGTTTTCTGAAAGATATTTTTCTATTCTATGATTAATTACATTTTGAGGCGGCTGTATCAATTGAGATAATGGATTTTCCTTATAATGCATATTATAGATTCCATCAGCCCTACGATACATGGGATAATTTTCCTGCGGTCGATCATTGATGGTAGATTTGCTTATTTGTGCGTAGGCCACCCCATCAATATTCGGTTCATGAGAACCGGGAAGATCAAAAGGATTTATTATGAGCGGAGGTCCACCATAAATTTCAGTGAATTCAATCCCTAGTTCCTCCACCGAGCTCATTCAGTCTCGAAATCCATAATTTAAGTGCACTTTTTACGGACGAGTTGTGAGAATAAAAGACTATTTAAAGGAAATCCTTTAAATAGGTTTTAGAATGACTATTTATGAAATTATACTCATTTTGAATAATGATAAAATGAGTATTGATCTATCCGTCCATAATAAGAATAATATTGAAATGTCTTCTTCAGATGATAATAATGCCACAGAAATAAATTATCATGAACACGAAATAGAGATTGAGATCGATAATATCCGAACGCATCTAACAAATCTCCATGAGAAGGCAGATGCCATTGGGTCTGAATTAAAGATCCAAGAAGGTATAGTTGATGAGGCGAATATCAGCATAGAGGAATCGTTACATCAGCTTAATAGATCCAATAAGAAGATGACAAAATTAACCAATCGCAATACCGATAAGGCAAAGTGTTTATGTCTTTTGACTATGGTTATAGCAGTTGTGATCGTAACGATACTACTTATTACATAAGATTTGTATTTCTAATTGATTTATATTGTAAAGAGCAATCTTTACAATCTCTCCATATTCTTAGTCGGATCATAACCAATTTCGATCAATAAAGCGAAAATCAGTTTAGGTTAATTAAGATCTATTGGATTCTTATTCCGTCTTTTTCGAGAGCCAATTTAAGATCCTTTACTAGATCGAATTCTTCTAACTGACTAGTTGCTCCATTCCATACATTCGATGCTCCGGAATCTATCCATCCCGGGAACGGAGAAATGTTATATATGATATTATTCAGGCTCCAGCTTTCCATTTCCGAGTCTACTCCGCGTTGTATTTCTTTTAGAAGAAGATTCGAGTATAGGGTAACAATCTTGCTTATTCTGGACAGCTCTACCGGGAGAATATTCTTCTTGACAAATTTGCGCAAATTTGGATGGGGGTATGACGTCCTTGACTTGGAACGTGGCATCTTTCTGGAGTTCCGTTTATGTTTTGCAGAACTCAATTTACGCCTAGATTTATCTCGGGAAGATTTACCGCAACTTCGGGGCATTAAATATGCTCAATATAAATTAGCATAGCTAACTTTCGATAGGAGGTAAAATGGATAAATTGACTTTTCCCTATAAAGTATAACAGAATGTATAATGGAGTCCAATAGAAAAACGGTAGAAGAACCTATCATTCCGAGTCAATATCAGGATATGGATTTTTACGGGGATGAGAAAAGTGTCTCTAACGTATGCGAAATGTCAATGATTGTGCAGCCAGACGGGCCCACATATTTGTCTTTCAGTCAGGCACTTGAACTATCCAGAAGATTAATCGGTGGCAATCCACCACATATTGTAGGGATGAGCATAGTCTGTGATAGTTGTTGTTCAATGTTTCCTCATTCATCAGCAGAGAAATATAGTTGTAGAAGAAAATGCTCTAAATGTAAGAGATATTATGATATTTGTAATGAATGCATAGCTAATACCGAAACATGCCCTATGTGTCATGAGGTGGACGCTAAATGGTAAATAGGGCGCGCAAGGGCCCTATGACCCCGGCATGTTTAATATATTGGATAATTTGAAGTTATCTGAACTTCAAATTTATAGGTATAATAAAAAGTCGTATGAACGTATGTTAATCAGGGCGCAAAGCATCCGTGGCGCGCGGCGGAACGCGCACTTATTGGCCTTGGACTATCGGGCCAACAATCGTTTGATAAAATCCATGTACGAGAGGATCCGATAAACATTTTCTACAATAGGGGCGGGAATTTGCACCCCTTTTGATGATTCCACTATGAATGTGGCAAAATAATAGGTCTCTAAATTTACATACACTGCAAACAGTAGTTTCCCCATCACATAGCTGACAATATGTGAATGCTTCTAAATCCGGTTCGTATGTAGATGAATTATGTATAAGTTTCGTCGGGCTCACCACGCCGTTAGACATTATGATTTTATCTAATGTTGAATACATCCATAAACTCCTAACCACAGTCGTTCGTTTACTAGAGGGGACGATTAGTTTACCTCTAAAAGAAGTGGAAGAATAGAATATTTTTGGAGTAGAACTCGTAACTATTTTATTCGGTCCAATCCTTTTCATCATTTGCTGCCTTGTACTCAGCTGAGTGTACGGAACAGCCATAATTAAGAGCGGTTCACTCTTGGTGAAATTAGCGGGATCAATACTTAGGCCATTAGCATCGATAATTGGGGTAACTTTCCAATCATCTTGTTCAACCGCAATATGGGATGGAAGTTTTAATAACATGATTTCATTTTCTTCAAAGGTATATTCCAGTATCAGATCAAGTATTTTAATGTCCTGCCCCTGTTTACGCCAATTATAGACCCAATCTAAATAATGGGTCCAAACAGTCGAATCCATGTATGATGCAACTATATGACTAAATGGCCCCGCATCAATATTCCAAAGATTTCCGAGATTAGTAGTGAGATATTCCTTTATTCTGTGATTGACTATATTATGCGGCTTTGAAATTAGCTGAGATAATGGCGGTTCCTTATAGCTAATATTATAGATTGCATCAGCGGAACGTTTTATTAATTCACTCTCAGAATCGCTACTAATAGTCGGTTCATCAGTCTCGTTCCATGCAAAACCATGAACCTCATCGGCTTGAGGGAGAGAAAACGGATTCGGAACCGGTTTACCGTCATAAATTTCCTTAATGTTTTCAGTCCATAATTTCTTGTTTGAATTCATTCAGACAAGAATGGTTCAATTTAAATATGAATTTGTATCTTTATCAACTATTTAAAGGATTTCCTTTAAATAGCTTTTGTAATGGAAAATTTTGTCAGTCATGTGCATTCATCACAAATAATCGCATCTTTACATTTTATCATAGAGCTATGTTTAGGGCAGAATAGTAAATCTCTAAATTTACACTTTGAACAGATGGCTGATTTATCATTACAAAGTTGACAGTAATCAAACTCTTCAAGATCCGGGGAATAATCCTCATATGACAGTTCATGTTTTATGTATATGGCTCCAGACTCAATAATAATTGAGTCTGGTGATGAATAGTTCCAGTGATTTCTCAGTATGGTTTTCCTTTCGCGTTGTTCCAACCAAATTTTGCTCATAGTAAGGGTCAATGGATAGAAAATATTTGGAATCCTAGAATAGACTTTTCCAGCAGGAACAGTATGATTTATCATATATGGAGCTATACTCAAGTGCGAACCTTGCGCTGCATGTGATAGCAGCGGCTCATCCTTTGTAAAATTGGTTGGGTCGACGATCATATCGTTTGCGAGAATGATGGGGGCAATTTTCCATCCATCCTGTTCAATAGCTTCCCGTGGGGGTAATTTTAATAGTTTTAGTTTATCATCCCCAAAGGCTAATTCAAGAATAAGATCTAGTACTTCAATATTCCTGTTTGCAGCCATCCATAAATATGCCCAATCTAAATAATAGGTCCAAATAGGTGATTTATAATATGATGCAATAATATGGCTCATTGGCCCGGCATCAATATTCCAAAGATCTCCTAGAGCACTTGATAGGAACCCTTCAATTCCTCTATCCGTTACACATGGAGACGAATCGATGCCTTGCGACCACTCATTTGAATAATGAATATCGTATACTGCATCATGCATACCACCACGTATCATGTATTCGTTTTTATTAGGATGAATTACCGGATCATTAATTTCCTTCCAAACGAATCCTGTTTCTAGCAATCTCTGCGGATCAATATTATTAGCCAAAAACAGAATAATGTCTATCGGTTTGCCTTCATAAATTATTTCTAATTCTGCAGTCTTAAGTTTCTTTACCGGGGTAAAATGAGTATCCATTTACTACTTTTAGATTTATTCAATCATATACTCATTTTTGTAGGGCCCTTGCGCGCCCTACAACCCCGGCCTGGTTAACATACGATTATAATGTTTGTATAAATTTGAGGTCCAGATAACCTCAAATTGTCCAGTATGGTAGAAGAATCCGTGGTGCCGCGGAACGCGCATATGGTTAAAAATCAGCGTCAAACGAGACATCGCTTCCCACTCCTCCATTCATAGCGCTTGATTTAGAGTATTGTCCGACCTTTTTATCAAAGAAATTTGTCTTTGGTTGCAGTGACTGTAACATCATCCAGGGAAATGGATTGGATGCCTTGAATATAGGTTCTCCGATTAATTGTTCTACTACCCGATCAGCCGTGAACTGAATATATTCCACCATTAGATCACTTTTCATGCCTATCATTTCGATTGGAATACTTTCTATAGAAAATGCTTGAGCGAGTTCTACCGCCTCTCTTGTCATGGCTATTATTTCTTCTTTCGGAAGTTTATTGGTTACATATTTAGAATACATTAGAATTCCATTCTTCGTGTGTTGAGCCTCATCGCGGGCTATTAATTCGTTTGCATGTGCTACCCCGGGCATCTTACCCTGTTTTTTCATGAATCCAATTGAGGCAAATCCTCCGTTGAATAGAACTCCCTCAACCAAAATGTAAGCTACTAATCGCGGGACAAAAGGAGCATTAGTCCATTTCTTTGCCCAACTTTCCATTTTAGCAATAGTTGGAAAGGATTTTGTAGCATTTACAATTTCCTCCTTTCGTTTTGGGTCCTTTATGAATAAATCCGGAAACAGTGAATATGTGTGCACGTGAATGTCTTCCATTGCTTCCTGAAATCTATAGAACATCCTCACCTCCGGAATAGAGACTTTTCCAACAAAGTCAGATTCGAGATTCTTGATAACGATTTGATCAAACACTGAAAAGAACGCAAAATTCATCTCTAGAAATTTCCTTTCTGCATCACTCAATTTATTATCCCAATCGGCTAGATCAGGTTTGAAATCTATATCTTCCGGTAGCCAAAACGACGCCTTCATTTCAGTATAGAGTGCCCAAAAATCTGGATACAAGATTGGAAATAGACTATCTCGATCGTTCTTTTCATCTAACAAAAATTCTACCGACATACTACTTGTTTATAGAGTGGAAAGAATGAAACTTTTGAAAATTCATTTTGCATGTTCCGTTTAACCTCATGTATATAGGGCCCTTGCGCGCCCTATGACCCCGGCCTGTTAAATATACGGTTATTATATCTATAGATTTGAAGTTCAGGTAGCCTTAAAATATCCGATTAAAAACATCCGTGGGGAGCGACAAAACGCGCATATGATAAAGCATCCGTGGGGCGCGGCGGAACGCGCACATCGACAAATTGATATTATCAAGATCCATGAGCAGACCTGTTAGCATGACAACAGAACTGAGCAAACTCTTAAAAGCGTTTCCAGAGAAGCCATGGGATCAGGAATTTTTGAATAAAAATCCAAATGTACGAATAGACGATATGTTGACATTTCCAAGAAACAGTAAAGATTGGTTTAGTATAAGCCAAAATCCAAATATATCCACAAGGGAAGTATTAACCCATTGTACTCACGATGTAATCTCATTAAGTTGGTATGCATTAAGCGAGAAGGCCTTTATAGGGGATCTGATCGATTTTCCGGAAGTCCTCCTACTCTGGAGCTGGCCCAGGCTGAGTATCAGTCCGAATATAACAATGAAAGATATAGAGGAACACAAAAATATGCTCTGGGAATGGAAGCACGTTAGCGCGAATCCAAATATAACTATGGAATATATCAACAATCATCCGGAAAGACCGTGGAATTGGAATAATATAAGCGAGAATGAAAACATAACAATGAAAGACGTTATAGAGAATCCTGGGAAACCATGGGTGTGGGAAATGCTATGTAGATTTTTGCGTCTATCTATATCCGATATTAAAATACATCCGGATAAACCTTGGAAATGGGATTGGTTGAGCCTAAACCCAAACATCACAATGGAGATTGTGAATTCCTTTCCGGATAAACCATGGAATTGGAAATGTTTGAGCAATAACTCAACCCTACATATAGATGATGTAATTTCTCGTCTCAATGCCAGTTGGGATTGGAGACTATTGAGCATGAATCTAAATATAACGATGGAGGACGTAAATAAACATCCAAATTTACCTTGGGACTGGAACGGGTTGAGCAATAATCCGTCCATAACTATGAAAGACGTGCTATCTCACATAGATGAGCCGTGGGATTGGTCCTCGTTGAGCATGAATCGAAACATAACGTTTGCTGATGTTATTGCGCATCCGGATCTACCATGGGATTCAGAATGCTTGTGCCTAAATCCCAGCCTTAGTGCTGATGATGTAATAAATAATCCAGATAGTCAATACTGGGTCTGGAGTCATTTATCCGCTAATCGTTTCCGGTACTCGGCGACAGAGCAAAAACTTGCTATTAGGAAAATAAAGAATGTTAGGGCTTATTTTCATCTTAGAATACATGCTAAAATTAATTTGTCCTTATATCAGGCATCACTTTATACCGACTTTACAAATCTTATTATGTCTTACCATTAAATCATCTTTCCCAACTTTTAATTTCATCTTTTAATAAAAGATGAAATATTTATTTTACATCAGCGTCTTGATCTGCGGGAACGACGCCTCGATGATTTAGCTTTACGAGATTTCTTACGCTTAGTTTTACTACGCTTCTTTTGTGATGGACTCAGATGTGCTGGAACTTTCCAGGCTTTATACTTTGCTCTAGAATACATAAATGTCGACCTAGAAGTGGAGTATGCTTTACCTCCTTTCGTAATATAACAGTATGGTCTTAATATACTGTTTGATTTATAGTATTTATTTCCAGCAATCGTTCCAATGAATTTACCAGGACAAGACATAGATTTAATGTAGGACTGGATTATAATTGAAATTGGCATACTATATTCGCAAAATGAAGCCTATCTGAAGCTTATATGAGGGGGATATTTAGGCTCCATGATGATTCATAAAGACGATAGAACATGCAAATTTATGCTCTACTAAATGACTTAAATTATAACATGAGACATTAACAACACAATGGACCATATGCAGGACTCAAGGGGAAATTTACATGTTATTAAACGTTCAGGTTCAGTAGAGGCTATGAGATTTGATAAGATTAGCGATAGAATTGTAGAGTTGTCTACAGGTTTGGATGTTGATGCTGCGTTAATCACCATGTTGTCTATTAAGGGGATTGTTAGTGGGATGAAAACTTCAGAAATTGATAAGCTCGTGGCGGAAACTGCTTTTTGTTTAAGCACTTACAATCCCGATTATGATGTCCTGGCAAGTAAATTACATGTAAGCAATCTGCACAAGCTCACTAGAGGCACTTGGAATGCGACCATTGATATGCTCATGGCTAATACCACAAAAGAAAATGATCTTAATCCGCTTCTGCTCGGAGATGCTGTAGTTTTTGCAAAGAAATACATGCAAGAGTTTGAAAAAGCGATTGATTATTCCCTTGATTATACTTATTCATATTTCTCTCTTAAAACATTGGAAAAATCATACTTGTTGCGGGATAGTAAAAATGGGACAATTATCGAGCGACCACAACATATGCTAATGAGAGTTGCAGTAGGTATTCATTATCCTCGAAAGAACGAATATGACAAGTGTGGAAATGATAAGGCGATTGAGCTCATGGAAAGAGGAGCCGTGCGACGCGCGTTGAAGACGTATTATGGTCTTTCACATAAACATTTCACTCACGCAACTCCAACCCTTTTTAACGCCGGAACTCCTATTTCTCAACTTGCTAGCTGCTTTTTATTAACAATGGAAGATGATCTGGATCACATTTATGAGACTCTCAAACGAGCCGCTAAAATCTCTAAATTTGCAGGTGGGGTCGCCATTAACATCACTAGAATTCGAGCCACAAACTCATTAATCAGAAGTACCAATGGTTTATCGGATGGAATCATTCCGATGATTCAAGTGTTTGATAAGAGCGCTAAATATGTCACTCAGGGAGGAAGGCGAAAAGGATCAATTGTGCTTTCACTTGAGCCTTGGCATGCAGATACTCCGGAGTTTGTTGATTTACGCCTTCTCGACGGCGGTCCGACTGATTTGAGATGTAGCGAGATCTTCCTAGCCCTATGGATGAATGATTTATTTATGAAGCGATTATTAGCTGGTGAAAAATGGAGTTTGTTTTGCCCGAACAAAGTACCTCAATTAACCAGGACTCATGGGGCGGAATTCGAAAAGCATTATTTGGAAGCCGAGGCAAAGGGATTATATGTAAAACAAATTAACGCACAAGACCTATGGTTAAAAATTCTTCAATCTCAACAGCAAACTGGTCTTCCCTACATGTTATGGAAAGATCATGTCAATGCTAAATCTAACCAGGAAAATATTGGAATGATCGCATGTACTAACTTATGCACTGAAATTATGCAATATAGTGATCCGGAAAATATCGCTGTATGTACAATTGCGAGCATGGGATTACCGACTTTTTGCTCTAAGGGAAGCTTTGATTTTACTGAATTCGGAAAGTGGGTAGAAGTGGTTGGAGAGAACCTCAATAGATTACTGGATTATGGACGCTTACCAGTAGATCAGGCGACAAAGGCAAATAATGATCAGCGAGCAATCGGTATCGGAGTGCAAGGAATGCAGGAAGTTTTGTTTGAATGCAAAATGCCCTGGGACGATCCTCGTGTCTTTGATCTTGATAGAAGAATAGCTGAAACCATCTATTATCACGCGTGCAAGAAATCAGTAGAGTTAGCAGTCTCTGATGGACCTTATAAATTCTTCAAAGGATCGCCAATTTCAAAGGGTCAATTACAGTGTGATTTATGGGGAGAACAACCAATTACAGATTATGATTGGAAAGGCCTAAGGGAAAAGGTTAAAAACGGGGTCAGGAATAGTTTATTAGTAGCATACATGCCGACGGCTGCTACCGCCATGATTTTAGGTAACACGGAAAGCTTCGAGTGTCTGACAAGCAACATTTATTCTAGAAAGGTTTTAGCGGGAGAATTTCCGGTAGTAAATAAATATTTAGTTCAAGATCTAAAGGCTCTAGGATTATTCTCAGCAAAATTGGTTGACGAAATCATAAAGAATGACGGTAGTATCCAGAGCATTCAAAGCATTCCAGACGAACTAAAGAAACTATATAGAACGGTTTGGGAGTATCCACAGAAATTATTTACTGATTTGAGTAGAAATAGAGCCCCATTTATAGACCAATCTCAGAGTTTGAATATTTTTATTAAACACCCCACAATTAGTCAGTTAAGTAGTTTACATTCGCATACATGGAAAATTGGATTGAAGACTGGTTCCTATTATATTCGTAGTATGTCAGCCTCTAAACCACAACAAATATCAATGAGTTCTACAATGGAGGCAAGTGAAAAGGCAAAAAATGAAGGAATGAATAATGCGGCTAGTGGAACCGGAAAAAATGAAGTTGTAGAGAAGAGAAGATCAGTCCAATGTACCGATGATGTATGCACTTCATGTTCTGCATAGGGCCCTTGCGCGCCCTATAACCCCGGCCCGTTTAACATACGTTCATAATGAAAGCTAAATGGGTCTCATCACATTGGATAAATTAAAATCATATAATTTGAGGTTATTTTAACCTCAAATTTATAGATAGGAAATTAAACTATTCGAACACATTTTGGCCATTAATTTAACGAATCAATTCGTATTCATTTTCGGCCTTGGAACCCGATAAATAATCTTTGCCCTTGAGATACCACGAATAGAAGCGTGTCTGAGCTGCAGTTTTACCCTTCAATCTCCAGCCATTTCGTCTCCAGGTCAAAGTTCGTTCTTCTCCTGACATTGCACCTTGATTAAGATCATATCGCACAACCACCGTCTTTCCAGATTTGTTTATTGAAATTACTTCAAATGTTTCGATAGAGGCCGGACCATAACTTGTTCTAAAAAATTCGATACCTCCCTGTCCGATAACTGGTTTTACGAATGATTCCGCAGACATTTTCTTCCCTAATGACTTTGGTCCAGATTTCCTTTTTCCAGAACTCATTTTGCGCTTTCGTGTAAACCTTGATTTAGATCTTTGTTTGCATTCTCTAGATTTAGACCGCCGTTTTCGCGATTTAACAATCCGGTTCATTGATCTTTTCATTTATAATGATCAATATATAGTTTGATTCGAGTCTATTTAAGGACTCGAATCTTATTAAAAGTAATGACTGACACTAAAGGGAGAACATCTCTTGCTGATATACTGAAAAATTCAGCTACAATCAATACTATTCCCGAAGAAAAAATTCCAGATGATATTGGAGACCTAATGGACGCGTTTTGTGATGGAACTAAATCCTTTGGGCAGAGAAAGAGATACTTTGAAGAATTGAGAAAGAGGGATAATGATATTGGTAGGGAAGCGGTTTCTAATTTATGCAAATCATTCCAAGAATCAGGTTCTAAGGATCTACGATCATTCATCTGTTTTTTATTCGATTATGGACAGCTCGATCTATTCCAGAAATTTGAATGTGCCCTAGTTCTCGATTATGCTAAGCATGAATCGGCCGTAGACTGTTTTTTATCTATATTAAAGGATTTTGTTGCTATTCCCTATGAATCTAGACCATCATTAGCACTTTTTATCGATGTTTTAAGATATTTAATTATGGGTGCAGCTGAAGATAGAGTTCGAGAATTTATTAGATGGTTTATGAAAGACAGTAAAGCTTCTATACAATTTGTTTATAAAACTATTACTTCTATTTATCGTGAATCTACTGATGTATCAAATATTAATGATTCTCCAGTAAGATGTGCTACAAAGGAGTATTTAGATTATCTGTATTTAACATTCTTTAGATTGCCTCCAGATGAACGTCATTGTATATTGTCGGCTCAATATCTCCTAACTAATGCTCTAATGGTAGACGAAGTAGAGGCTAAGATATTACAGATAGCTGAGAATGATGCTTTAGAACATGTGATTAGAGCTGATGCTGCGGATGTTTTATTGCGAATCGGAAGTGAAAAGGTAAAAGCGTTTGCTGCCGCGATTATAACAGAACTTGGACGAAATACGTCAGCCCTACCGACCATCTCATCTAACAGAGAAAATGTTCATCTCGTAGATGAAAGTGTAAAAGAATTCTTACTTGTTCTGGGATCATTTCCTCTGACAGTAGTACAAAAGGATGGAATTGAACGCAGCAGATCATTTGAGGATGTGATTAGAATCATTCATAATATGCCTATATATGAACCGAACAAGGAAAAGATTAATAGCTCATTATTACGTATACAATTAGACCAATTAATATATCCGGGATCTCAACTACTTTCAGGTATATTTATGCGGATCTTTCAGTGTGTAGAAAAACACCCAGATCGTGGGTTACTGATGCAGAGATTAATGGAGGAATTAATAGATATGGCTGATACCTGTTCTACGGGGCATGCTAACAGATTAGTGAATACGTTTAGTGGAATAGGTATGAATGGACTATTCTTACGCATTCCATGGAAAGATCAAATTGAGAGTAATATTGCGGGGAGATTAACAGCGAGAGCTAAAATCGCTATTGATACTCAGACACGAGCTGATTTTGCAAAGCAAGGAATTATGCCATCCGTCGAAGAACTAAAAACGATTGATGAAGAGTTTAGAGAAAAGGTATTAGAAGAGATGATGAATCTAAAAGTAGAAGACAGGGTTCATTGGAACCGCTTTTTGCGAGATGTAGTTGCAGGCCTGAGAGAAGAGATGTTAAAGGAATTTGTTGGGGAAGGGCATGTTTCCGCTCAGGATTTTGATTCATTCTTTCGTGATGGCATGATATTTTATGAGACTGGATATAGAATATAGGGCGCAAGGGCCCTATAGCATAAAATGAGTTTTTTAGTGTTAATATCGATATAATAATATCGATATTCATGTCTTCAACTATGCTCATGAACAATTCTTTATTTGTAGAGAAAAAATCAATGGAAGTTGAACTGATAAAATTTATTCCGTTGAATTCAGTGCAAAAAGATCCACCATATACTCTCAAGAAAATAAAAATATCGATGACCGATCTCATGCGGGAATATAACGAAAAAGCATTTTGGGAACCTGTGCTTGATTGGTTACTAGAAACTAAAAAATATAAAATGGCCTTCGCCTATGTTAGATCTAGGATACGTCATCTGAGAAACAAGAAAATAAAACGAAAGATTTTCATCAGAGACGCAATTGTGGCCATCAATTTCAATCTAATGACAGATACGGATATCATTCTAGGAATTCGCAGACTTAATCCATGGTTCAAGGAATTGATTATTTACCTTATTTGGAAAACTGATGGGCGGGCTTTAAATTCGCTTTGGTGTAAATTAGATTTTCCATCTATTGAGCGACTTCTTAAACTTCAGGTTGGACTGTGTCCCCGAAAGGAGGATGAAAAGAAACAAATTCAAAATGTAAAAAACATTCTTGACGAGAGGCAAAAACAACTTTTAAACATCCCCTGTTTTTGTCCAGATGTAATTAAAATGATTTGTCAATATTAGTATAGGTCCCGCATTCCGTTGGCAATGAAATCTATAATGGCATAAAAATTGCTCAAAAGACTATTTAAAGGAAATCCTTTAAATAGGTAAATTACTTATTAAAAATTATCTTAAAGCTGCTTCCTTCCAATTTCCTACAGGACCGCCTCAACGATAAGATCGTTCTAACAAGGCCGGTGGCGATCGGCACAATTCATAAAGAAATTTTAGGAGGATGTTTCGAGCTGCGTTAAGATCTC